CCAGCTGGTACCGGATGTCTTGGCACTTCCGTACTCCTTCCCGCCGGAGCCTTGCACGACTTCATAGGTATTTGGTTTGCGGGTCCCGCAGTTGATATACACTATTCTAAAAAGACTGTATTGCCCGGCGCCGGCGCGCTGGGCGCTGGCGTCACCGGGGAGATTATTTTTCAAAGCCTTCCACTGTCCAAGATGATCGCATATCCAATCATCTTTATTCCCTATTGCAAAGTTGTAAGCCGTTTCAACTGCAAGATCTTGTTTCGTCTTTCCACCGCTTGCAGGGGACATGTCTCCAAGGGTGTTGTACACAGCCTTGGAGGTCAATCCATAGGAATCTGGATAGCAATTGTTTGTCCACTTTGTAGAAGACATGGAGAACCAAGAATATTGGAATTCTCCCCAGATTCCTGATATTGGTGCTGTCCAGCCGTCTCTTGACCATGCCGAATAGTCAAAATTATCGCCCTCGGGCGCCCAGATGTATGACGCAGCAACACCGTTTTTGGTTGCAAAAAACGGTTTGTTTACGAGGGGTTCGACCGAGGCTTCGTACCATCGCCATCGCCAACCTTTGTAATTCTCTGCATCGCACCCGAAGGCGCCGGGATCGAGCCTGACAGCTTTGGACTGCGGCTTGTAGCATCCCCAAATATGTTGGCTATAGTTGGTCCCGTGGTGAGCCACAGTGGTAGCGAGGAGAGTAGACATTGCCTTCTGGACCGCTTCCGCTCTCGTCTTTAAGTTGTTGCCGTTTTTAACCATCCAATTCTTCCACTCATCGGCATCTTTGTTCATTGCATTGGCGGCTTCGGCTATAGTCTTATACTTATTTAACGGTCCGCATTCGATATCACATCCCATAGCTTTATGCTCCTAAAATTTCCAAAGCTTCTGAAATATCGAGTGGAATTCTTATAACATCTCCTGGAAAGATGTCTGCTTCGGTGGGATATCCATTCCACCATGCTATAACCCACCAATATCTAACATCGCTGTAATACTGCTGTGCCAGCTGGTAAAATCTGTCTCCATAGCTCCATATAAGTGTCGTTGTTCTAGCCCTAGCTCTATCTGACACCGAAGGATGCCTCATAACAGGTGTTCCATAGTGGAGGGCGTTTTTTATCCCTCTCTTTTTTTTAAGGAACCGGTAGTGTTCCGTGTCGTTGAAAAATAATTTAGTATCTATGTATCTAGGCATTTTGAATTCCTTTTATAATTTTAATCAACCCAATCGATCCAGGCGATGTTTCGGACCAGCCACTCTTGCGAAGAACCGTGCGCGCTGTCCAGCTTTTCTTCAAAATTGGCGGTGCGCTCTTCCATCCGCTGCCCAAATGTGGTCTCTTTGCGGTTTTCTTTCCTGTCGGCGCGTCTTGTTCCCATTCGACCAAGAAGTGTTTGTGCCTTCGCGGCCGCTTCGTCCTCGGCTTGTTGATCAGAAAGGGCTTTAACGCGGCCCTTTTCCGCGGCTTCTTGGTATTTGCGCGCTTCATGGCGCGCCTCACTGTTATAAGTTACCGTTTCTGAAAAATCTCGACTAGGGGCTGCATATTTTAGGTCGCCAGGATGGGATATCCCGTAAGGACCCGACATATTTTGCTGCCAGTAATTATCCCAGCCGCGCGGTGTCTCGTGGATTACGTCAAACGATAATGAAACTTCTATAACTTTAGGCAAAATAGTGCCTTTCGAAAATTCTATAACGCCGGCGTCTGGTTTTTCTAAATTATGATTAATAGTTAAACTGGTGATAATTCCTAGGGCGCCACTGCCGGCATTATTGGTGGTGCCTGATTCTTTAAGTTCTTCAAATGTACGTCCGGACGATGCGGCGCGCTCTCTACCGGAGAGCTTTTCGAATTCCTCCTTGTTCTCTTTTTGGTACTTTAAAAAGCCAGAATATAGTGCTTTTTGGCTCATTAAAAGGTTCACAACTTTAAGACGAATTAGCGGCGATTGCGCAATCGTTTGCGCTGCTCCGACTTGTGTATAATTTGGATACAGCATGTCGCTTAAAAGCCCAACTTTATATAAGTTCTCATATGCTTCGCTTTCTGAAGCTGCCGGTATATTAAAGTTTAACGTAATCGATCTGCCTGTGGATTTGAAGGAGTGGATGGGATCCACTCTACCAAACACATGCTCAGAGGCCCAATCAGACTTATAGGTCTCATTAAAAGAGGTTACAAACGCTTTGAAGTATACTTGCATTTTAGACGGCACATGTTGAATCGACAATACATATCTAGTTTTATTAGCATATGCATCACTTGCATCTGCATATTGTGGTCGGAATTTAGTTATTCTATTGTGTGCGGTTTGCGACTTTATCTCGGTGCCGTTAACTTCGTCAAAAGTTTTAACCTTTTTAAGATAGCCGTCGATCGATTCAATCTTTCTAAATTTGTTTGCGTCGAAGTCCGTCGCGAGTACTCCCGCCACCGAGCCGGGTATTTCATCGCTATATCCCATTGTTTGTTTTCTCCTTCATTTATGTCTCTCCATAAAGCATTTGTCTTCCCTTATTGCCTTGGACCTCAATTACCGCCTCTCCAAACTTTTCTTTGTCTAATTTTAGTTCTATGGGAATTGTAATTTTTCTAGCTTTTTCTGGGCGCGCGTCTCTCGGTCCACCGCCTCCGGGTCCACCACCACCACCTCCAGGGCTAGCTCTAAAGCCGACTGCTTCTGCCGCTTTAAGTGCTTTGGTTGAAGTGTTTAACAGTGCCTTCATAGCTACAAGTTTTACAAGGTTTATCGAATTAATACTTGTAGCAATATTTTTAAAGGAAGTCTCGATTGGTCCTAGTCCGTATTTATCTATCTCTTTAACTTGTCCAAGAATTTCGCCAAGAGCAATTGCTGCTGGACCCATGTTAACTGCCGAAGTTTCTAATTTCTCAAAAACTCTTCCCAAGTTCCAGACACCCATTAACGCCAATGGGTTACCCATTAAGGTAAGCGCCGCGGCTAAAGATATAACTCCTAGCGCAAAAACCTGAAGTGCGCCGGCGAATGTAACAAATGCGGCGGCGCTTCCTGGGTTTACAGCTTTGACTAACTCTGCCATACCTAACGCGGCGATACCAACGCCGGCGCCCATCAAGAATAAGGCGGCGCCGAGAGCAAGAATAATCGGATAAGTTACTGCTGCTGCAGGTGCCATTGTCAGCATCATATACGTAAAGCCTAACATGGCGGCGCCGATTAACACAAGAGCAACACTTACTCCAATCATCTGATCGACACTTAAAAGAGCAAACGATTCAGCTAATTTTGAAACTCCCCAAGCAGCCAAGCCCAAGCCAGCGCCCATCATTAATACTGCAGCTCCAACTGCTAAAATTACCGGCACTGATTTTGACATTGCTGCTAAGTTTCTCATTCCAGCGTTACCCATTAAATTGGCGGAAAGTGCTGCGCTTCTTTCAACTGCAGCTTTGGCTGATATGACACCTGTGAGAAGTATAGTCAAAGTCTTGTACGCAACCCAGCCAGCAAGAAAGGCTGGCCAATTTGCTAGCATGTAGCCAATATAGCCCATTACTGTTTTTATTGGATCTATGAAGCCCTTAACCGAAGTCTCAAGCTCTTTAAATGCGTTATCGTTGCTGAGAACTGCATCTGCCCATTCGTGAAATTTATCTAAAACCGGCAGCAAGAGAGGCGTTAATTTAGCTATAATAGTTTGAAACTTTTCTTGTAATGTCGCCATTTGCTGCTGTTTCTTTGCCATCTCTTCATAGTCTGCGGATGTTTTTCCTATTTCTCCACCAAGGGTACTCATATCGCCCGACATCATCATAGCTAATTCACTGACGTCACTTAGACCTAAAGAATCGGCATAGAACTTGCGCTGGTAGTACGACATGTCGTCAAAAGATAATCCAGCATTTAAGAGAGAGTCTCGGAGCATTTCAAAACGCTCTACTGGATCGGTTGCTGTCATCAGATCCATTGCATTTACAAAGTTTCCACCCAAAGCAGCGTTAAGTTTACCAGCTTGAGTTGCGGCGCCTTCAAATGTATCAAACTTATCGGTCATTTGCAACAATTTGCCCATTTCCAAACCAGTGATTTTAGAAACTCTTGCCAGATCTTTGAAAGCCTTTTCTCCATCTTTGCCTAGCTTAGCTAAACTGCCGCCAAACTTGGCATAGTCAGAAGCCAACTGCTTAGGAGGTACCCCTAAATCAATCGCTGTCGCTGTCAGTTCTCTCATTGTTTCAGCTGCTTCTCTGGGACCCTGACCCATTACCTTTGTAGCAAGTTCCATTCCTTTAGCGGCATCCTGAACAGCAACTCCATATTTGCTCAGCATTGTTACAGTGTCACCTATCTCGGCGCGCTGTTCAGCGCTGAGCATAGTGAAAGTGCTCATGCCCGAATATAGCCCTTCCCAGGCGGCAGAGGTTTCCTTTATGCTTGCAGTAAATTCTCTAGTTCGTGTATAAGAACGAGCTACTTCGTTTCCAAATTCACGGTTAGCGCCCGTTGCTCTTTGAAACGCAGTGCGCATTCCATCAATCTCAAACATAAGACCGATTATATTATTGATAAATCCAGTAATAATTCCACCAGCCAAAGCACCAAGAAACGGCATCACGCCCTTTGCGCCGGCTTCTTTAAAAGTCTTGCCAATGGCTGCTATTTTTTTAACGTTAAAAAGAGGGTGTGTTTTATAAACAGACATGCTGCCAGAAATGCTGTCGTTCATTCCTTCAATTTTCTTAATTGCCGCATCGCGCGCGGCGTTTGATCTTTTTAGAGCATTTGCTTCTTGCTCAGCAATTCGGACTTTCTCTCTGAGAGCTGCGAGTTCTTCTTCAGTGGCATCAGCTTCTGACTGTCTTAAAGTCAGCTTCATTTGTGCGACACGAACCTCTTGATCTGCAATTTGTTGTCGCGAGCGATCGCTCTTTTCCATGCTTTGAAGGCGCGCAAGATATTCTTCGGCATTCGACACGTCTTCGGCTGTAATCACTCTGGCGCCAGCAGGCGCAAAACCACCACCGCCGCCGCCTGCTCCACCAGGAGCGGCCGCAAAACCATCGACAATTCCCTGCGCTACCGCAGCTTGTATTTCTTCTAATGAAAATTCAGCCATTGATCGTAAACACCTATACTAGTACTAAAAATAAATAGTTTCATAAAAAAAAGCAAGACAGAATCATCTTGCTTTATTGCTGGTGCTATATGGCGCATTTGGAGGGAGCGATGGCTGATTTTGAGCGGTTAAAGTTTGAGATTTTGAGGAACCGGAACCTTTGCTTGCATTCTCTATGGCTTCCCTTTCTTCATCTAGTTGTTTAACGAGCCTTAGAACAAACCACTTTCTTAGCCCAATTGGCAAGCTATATGCTTCACTAAAGCTCCATCCGCCAGCATATTTTAAATAGAAGAATTGTTCATATACATCTTCCATATATTCATCGGTCAGGCCAAAAAAAGTCCGCCGTAAGCGGCACCTCCATTTGCTCTTCGTGATCACAACTTTCACAAGCAAAATGCTGTGTTAAGTCAATATCTGGAGCCACCTGCTTATATGCTAATCTAACGTGTCTAGCGTCCATAGAAGGAATGTTCTCAATAGTGTAGTTAATCGCCTCTGGAGTACTATTTCCATTAACGGAAACCAGTGTGCTTCTTAAATGTCTTGTCACTGCGCGTTCGTGCTGGTTTCTGTTTTTTCGATCTGCTTCAACGCCTGCAAGAAAAGACTTTTCTGATTTTCCAGTTAGTAGGCGAAAAGTTATGTTTAACTTAGTCTTGGGTAACTGAGTGGTAAAAGTGCCGTCTTGATTATTAGTAACCTCAAGCCCCTCTTCAAACTCTCCATGATATACATGCGCATGATTTAAGTCGAATTTATATTTCTGCACAGCATTGCAGCTTGGACAAGCAACTGATGTATCATATTCGTTACCATATCCAGAAACTCTAGCTGCAATAATGATCGCATTTCTATCACCAACCAGCAAGTTATCTGTCGTAATTCTTTTATCAACAATTACATTTGATAATACTCTATCTAGCGCTACTCCTTTCTTAAGCAAGGTTCTGGAAGTTAGAATATCCTCTTCCTTAGCGGTCATTTGTCTGACTTCAATGCTATCTTCTCCGCGAAGCGGATGATCTTCGGGATAAAATTTACCCTGCGAGGGCAACTCTACAAATTCAGTAGGCACCACAAATGAAAAACCGCCCCCATCGTCGTGATGCTTTTGAGGGGGTGCGTCCGTGTTAGGATGTTGTGACCCTACACGATTCTTATTTCTTGACAATATACACCTCTTGTTATGTTATATTATAGTATAAATTTAGCTTTCTGTTAAGAGCTTTCTGTTAAGCCGAAAAATTCTGTTCCGCCTGCGCCGGCAACGGCGACGGAAGGATTAGCGGTCTCTACGCGAGCCCAATCGTACCTAAGCCCAATCGTCATCTCGGTAATATCATCGCTTCCATATTCCAGATCGCCATACTTAACTTCTGTAATAAAGGCATTCCAAAGAGTCCATGTTTCAAGTTTGGCTCCGTTAGAGTCCAGCTGTGAAATTGTTACTGTGCCCAGAGCACTGGTGGCTTTTGCTTTTGAGATTGTCGAAAGCTGATTTGGGTTTGCAGGAGGAGCATAGCCAGACTGAACAATAATATCAGAAAGAGTAGCAGACATGTCTGGCGAGACAGGATCAACCAAAGTTATAGAGACCTCTTCCCATGTTACGGCGCCAGGATAATGAAATTTGTGATTTAAATATGAATGCTCAGTGCTTTCAACTTTAAACGAAGGCTTCCCGGCTGTTTTTGCGTACCAAAGCTGGGCGCCGCCCTGTGCAGCTTGAATGCCTTGAAATTCTACTATAAATCTAAATTTCCTTTTAGGATCTTTAAGTGTTGTGTCTTCACCAAAATTTGTTGACCAGAATGCCATAATTTATAACTCCTCTTATATATTTAATTAGTGTTGTGGGACAAAAAAGCTTGTCCCTTGCTTTTTTTAATCATCGAAAGAAGCACCCGAAGAAGCAATCACAAAGTCAATAGCAATGAACTCAATCGCCCTTGCTGGCTTAACCATGATCTTTGCATACAGAATGTTCTGATCAATCAAATCTGGGGTTGTAGTGGAATCATCGAGAATTAACTTGTATTCAGTGATACCAAATCTTGTTTGAACATTCGCAAGGAATGGCTCAACTAATCCCTTAAAGCGAGTCCAAGTTGCATCGACATTCTGCTCAAAGAGAACCTGAGTAGAAAGAATGGAAATCTGCTTCTTCATGAAGATAACCAACCTTCTAACATTAATTCTATCTAGAGCGCTCTGGCGATCTTGAAGTGTCTTTTGTCCGAATACCACAATCCCTGTTGAAGGAAAAGAGGCGATTGGATTAATGTTATACTCATAAAGAGTATCTCTCTGCTTGGAAGTTAATCTTTCTGTAATTCCAGTAACTGGGATTCCTGCGGCTCCTTCAGTTAGTCCACCACGATTGAAGCCAGCCGGTGCAAACCAAACTTCAGAAGCAGCCTGCGAACTTGCCATAACGCCAAGCATCGCAACACTAGGCGGTACCCAGATAAGCTGTCCGGAAGGATTATCGCGGGTTTGGACCCATGGATAGAAAGTGCACCCATAGCTTGAATCAATTCTTCTATCTCGGAGAGCCGTTGAGGCGTTTTGCGGAGTTGTGCCGATTCTATCTGCTTTAGTGCTCTTATAAGCTTCATGACTTGGAATATATACATCAGCAAGGTCAATAACAGCTAGTGCATCTGCACGATCCTCGCAAACATCAACCATGTGACCGGTTAAAGCATCGAGAGTAAGCCCTGGAGCAGCTAAAACATTCATGTCCAGCAGTTCAGGATCTGCAACGGTGTCAATTGCACGAAGCCATGTCGCATATGCATAGTTTGTCGTCTCGGTTGCGCCGGCCATTCCAGCGTTGTAATAGGGGTCTGGTGCCTTAATATTTTCTCCATCGTGTCCACCAAAGAATGGGGCGACAAAGCTATCCATTCCAGCATTTAGCAGGGTTGTGTAGCTTCCGCCAGCACTAACAGAAGCCTCACGTGCACGGGAACCAGAAGCGTAATAATATCCGTTGGTAACATCGGCATTTAGCTGAATATCATCCATTGTGAACACATAAGACCAAGGATCAATGCCGGCGCCCCAAGAAACTGAAGTTGGATCGTCAGAAATATCGGCAGTCAATCTTCTATGGAAGTCTTCAATTCCTAAGCGACCTCCCCTTGTGCTAGTTTCTGTTCTTCTGCTAGCCATACCAAACGATGCCTTTGTAGCATCAGAAAGCCCGCCATCAGAAGCCGAAACTCTAAGCGGAGCGTATGGAAATGATAAAGAAGCTGTCAAGTTCCAGGCTGCAGCTGTCGCAGACCATGGTCCATGACCGCCCATATCCTTAGCGCCAAAGAGAATGGAGCCAGAAGAGCCGATTGCTGAGGAGTCTGGGTACAAAAAGGATCCACCGCTAACATAAGCCTGATTAAAGGCAACCCGACCGGAGCCGGCGGAAGACTCGCTATCGGAGTCTGTAACGTAGATAGCTGTTGTAGAATTGAAGGTATCTGATATGTGCTCCGTTGTAAGACTAGCCAGACCAGAAAGGCGTGGAGGACCAAAATATCCGAATGGAAGTGTCTTTGCGGGAGTACCTCCAGCAGCAACCTTTTCGTTCATCTCAATACGAACATACTTCGACATATTATCATATTCGCCGTAGCTCTTAACGCGCCTGTTCGTGTTGTCCCATTTTGTATATTTATCACCAATTTTACGCTCAATATAATTTGGAGAAGTTGGATCTAAACTTAAATTGTCAAATCTCTCTAGAACTTGTGGGTTTGAATCAGTGTCGGTAAGCTTTCTAATAACCACCGAGAAAGTTCCATAGTCATCCACCAAGGAGGTCGACTGACGGATTCTTTCAACACCCACCTTGCAGTTCTTGTGCAGCCATTCTCCATGCCCGCGACCAATAAGACGGAAAAGCTTCTGCTTGTTGAAGGGGACGTTATCAGCTGCAGAGCCAAAATCTTGTCCAATAAACCAGCCTGCAACTGCATCCTGAAATCCTGCCACAGTGCCCACTTGCTGCATTTTAGCAGGACCAACAGTGAAAGACGAACTACCAAGAGGCAAGACAAAACCCAGCTTGGCTTGTGTGTCAAGACTGTTCCATCTTAAGTGTTGTTCAAATGTTTCGCCAAGCCAGTAGCTCTTATAAGAAGCAGATGGATAAAAATCGCCTCTTGTAGAAGCTAACTGAGGATTTGTATTAAACTTGTTTCTGATGAACGTATCAGCGCCATCGTCAAATCCAAACCTAATGTTTTCAGTGGTCTCAGCCCCATCTGTTTGTGTAATAAGCGAAACAGTAAACAGGTTGTCTGAGTCTGTTCCAATCACAGCGCCGTAAGAAGCCGTAGCACTACGACCAGTATCGCCGCGCGTCTCGGTGGCGGTGTCGTGGGTATTGCCGGGTCCACCATAAAGCGCGCCACTCAACTTAACGTGAGAGCCAGAGTCTACATACCAAACAGCAGCTAAGCTGGCTGTTCCCAAAAGGGATGTCGCTGCTGAACTCGATGCAATAACGAATAGACCATAAGCGCCGCCATTTGCATGGGTTGCCTCTGCGGGAGTATTAGTTGTGACCCACCCAGAATAGCCCGAAGTTGCGTCGGGACTTTCAGTACCTAGTAATCGGATATATGTAAGAGGAGCGACATTTGCATTTAGGAAAGCTTTTGCAGCATATGTTCCGTACATGGGGGACTGATAGTTACCATAACGGTATACGTCTCCTCCTCCGTTACCGGGGACTGTGCCACCAAATACTTCTACAAACTCTTCATAAGACTGTACTTTAATCGGCGTTAAAGCCATTCCTTGGGGTGCACGACCTACTACTACAGGACCGATAGCGTCTGCAGACTTGGGCAGAAATGAATTATCAATCTCGTTGATAAACACTCCAGGAGATACAAATTTAAAACTCTGTGATGACATATTGTTTTCCTCTTATTAAAATTCACGCAAATGATGCTGCAATCATACATTAAATAGTATTTTCAGTCTCAAAAAGCTGTTCAGGAACTATAAAAAACCCATCTTTCACTTCAGGATGTCATTAAATATATTTGGGACACCGGGAGGAGCTATAGATTCCTGCGGAAAAGTTACCTCCACAACATTCTCATCTAAACGAACTATTGGTCGATCGTCGCTTTCTCCCTCTCCAATTAGGTACCCTAATATCTTAATGGTTATCTCACTTGTAAATAGTCTTGTCTCTTCGCCCATGGAACTAACATTGTTGCTGTGTGTAAAACCCTGTTCAATAAAGCCCTCATATATATGGCCGTTTCTACGCATGGTAAACGCATTAATCTGCCCAGTGCGTGTTATAAATGGCTGCATTAATTCGTTAATTTGCTGCTGATACTCTGTTCTTATGGTGATTTTATATTCGAGATCAACATACACCGGAATTGGAATTGATAAAAATTGAATTACTACTTTCTTATTAATTCTTGGATAGTGCCTTTGTAACTTCTGTCCAACATTATTTCTAGTGCCAGTCGCAACAGCAAAATTTTTAGTTTTATCTTGCACTATCCTTTTTGCAATTGTAAAGCGTCCGGAGCGTCCGTTTTTGTCTTTAGAAAATAGATTGGCTTGAAATGTGCCTTTTCTGGCAGGATCCTTGGTGATGCCTGTTCGCTCAACACTAATAAGGGGCAGAATTAAGGAGCCGGCGCCGTCTCTTAAATCCTTGTCGTGCTTAAGTTGATATGCCCTTTCTGGTGCTTGCCACAAAACGGGCGCTTTTTTAAAACCCGAACTGGTTGTGGTAGTTAAGTTTAAGTCTTCTTTTATCCACGACATCAGCGCATAATCAATACTCTCAATTGATGAGCCCAGCATTCCAATTTCTTGTAAAGTAAAATTTGTACTTCCAGAAGGAAGCATAGCAAAATCAAAATTATCAGGTAGCATCGAATAGTCCCTTTCTTGCCCTCTTGCAAGTTGCTGAGATCTCAAGTTCCTTCTTGGCTTGTCCAAAGAGAAGCTTTGGCTCGCTTAACTTGATTATCTCATAATAATGGTCCCCATACAAAATAAAATCGCCTTCTCTCACAAATAGATCCTGATCTTCTGTCAATCTACGTCTGTGAAAATGAACTTGAATCTCCCAAGTTCTGTCAACGCCGAAGCCATCCATATATGCTGTTTCATCGAGCATCCACTCTATTAGCGCGTAAACTCTAACTGGAGGTAAGTATGTTTTTTCAATTGCTTCCCCGTATAGTTCGTGAAATTGCGTTGTTTTCAAATCAATAGAATAATAGAGAATTTGCTGTCCGATGACTTTTTCAATAAGCTCATCATTAACTTGTTTTACTAAATCTCGTTCTTTTTTGCCAAGAAATAGTGGAGGAGGAGGCAGTTCTGGTTGTTTCCATTCGTTTCCCATATCTTATTTACCCCACAAATATCGGCAATGGAGTAATCTTTATCACATTTGCAGATGCATCGGCGATCTCCTGATCCTGTTTAGCAAGAGCAACGTATTCGGTCTCTTTCAAGATTTCCATAAGCTTGTCCCTCAATTGTGTTTGCTCCTCTTTTGCTTGAGAAAGCAACTCAGAGTGGTTTAAAGTTACACTTTCTCCTGGGATCGGAATTGTTGTAAACTTACCGCGAATTTGCCCAAGCATCTCTTTACAAAGCGCTAGTGCATATTTTCGGATCCATTGTTTGCCTATTGCGTTAATTCGATCATATGGAATGTTGTCGAACGGCAATGTATTTAAATTATTGATTCCTTTTACTCCAGACCTATAGTCATCATTCTCTTCCCAGGGATCAGTATCAATATAGAACCTAAACCAAACACGATCTAAGCCACCATAATCCCAGTAACTTGGATCGGGATAAAGCCTTAGCCTATTGTTAATTATTTCAAATGAATAATGCGATGTGCGAGTAAATAACGAATCTTCATACATAATTGCTTGCATTTTATTCTGCCAAGCTGGCACTACTTCAAATGTTGAATCGTCCGCATACTGTCCATAAGTTGAGTAGTTTCCAACCGTTCCTATGCCGCCATAATACCCATAGAAGCGCCATATCGAGGCAGGAGACTTATAAAAAACTTGCGTCACAAAAATACGGCTATCTGAGACTTTTCCAGCGTAATCAACCGCATTTCCGGCAGTATCCACGCCGCTATCACTGGCTGTCTCGACAATACTTTGCAAATCATAATCCTGTTTAGCCGTGCTGGGGGCAAACGAGGCCGAATACTGCCTTAGAGTGCCGCCAAATCCGCCAACTTCGGCTGCAGCATCGCCAACACGACGAGAATAGCCTAATGTGTGCCTAGGATAGCGTAATTGTACGTAAGAGCCACTTAATCCGTCGCCGCCTACAAATTGACCATTATGGTCAAAGGCGCCAGTTGTCTCGCCTAAGACATTTGACAAAACATTCTTGCCTTGGTGCAAATTAAAGATATATGAGTATTCCAGCACAGCCTCTTCATAGGCAGCATAAACATTAGAAACCGTTAACTCAATATCAACGACATCTCCACCAAGTTTTCTATAAACATAAGATACTTGATCAGATGCACCGCTAATGAAGTCATATGAGCCGGTATACATACCGAAAACAACACCATCTTTAACGTCATCTCCGCTACCATCTGCAAGGTTTCCGGTTGCTGGTAGTATAATGGCGCTAGTTGTCGATTTTGGGGTCAAATCAGTGGGCATAAATCATCCTCCTACGGTAATTAGTTTTGATTGCTATTGATCTCATGATAAAACTAAAAATCTCAAAAATTTACCGGCGAAAAAATCTGGGAAACTATCATTTTTGATTATTAATTTCAAAATAAAAAACCCCGCCCTTTTAAAGGCGAGGTCTTATTATTAAAAAGAGCTTTTAGCTTTTGGCGCCCTTAGCTGCTCCCTTAGCTTTGGGTGCTGCCTTCTTGGCTGCTCCTTTTGCCTTGGGTGCTGCCTTTTTAGGGGCTTGTCTTACTTTGGCCCATGGAAATAATCTCATTTTTTCACCTTATCCTTTTTTAGTTTGTTTTTTGTTTTATCTTTCCATACAACATCTGATATAGTCAACGCTTACTGTGTTAGCAGCACCCTCTCGGGCTGCAACGCTGATGTAAGGAAAGACAATTGTTCCGTCAGGAAAGCCAGTAGTTCCTCTACCAACAGTAGCCTTTAAAGAGCCGTTGACATAAGCTTTTATATCAGGTCCGCTGAAGTAAAAACTAAGAGTCATGTATGTGTCATCTACTACTGTGTGGCTGAGCGATGTGGCGGTCTCGTTATCGTCCTCAGCTGTTAAAAGCGTGAGAACTTCGGAAGCGGCGCCATCGGCAACGTAAAATCCGCATGCATCTTCAATATCAGCACCGTCTGCATCAGTTTCTTCGGAGCCGGCGGCTGAACCAAGACCGATAAAGAAACCAGTACCAGAAATATCACTAGTTTTAATTCTACATTCCCACCAAATATTTCTTGCCGTTGAAGAACTTGTATCGAACTTAAAGCAATGGTTGATTGCTGTCATAAATGTTGCCTCGTTATCACCCGTGCCATGAAGAATTTCAAGAATACCGCCGGGGAGCGCGGCATCAATAGTGATTGTATCGCTCGTTCCGGTCGACACATTGGTACGCCAAACAATGTTATCGATGGCAGTTGCTTGCGCCAAAGACTCACCAGCACCTACTCCTGTTGAGCCGTTTGCAACCAGGAAGTCGTCCATAAATCCCCAGTACTTTGCGGGCTGTAGCTCCCATGCAGGCATATCAAAGCCTGTCTTTCCTGATCTATCGCCGGTAGTATCGGCTGAGAGTGCGTTCATTCTTTTAAGAACGGTCTCAAGGCGCTTAGCACCTAATCTTCTATTTCCCATAATTTAATTTCTCCTTTTATTATGTTATTGCAATAACTTGATTTTACTCAATGATTCTATTCCAGCCACTTCGAAATAGGGTCTTTCTGTGGGCAGTGGCCTCGCCCAAAGGAGAATAATCTCAAGTCACTAATAAATAGCACCAACAAATAGAAAACTCCCACCTAAGTTGCCCTAGGTGGGAGTTTGAGTATCTAACTTAGTTAGACTTGTCTATTATAGACCAGCCTCACCAATGAGTCCGCGAACGATAACGAGACCGTACATATCAGGACGAACCATCTTCTTGGCATAACGAGTCATGACTCCCTTACGGGGCACGAAGTCCTCTGGTCCAAAGATGGTAGGTGTGGTCTGCAGTGGTACGTAAGGTGCGTACACATATCCGCTTTCAAGGAAAGAGGATCCGCGACGACCAACGAGAACCACGTTGCGCAGGAAGTAGGGGTCAACAATAACGTCATACTTCTTGCTCAAGGAACCAGCCTTGACAGCACCAACAGAGCCCTTGGCATCATCCATTGCGACACTTGCACGGAAACCGGAAGTGAACTCAAGGATGTTAGCAACCTCTGGGGAAACCACCAAGAAGTTAGCTCCACCACGAAGAGTCTTTCTGTGGATCTGGGCAGAAACATCGTTAATTGTCTCAACGAGAGTCTCATACCACTCGCTAACCGTACCAGTGAAGTCGGGAGCAGCAGAGCTAGCACCGATTTCTGCACCAGTAACGCGGTTCACGAACAGACCTGGAGAACGAGACCAGTAGTAAGTAGCTGCTGTAGCACCATTCACAAGGTCAGCAAGGACCTCGCGATCGATTTCGAGAGCAATCTGCTCCGAAAGGATGCTTGTAAGCTCGACCTCCGCATCAAGGTTGTGGTAGGCATTAAGATCTTGTCCTAATTCCGGCGTCCACTTAGCCTTGAGCTTCTTGGTCTGAGCGGTAACAGCAATGCTATCCACCTTGATGTCGATCTCAGGGATGAATTCGTTGGATTCAAGTCCCCAGGATGTAGCACCAACAACCGCACCAAGGGCAGTTGCGTTTGTAAGCTTATCCTTGAGAGGATAGCTAAACTCACCAGTAGCAATACCGGTAGCGCTGCTCTTGTCAGTATTACCAGCAGTTAAAGAACCACCAGCCATAGCTAAGACGACTCTGAGAGCCTTGTTAGTAAGAGTGGCATCAGCGGCAGCAATACGACTAGTCAAACGACGAATCTGCTTCTGAAAGTCGGCACCAGCCGCGTCAGCAACAGCATCCAACGTTGCCAAAGCTGTGTCGCTAATTACGAATGCTCCGAGATTGTCGAAGTCCATGTAATCAACACCACGTGCGTCAGCAAGATCAGCCTCATCTATATCCATAATAACAATACCAATTGAAGAATCGGTGGACGAGAGAAGATCAGCATCATAGTCGATAAGCTTTTTGTTAGCTTCAGTGACAGCACCATCAAGCAAGAATGCACCCATAACTGTGATGCTAGCCTGAGTAATATTAGCGTCGTTACTTCCGGTTGGGGACGAGTAGTTGTAACCCATGGCAGTACGAGGACCACCAAAGTCTTCGGCATAAGTGCCTCCGACAAGATCCACACCCGAAACGATTTCGCTACCAACCTGATTAGTACCATAGATCGACTTGTCGACTGTGTTACCAGTTCTGGCGGCTAGGGTTCCGGAAGCGCCAATATCAGGCGAGTACACGAAGTCCAGGAAGAAGATGAGCCCACTTGGCAGACTCATGGGCTGAACACTAACGAGATCGTTAGCAACCAGACCGGCGAAAACACGACGGACGATGGGGAATGCGACGGCTGCGAAACCTTCAACATCTCCAGCAGCCATACTGCTACTCTCGCGAAGAAGCTCCTTAGCCTGATTCTCTAAGAGTCGAGCCATGGTGCCTTTCTTACGATCATCTCCAAGACCCTCTAAGAGTCCTGTGCGCTCCCACTTTGATAACAAAGCATGACCTTCGGAGCGCATATTACGGTCAACAATACCTTCTGTCAACCTTTCAACAATACCAGACATTTTTAAATCACCTCCTTTTATATAATGATTTTTAGTTTATTTTATTCCAGCTAGTCTCTTCATCCTTTCACTGAAAGGATCAGAGCTTGTGCTCTCATTATTACTATGCCGAGAAGCACGAATTACAGATGAACTAGAACGACGATTAATTGCCTCGCTCAGCGATTGTGGTCCACGCTTGGGCGTTGACTCCGCTGTGCTTTGAAGCGTATCAAAAATTGTTCTTGCTTCCGTAACTGAACCGGCGCGTGAAATAGCTTCGACAATTCTATCTTTTTGTCGCTCATTTAAGGAGGTATTTCTCAATACACGGTTCGTGTAGAGCAAGCGAGCATTGGAAAGATTTACATCTTGTAAGCCTTCCTTCAGCTCATTAGTTGCTTGCTTATATTGTTTGTTTTGCTCTTTAAGTTGTTTATTTTCGAAAAACAACTCTTCTTGAGCTTTCTTTAAATCTTTTAATTCTTCTTCAACATCAGTTGAGCGGCGATGTGCCAGCTCTTTTTCCATTTGATGTTTCATATCTTCGTTAGAGCGTCCGGGCCAACCAGCTAAGTCGGCGCCCATGTCAACAGTAAGTTTTTCTGTGATGGCGTCTACGAGGCTGTCGAGGTCAAGACCCTCCTCATATGGCTCTTCTTCTGGATCACCAGCTTTTTCAGGATCGTCGGCGGGCATCTCTGGCTCATCTTCTTCTTTCTCTCGACTGTCGCCATCCTCAGTGACCGTAACAGTCTCAGCTTCCTCTTCTTCGCTCTCTGAAAGAAGGTTTACAAGCTCTGATTCATCGAACTCATACTCTTCCGATTCATTCAGTTCCTGCTCTAAATTGCTAATAGCTTCTTGCAATGCGTCTAGATCCACATTGAATTCTACAGACTCTCCCTGCTCTGGCAGTTTACTTAAATTTTGACCTTGCTCGTTAGACAGCCCATCAGTTGAAGCTAGGGGAATGTTCTTCGCGATCTCTTCCGGCTCTTCTTCGGGCTCGTCGCCCTCGTCGGCAGCGGGATCATCAGTAAAGATATCATCCTGCTCTAAAAGTTGATCTAGCGTCTTGCGAAATTCATCAGAATACTTCTCAACAATCGCAGCTTCTGCATTTTTTAAAGCTGTTTCGCGCAATGCTTTTGCGTCTACGATCGCTTCTTGTAATAAACTAGACATATAGTGGCTCCTAAAGAAATACTAATTCAAAATAAATAGTATTTCTATGGCGAAAAAGCAATATATTATTACTATCAGATTCCTGAAGTATCATATTCTATAACTAAAGTTACATTCACGTTGCCGGGGTTGGAGTCGGGCTCTACAGCGAAAGCAATGGAATCCCCAGCAACCCAGTGCGCGGAACCACTTGTGTTATAGACCCCCACGGCTGCAGCACCACCTTGGCTAACCACTACCTGCTCAATCTCAGTCGCAGTAGTCCAGTCGGATGCTGCGGTACCAGCGGACATTTTATGGATGCCGAAGGTGACATTTGCATTTTGAGCATTTTCCGTTCTTATGAACGCTCTTACAAGTCGACCATCGAAGGGAGCTACAATAGAATGGGTAGCGTCCGCGCTGGTGAGGTTTGCAGCGGAGCCCAGATGCATCGGAATAGCTTTTTGCTGGTCACCGGACGTGTCATACGAACAAAAGTGATTGTAGATAGATCCCGATGCTCTTAGCTTGCCGTTAACTTTTGTAACAGAAGCACCACCGGCACCAATAGTTACATCGATTTCGCCGTCTGCATTGCCGTCTTGCAGTTTAATACCGGTAGTAACTGTACCGTCATGCTCAGCGACTTTAAGCTCTAACGTACCGCCTTCTGAGCCAGCGGTCATATCAGAGATAGAGCCGACAATTGCACTATACATATGAACATTGCTGCCATCGTCTTCACTGACGAACGCTATATTACCGACAACATCGTTGTCTGCCACGCTACTACCGTTCTTGGTGAACTGCAGTGCGGGACCATTAGCATCAGCGTTTGTATTCTTGATCTCGACATTGGGCTTTTCAGAAGTTGCACTCGTAATAACCACAGAAGGTCCGTCAATCGTGACTGCGGTTGACGCATTTAGATCAATTGTGGGCGCCGTCATGTCTAAAGTTGTACCAGAGTTGATTTCAAGGTGACCATCGGCGGAGGCAACAATGTTTTCATCACCACCAGCATCGTTGAAGGAAATCTTAGCAGAAGAGCCTAAAACTAGCTCATCTCCAGACATGTCCCAATGTACGAATTTTCCAGCAGATTCGCCAAAGAACTTAAAGTCAACGCCATGATCATCAGCGCCACCAATTAACATTCCCTCTGTATTGCCGTCAGCATCCCACTGGATACCAACATGAGCTGCTGTGCCAGCTGTATAAAGGAAGGCGTCTGCGCCGCTACCTGCGGAAGCTCCAACCTTAACCTCGCCGGTAGCGGTTAAAAGACCAGCAGTAGTGGTAACAGATGCTGCGCCATTTCCGATCGTAACATCAACTTCGTTGTCGGCGCTACCATCTGTAAGAACAAGACCGTGATTTAAGCCGCCGTCGTGTGAGGCAACTGAAAGGTGCATCTTTCCGCCTTCATCGCCATCAGTATGCACCGCAACTCGTGTTCTAATACGGCCGAATAATATTTGTTCCTGTGCGGCATTATCGCCGTAGAACTCAATTACTCCTACATTGTCATCGGCGGCACCTGCAGCTCCCTTATCTTTAACGAAGCGTAAAACACCAGCATTTGCGTCATTTGTAGTGTTTTTAATCACAACTCTAGGTCTAGCAGAAGTGCTTGACTCGACGCTAACAATTGGACTATCAATAGTTGTCACAGTAGACGCATGAATCTCTGTTGTTGGCGCAGTCATATCAAGTGTTGTACCAGCGTTAACCTCTAAGTGTCCATTGGAAGAGGCAAGAATGTTTTCACCGCCGGCTGCATCGTGGAAAGAGAGCTTGGAGGATGAAGCGAGAACAAGCTCGTCACCAGACATGTCCCACTGGACATACTTTCCAGAAGTTTCTCCAAAGAACTTAAAGTCAACACCATGGTCATCAGCACCACCGATTAATGTTCCCTCTGTATTGCCGTCAGCATCCCACTGGATACCTACGTGTGCGGCAGTTCCAGCTGTGTACGCAAAGAAGTCTTGACCGGAGCCTGCGCTTGCACCTACCTTCGTAACACCACTGACTGTCAACCCTTGATTGTTTGTGGTAAGAGTTGTGCCGGGTTCATCAATGGTTTTGTCGTCTCCGTCACACGCCATGATAACGCCGGCAGTAGTAAAGGTGCTTCCCGCTGATACGTCACCGGAGCCTCCACCGGATGCGGCTTCCCAACCGGGCACAGCGCCATCTAATGTAAGCACATGATTATCACTACCAACAGCGATTCTAGTTAAAACCCCGCTGGCATTTCGATAATACATGTCGCCAGATGCATCGGATCCTAAAGCAAATCCGCCATTTGGTATGTCTAAGTCGCCTGCAATTGTGGTGAGAGAATCTGCGCCAGCACCAATTGTGACATCAATTTCACCATCAGCGTCACCATCTTGTAACTTGAGACCGGTAGTCACCGTGCCGTCATGCTCTGCAACTTTAAGTTCTAGTTTACCGCCTTCGGTGCCGGCAGTCATATCAGAGATTGATCCAATAATTGATGCGTATGTGTGAGCATTGCTTCCGTCATCTTCGCTTACGAATGTGATATTACCAATCACATCGGCATCAGCAACACTGCTTCCGTCTTTCAAGAACTTGAGAGAACCACCGGTTGCATCAGCATTGGTATTCTTAAGGGTAAAGACTGGACAGTTTGTTACGCCATTGCCTTCTAAAATAAGACCCACATCGTGTTCGTGAGTTAAAGTAATTTCTGAGTTTGTACCAAAATGAATAACTGAGGAATCACTCAGAAGGATTAAGTCATCACCGACAACCGCATCAAGAGCAACACTTAGTCCGCCATCTGTCTGCAAAGAGCCGTCCGTCGTAGATGTTGCAGCAGTGGTATCGTCAACAATAACTCTACCCTTTCCAGTAATATTACCGGCGACGATCATATTGTGCGAGGCATCAATAGAAAGCGAATTGCTTGCCAATGTTCCATCAAAAGAAGCATCCGTGTTAATAATGAAGGCGTCAGCAGTATCGTCAATTCCCATAATGGTTTTGAGCGTGCTGTGACCAAAAGTAATTGTTCTGTCTGTTCCGTCAGAATCGGGGCCAATTGTTAAAGAACCAGTCATGGACACGTGATTTCCAAATGTAGCTGCCCCAACAACATGAGATGTGCCTGAGCCCGACATAGCACCAGCCACCTTTAAAATGCTTCCATTAAATGTAAGATTTCCTTCTGAAGATACCGTACCGTCACCATCATCTGTAAGAAGCTGGTTAGCGGCGCCGTCTACGCCAACTGGGTGCAAGTCGGAAACAACAAGAGTAGCGCCCGATCTGTCTAATCCAGTTGTGCCCACTGTTCCTGCTAGCACATCAAGAAAATCTGATAACGTTTCCTTTCTGCTTCCATTAGAATCGTTAGCATCAATGAACACAAGCGAATCGCCATCTGCGATTGTTGCGGCTGTAAGCTCATTTAAGTCAAGCGCAAGACTAACACCGCCGCTAGTTCCGCCTCCAGAAAGTCCATCGCCAGCAGTTACACCAGTAATATCACCGGTTGCAGCCAAAGAGGTGCCCGATGTGATTTGAATATCATCGCCCGCATCTGTTGTGAAGTAAAGCGCGTTAGGAGTATCGTCCTTGACCCAAAGCTGTCCGTAAGCAGCGGTGTCGCTATCGGCGGCGCTTTGCTCTTTAAGAGTTACAGCACCTTCAACGGTCAACAATGTGCTGGGCGAAGTAAGTCCGATTCCGACTTTTCCAGCACTAGTAATTCGCATTCTTTCACGATCGGTGTCTGGCACCTGATCATCAGTTGCAGTATGGAAAACCATAGCGGCATCAGAATCAGCATCACTAGCTTCTTCGCGAATGACTGCCACCGTACCACCGTAATTAGAGCCACCAGTTTCACCAACATAGAAATCAATTCCAGGACCATTGCCAATGTTCATGTCAACGCCTTCGTCTTTAATCTCTAATCTCATTATTTCTTGGTGCGCACCAGCTGTAGTAGCCGCCTTTTGTACGACAATCGGCTCTCCCTTAATTGTTACGCCCGTTGTTCCATCATGAGTAATTGTAAAATCATCCCCGGCGCCCATTGAAAATACAGCGGAATCACTATCAAGTCGTAAATCATTCTCTACTCTAACTTCTGAGGAACCAGAAAGTACGATGTCGGTGGTGGAGTCTAGCGTTAGATTGCCAGTTGAATTGACAGAGACCGGCGTTGCAGCAATCGTGAGACCAGTTGTGCCGTCATGTGTTAAAGTAGCGTCATTGCCAATACCCATTGACAATACAGAAGAGTCGCTATCGAGTCGAAGATCGTTTTCAACTCTAACGTCAGTTGATCCTGAAAGCGTAACAGTCGCCCCGCCATCAATTATAGATGTATGCACAGCTCCAGCTGAACTATAAATAACGCCCTTGCTGTTGGCAACTGTTCCAGCGGAGGAACCGTCAAGTAAATTAAGCTCTTCGGGGGTAGAAGTAATAGATGTTGTGCTAGCTGCAGCCAAAACTGGCAAATAATAGTTGCCGGCGCTCATGGCAGGCAGGTAAATAGTGGTATCAGCCCCAGGTGCGGCGCCTGTTCCGTCACCACCAGCATGAAGAGTGGTTTCATGCGCGTCAGCAGGTCCCTCAAAAATAAAAGAGCTAGTAATGTTGATAGTGGTACTATTAATGGAAGTCGTTGTACCGTGAACAGTTAAGTTACCAGACATATAAACATTACCAGTAACTTGCATTGATCCGGTAACTTTATATGAGCCAGAGACAGTGACGGTATCTCCTGTTGTTGGTAAAATATTATTTACGTAAATTGTTGACATAGTTATTGGTTTCCTTGTTTAATAATTTGTACAGCATGAATTAAGCATCTTGAATATCTACAATTTTTAAGCTAGCTCCAGAATTAACCACCAATGTTGCACCAGACTGAACAGTTATTGGGCCGTATAAAAGGCAATTCCAGTTCGCAGTGATAGAGGCATCCATCGCAGCGGTAATAATTGTAGCATTTGCAGGGAGATTTAGTCCCGCAGCGTTAATAAACGCCCATCCAAAATTTGCCATACTAAAGCGATCTCCCGAAACTAATCTGAGTGCTCATTAAATTGTTTTTAAACATTTAATTCTCCCCTTTCAATATAAATAGAAGCTGTATTGATAAGAGGCATTAAGAAGTAGTAAAATGTGTGGACTAGTCTATTCCGTAATATTCAATGTAAATAAGAAGCGTGCCGCTAGATGCATCCGATGTGCCGTTACTAGTGCCGGCATTCATAACATATGGATACACATCAGCTGTTGTCATGAAGGATGGAGTATCATTAATATAGCTTTCTTTTGCTGCGGTCAAATCAATATCAACGGGCGATCCAACATTCGTTGAAGATCTTGTGGTTGAAGCACCACCGCCCAAAGCTTCTGAAGATGTAGATGCTGCATCGTAGTCAGCGGCGCGACCATCGCCGGCGTCAAAACGGATGTTAACATTATGTGTACCAAGATTACTAGCTGTTTTAACTATAGCCACAACTCTGGTTACAACTGAATCCTGTGGAATTTTATTACCAAACTGAACGCTTACCGTGTTGTCGGTAGTATCGCATTTACGAACATCAACTTCTTCGTATATAACTCTTCTAGCATCTCCCTGAAAGAAGTCTTCTGTGACCTTCATTTCACCGGCAATTGTTGTTAAAGATGCGGCGCCGTTTCCAATTGTTACATCAACTTCATCTTCGGCATCTCCGTCTTGGATTGTTATTCCAGATTGCATTTCTCCATCATGTGTCGCAACCCTAAGCACCAATCGTCCACCTTCAGCACCATTAGATGCATCGGCGACCTGTGCGCCAATAGAAGCAAACTCCATATTGGTCTCTGCATCATCGTCGCCATAAAACTCAATTGTCCCAATGTTGTCATTGTCTTCGCCAGCAGCACCTCGATCTTTGACAAAACGAAGGCGAGCACTGGCTGTGTCATCAGTGGTGTTTTTGATTATAACGAGTGGATCATTAGCATTAGCCGATCCAAAAGTAACAAGATCAGAATCAACCGTTACAGCAGTAGAGGCATTGATGTCAACTGTGGGGGCTGTCATGTCTAATGTTGTGCCAGCATTGACCTCAAGATGACCGTCTGCAGAAGCAACGATATTCTCATCGCCACCAGCATCATTAAATGAAAGCTTGGCTGAAGATGCTAGAACAAGTTCATCTCCGGACATATCCCAATGAACATACTTGCCGGATGATTCTCCGAAGAATTTGAAATCAACACCATGGTCATTGGCGCCACCAATTAATATGCCTTCTGTCTCGCCATCTGCATCCCACTGGATACCAACATGCCCAGCAGTCCCGGCTGTATATAAATATGCGTCGACTCCGGAGCCGGCGGCGGTTCCAACTTTGAGAGGCCAAGACGACACAACCTCGCTAGCTGAACCATCTACTACTACGGCATTAGTTGTTCCTATCCGCAAATTAATATCTTTAGAAGAGTCTTCTTGGCGTATAAAAAAGTTTTCAGCAGAGTTCATATACATGCTAACTTTATCTGTGCCCTCACTTTCGAAAACGATCTCCCTGCTATCAGCATCAGCTTTTCCAATTCTCAAGGCTTCGGTACCAGAACTGGAAAGATGAGTAGTTCCTGCCACCAGGACGTCCCCGCTAACAGTTAAATTATCACTAACTGTTGTTTCAGATGTCGTATGTCCGATTGTAACTGGACCACCGCTGGCATTTCCTACAATAACTCCATGGTCTGTATCGCCAGAGATAGTAACACCGCCGGCGGTAGAGGTAATGCCGACTGCTGAAGCACCGGTTCCAGCATCGTTAACAATCGTAATTGTCTGGTTTGCGCCTGCATCTGCGTGTAATTTGATAGCATCTGCTGCGTTTTCATTTGCTGTGACAATAACTTGTCCTGCTTCTGCCCATATTCTTTTATCATCTGCACCATGAAGTCCGATTCCGCCGACTGTAGCTTCTATAAGAATCGCTCCTTCAGCTTCAGCGCCATCGTCTGTGCCACCATCATTGACAATTACAATTGTCTGACTTGTACCGGCATCCGCGTGAAGCTTAATGCATTCTGCGGCGTCTTCGTTTGCTGTAATAATTGCTCGACCACCCTCGGCCCAGAGGTCTTTTCCATCGGCCCATTTTAGTCCTATGCCGCCGGCGGTCGCCTCAAACAACATAGCGCCTTGGCCATATGCACCATCAGTTGTACCGGCAGTGTTAGTAACAGAATATGCTTCGCTTCCAGCAGTGCCGTGTGGAGCAATAATAGTTTCGACGGCGCCATTCTTGCCTAATTTCAATGTTTGACCGTCAGCTAAAGCCGCTCCAATTGTTATTGAGCCGGCACTAGAATCTAATGATGCGGCGCCTGTTACATCGATATCGAGAATTCCCGCATCGATCTGAACTTCCGAATCAGCATGTGCATTAGCGTCAAGATGAAAAGCCACGCCGGCGACATGTGCCGAAGTGAGCGTAATGTGTCCATCTGCCGAAGTGGTTGCGATCTCAATCTCATCAGCGGCGTCAATATTAATAGTGTCTTGAACATCGATATCTATAATACCGGCATCAATATCTAAAATAGCGCCAGCAGCGGCATTAGCGCTAATTAATATAGATTGACCAGCGGTATGAGCAGATGTAATTGCGATATGGCCATCGGCAGAAGTTGTATCAATTGTAATTTCGTCAGCAGCATCGATGTCAAGCATGTCAGCTGCATCAATGTTAATTCCGCCGGCACTAGCATTCAAGTGAAGCGCGCTGGCGCCCGTACCTGCTGAAGCAAGACGAAGCTCTTGGGTGCTTCCGCCAGCTACGGCTATATCTAGGTCTTTTCCTGATCCTGTGACTGTAACGTTTGAATCATCAGTACCGTCAACCGAAAATATAGCCGTGTCAATCGTAGCTGTCGTAGAAGCATTAATATCAACGGTTGGCGCAGTCATGTCTAGCGTTGTGCCAGAATTAATCTCAAGATGTCCGTTTGAAGAGGCAACAATATTTTCGCCGCCTGCAGCATCATGGAAAGAAAGCTTGGATGTAGCCGCAAGAACCAATTCGTCTCCAGACATATCCCACTGAATATAGTTTCCGGCGGTTTCTCCAAAGAATTTAAAATCAACACCGTGATCATCGGCGCCGCCAATGAGCATACCTTCAGTGGCACCGTCAGCATCCCATTGAATACCGACATGGGCGGCTGTTCCTGCTGTATATAGATAAGCGTCTACTCCGCTGCCTGCGGCGGAGCCAATTTTAAGAGCACCGGTCGATGTAATCGCACCAACTCCTAAAGTTCCCACACCACTCATGTTGGCGCTGTCGTCAACAGTGATGCTGGATCCTTGAGCGGTCTCTCCGCCTGTGCCATTTGAACGCAACAGTCGATTATCGCTGCTGCCTAAGCCAGAAAGGCTACCCGCAGCTGCCGCTAAGGCTCCGTCAGCAGTGATCGCAACATCTTGACCCGTATCATCAGTAAAGTATAAGTTACATGGGGCATCTGACTTTACCCACAACTGACCATAAGCAGCCGTGTCGCTTGAAGCGTTAGCCGCTTCTTTTAATGTTATGGCTCCTTCAACAGTTAATTCGGTTTTTGGAGTGGTCAGTCCAATACCAATTCTATTGTTGGACGCATCAACCGATAAAGTGCCGGAATCGACCTCAAGGTCATCCGCATTCATTACTGTAACATTAGTATTGCTAGCTTTAAATCCGCCCATAACTTTACTCCGTTATGCCGGATCCGGTAAGATGATACATGGATCCGGTATCGATTGTGGTTAGTTCAGCAAAAACTTGATACTTCAAGTTATTGGTTCCAGACCGATTAGATATGTAAATCTTCTTACATCGGGTATCCATTGTTAAAGAAGAGTTTCCAGCTGGGACCGTAACATAATGAAATCTTGCCAAAACATCGTCTGTAGCGGCGATGGTTTGGGCGCCAGCAGAACCTGGAACTGTTAATGCGGTAACAGCCGAACCACTATTAAAATGTACGAATATATCTTCGCCAGAAGTTGAGTTAGTGTTTACAACAGTAAACGATCTACAAACATAAGGAAACTCAATCATATGGACCTTATTATTATCTAAATCATCAGAACCCGTAACAAACGGATGACCTGAAATTTGATATGAACCAACATTTCGTAATCCCGGTGAGGGCCATTTCGTAGCCATTTTTTATCTCCTAGTTGTGCTTAATATAAATAGTCGCTAATTTCTTCTATTGCGCCTTTCTTGTGCTCTTCTCATTTTTTGTTGATCTCTCAAGCGTTTCTTAGCTGCGCGAAGTCTTTTTTCTTTTTTAACAATAGAAGGTTTTTTATAGTACCTGCGATCTTTTATTTCTTCTATGATTCTATTCTTTTTTACTTTTTTCATGAATTTTCGAATCATTTTTTCATGATTGCCGCGGCATTCGCGCGCCGTAACTTGAGTATTTATTTTCTTCGCCATTTTATACCTATTTCATCGCTTTCCAAATTTGAGAAGCATTTCCCATAATTGATGATATATCAACACCCGGATCATTAGAGTTTCCAAGATCCGCATGACCTGATTGAGAGCCCTCATCCGCAATAGGCTGTGTATTCTCAAATAGATTAACTCCATTATATGCATCGGAATTAATAGAATTCATCAGCTTGGCGCGGTGTTCTTTTAATTTTACCCTTGACTCAGCAGATTTGCGCTGAATATGTGAATCATCTGTGACTGTTGTCTTGGGAGCGCTTTCAACTATAAGAGCACCTTGCATTCCTTTGGCAACCTCAACAACAACGCTAGATAGAAGCCCTTCCTCTAGAAGGACTTCATGTATGCATTCTTTTACGAGAGGCTTAATCAGCTCTTTTAGATCTGATTTCTTCATATATCACCCTTTAAGTATACCAGCAATTTCACCCCAACGAGAGAAAGTGCTTAGCTCTTCTGCAAGCTGCTTAACCGTCTCAGCTTCCTCTTCCTCTTCTTCTTCTGCAGCTTGAGCTGCGGCACCAGGACCGCCTTTAACTGTTTCGGCTGCAGCTAGCTGGGCATCTGCACCAGGGCCGCCTTTAACTGTTTCGGCTGCGGCGGCTTGAGCTTCTGCTCCGGGTCCACCTTTAACCGTTTCAGCTGTTTCGGCGCCGGCTTCTGCAGGGCGAAGAGCCATGCTAGACTGAGGATCAAGTTTAACCTTGTGCTGTCTAAGCATTTGAACAATTGCAGCTTTCGCCAATTCTTTTTGAGCTGGGTCCTGAATTTGTTCTAAAGCCTCTAGTGTTTGTACAAGAGCGATCATTTCTCTTTTTGCCTCTTCAAGAACATTGAACCCAGCAGCAGTTAGATCCGAACGCAGACCCTTCAATAGGCGACTCATATCTCCGCCTTTAATGCCACCGCGTGCAAATTGTGATTGCATTCCCTTGCCTGCTTTGCCGCGGAAAACATAAATATCGCCGCGCTTTGCTGCTGTTTCTGGATCTACTTCGGGTCCGGTTGGTCCAGGTCCAGGAGTGGTTGGTCCAGGTCCAGGAGTGGTTGGTCCAGGTCCAGGTCCAACAGGTCCAGGTCCAACAGGGGGCTGATCGACGCCAGGGGTTTCAGTTCCAGGTCCAGGAGGCTGATCAACACCAGTTTGCTGACCGGTTTCCGGATCAACGCCGGGAGGAGGCTCTTCTTTTCCTTTGGTTTTTGGGGGAATTTCCTGCTCGCCACCCTTGAGTGGAGACTTTGCCTCGTCGGCATCCGGAAGGGGAGCCATTACTTTAAGCAGATCGCCTAGTTGCTGGGTGCGTGAAGATTTATACATCTTCCATCTACCAACAGCCAAAGCAGCGACTCCAGCAGCTACACCAGCGATACCCAACATTGTGGCGGTAGACATTCCGGCGCTGGCAGCTTGGGCGCCGGCGCTGGCAGCGGTGCCAGCCGTGCCTGTACGACTTCGTGCGGGCTCTTCATCTTCATAGGGCGCCTGCTCGGATGTGCCGGGCTCTTCATCTTCATAGGGCGCCTGCTCGGATGTGCCGGGCTCTTCATCTTCATAGGGCGCCTGCTCGGATGTGCCGGGCTCTTCATCTTCGCCGGGGTCGGGATCGGGAGCCGTAGAACCCATTTTGGCGGTGCGGCTCGTGGGCTCATCATCTGAGGGAGGTGCTTCATATCTGCCTTGCTTCTCCGCGTCAGACATCAGCTGATCTTCGGATGCATCGTCACCGAAGCCGGCGTCTTCTAGGCGCTCCATGGCATCAGATTGCCTGCGGTTTAGATCGCCACCTCTTCCTTGTTTTCTCGTCTGAGTTCTTGCAAGCTGATCATACATGCGCTTGCCTCTCTTAACTTGTCTAACTGTCTGGCGTCCTTTCTGAATTGTATTCCAAATATCGAAGGCGGCACCAACGCTGATCTCGTTCATAAGCTCGTTCTCAGTAAGTGGCTCCACGCTCCAGTCGCGATCTCTTCGTAGCATTTCGTTAGTATGTTTGTAAATATCAGCCAACTGATACTCTCTTGCATGGTCAACCACTTTGCGCAATGCATTGATAACGCTGTTAGCTGCAACAGGATCATAGTCTCCTTTTTGAGCCGCTTCTAGGACGGAATCATACAATTGTGCAATCTCTGTGGCTGCATCTTTGAACTCTTGTGTACCTTTAGTATTTGGCCATCCGGGGTACTTATCCTGCAAACCCTTAACAAGAGATTGCACGCCTTGGTCAGCGGATGCATCAAGTGCTGCTTGCAATTCTTCTTGAGCCTGTTGAGTGCGGCGCCCTCTACCAAACATAGAGCCGCCTTTTTCTAAAGAACCAGCCTTGGATAGAAAGTGTTTAAATCCTTCCCAGCGACTATAACCGCCACCTTTTCCGCCTTCAGGCGCCTCTTCACCTTCTGCGCCCTCGGCGCCTTCTTCACCTTCAGGAGGAGCTTCGGCTTCTTCATCTTTTCCGCGACCAAACATTTTGCCAACGCCGCGCTTAAGAGCATCCCAGGCTCCTTCGTCAATTGAATGAATATCTACAGGATATCCTACTCTATTTTCAAGCAAATTTTTGATAAAAAGACTTTCAAAATCTTTTCTTTCGGCTGCAAGTTTTTTGTGCTCCTGCAGTATCTTCTTATTAAGTTTGTACTGTGCTTTTTCTTCTTCAATAATTCTTCTTAAAGTTTTTTTATCCATTATTCAAAATCTCCTAAAATATCGTTTAAAACTCTATTAATCCTGTCTGCCTTGGTAAAGACTGTGTTGTTATAATTTTTTGCTTCTTGCATCATAAATGCATTTGGCGTTGATGGCTCTGATACAAAATCAAAACAAATTAGCTGAAAATCATCCTCGACCATAGTTTGCCCGGCGCTTTCTGTCACAGAGCCCATGCCACGAGAGGAAATGCCAAGTTTAACTCCAGAATCAACTAGGCTTTTAAGAACTTTTCCTGACGGTGTGTCGAGTACTTTTACTTTTCCCATAACGCTCTTATTGTCCCACCACACATCCGTCACAAGATGAGATGCATTTTTAAGATTAATAACGGAATCCTCTGGGTGGTCTAGTTCTCCTAGGGCTCGGCGTTCTTTTACGAGCTTCTGATAGTTTTTCATTTCGCGCATCAGCACTCGATGCGGATATACCCTGCCATTGCCGTTTTGAATATCTGCTTCTTGAAGCTTGCCTGACAAGATCATGCCGCCGCTTGCCACATATCTTTTTTCCTCTTCAGTCAAAAGATCTTGACAAACGCCACCTTCGCATAGTTCATAATATTCTCGTAAGAGCTTCTTACCCATAGCTAAGATCCTTTACAGCAACGGCGAACGGGCTGTAGCATCCATTTACTAGTCCAACTTGTGTTCATGTTTTACTCCATCATCTCCGAAGAGCATTGTTAAAATATATGATGTTCCTGAAGATATTCCTCCAAGTAAGAAGAAATTAAATACAGTTACATCAAAACTAAATAGTTCTGTAAACGGAGAAAGTAGCATTAAAAGCCACCCGACGTGAAATCCCATACACATCGGGCAATTTGCTAATTCTCCGAGCTTGCCTTTCTTTGGTCTTAGCTTCGAAAAGACTTTACCATAGACAAGAATCTGTGTGAGCCCGTAGGCGCAAAGTATGAATGTCAATAACTCCATTAGTGTTTCCTATTCAAAAGTATACATATATGACACCGAGTATGGATCTCTAATATAGTTCTGTTGCATGGAGCCTTGGTTAGCTGCCTGTGGAACTTCTCCCAATTCAGTAGAATCTGTCTTGTCTGGGTGTAGCAGCTCATCATCCTTCATAGAAATTATAGCCTCAGTAGATTCGAAATATGGACGCTCTTCGTCAATAAATCTAGAAATATTAATGAGAGCCATCTTTGGTGCACTTAGATCTTCCGATATTGTCTCCTGCATAGTAGCCTCGATGGATCCGTAAAACGATCCGGCTTGGATAGAATCGGCGACAATTATGCCTTTCTTCTGCAATTCAGTAAACAATCTGTTTTGGGCGCCGTAAACTAAATCACTCATTGTATCTTTAGGGAAAGCAATGATTTTATTTTTTGCGGTGGACAAAACAATATCAACATCCGCGTGATCAAAAATCATTAGATCGCCGCTCATACTCTTGCGAATATCCATCTCAAGACGGACAAAGGCATCATCAGCCCCTTTACCAATTCGAATTTTAATTGGCATCGCTATAAATTTCCTCAACTAGTGATTGTGTCTTTAAAACAGTTAATAATATTTCATCATTAAAGTCTTGCTTTGCGAAGGTATTTAAGTGTTCAATAATTCTTTTGGCCTTATTGTGCATATCCGAATCGTTTTTAATCTCCTGCGTTTGCAAGGCTTCATTAAGCTTTAGTTTTAATCTTGAAATTTCTTCATTTAAAAAGACCTTCAACCCCAAAGCATTATCGGCAAAAGAAGAAATATAATGTGTAAGCAGCTCTTTCTGTTCGGATAACAGATTCTGCTCATATTTTTTATTAAACTTATCGACGAATGCTCTATAAACAAGACCATCTACCAAATCAGTCGATACATGTCGTATATTAGACTTTTGCATGCTATCAACGATTCGGTTTTCTAAGATTACTAATGACTTAGGAGAAGTTCTATCTGAAAATAATTGTCCAATTGTGGCAAGAGATTTGTAATTTGGCACAAAATTACCAAACACAGAAGACGATAATTGTTTATTGATGTCGTGAATTAAGCTTGTTTGAGCATCGAAAACTGATTCAGGATTTATTAGTTTCTGTTGCAGCTTTGCTTCTTGTATAATTCTCTTTGATGTCTGCTTGTCTAGATTTTGCTCTTCATACAAAGAGCGATAGCATTCCAGATCTTTTCTCAAAATGCTGCCGGGCTTAAAGTATTTTTTAATTAGACTGGCTGCATTGTTTTGTCTTTCAAGATCCTTTTTAAGAATAGCCACAGTTGCTTCTACTATTAAGGCTTCGTATACAAAGGCTGTGTTTCTCTTTTTATTGTGCTTTATCTTCATTCTTTTGCTCCATTAATAAATTATTAGCCTCTAGTCCCTTAAGCAAGTTACGAAGAGAGTCGTTTATTTGAAATAGTCTATCTTCTTCTGTCTGCTCTCTTAAAGTATAATTAGATTCTTGTTTCTCATAAATACCTTTAGAAATCGAGGGTATCGTGTTAATTTCTCTTCCTGGATATAATGGTCGAGGAGAAGCGCCACGCATTTCATTGTCTCGCTTAGCGGCATAGTTCCTGGTTCTGGGTCCAGTAGACTTTCTTTTATCTACCTTTACAGGGGTATATTTTTCGCCGCGACCATATGTTCTTGTATTACGGGAGCCAGGAGGCACTGCAAGCAATGCAGAATCTTCACCACCGCCCTCGTCACCGCCGGCGTCGGGAGCCGGCATTTCTTCACCACCGCCGATGTCTCCTCCGAGGTCTCCTCCGAGGTCTCCTCCGAGATCACCACCAAGATCTCCTCCGAGATCATCGCCGCCTAAATCACCGCCGGCGCCACCTTCCGCAGCTGCGGCTTCTGCAACTGCCTGAAGTGCCGCGTCATGCTTGCGATCATAGTACATCTCGCGCTGATTGCGCATAAATTCTTCATGAGACATTCCAAAGATATGTTCTGCGACCCAACGACGGGAGAAGAATCCTTCGGTTGCGCCACCAGCAATATCAAATTTAGACTTCCAATGTTCAATTTCTTGAAGTTCAGCAATCTTTGATGGATTATTTAACGCCAACTTAAATGCCAGCAAATCATCGCCTCTAAATCCTAGCGTGTAAAGATGGATAACTCCAATTTTTGTAAGCTCAGCTACAACAACTCTTTGTAACCTTTGAATTGTTCTGGCGAACCTAAGATCTTTTTGTGCCAAGGTTGTTTTATCTTCTGCTGCTCCTTCACCCATTGCAAGGTAAGCTTGAGGTATCTTTAATGCAGAAAATAATTTATCGCGAAGATATTTAATATCATCAATCTGTGTCGTGTTTTGCCCACCAGCAAGATTGGTAATTTCCGTAGCAGAGCCAGGACGCACAGGAATAAAATAGTCTTCTTCGATAGACATTGGATTATATCGTAAATCAATTTGTCCGGTTGATGCGTCTACAACTTGATGTCTTTTAAGCTGTGAGACAATCTTTTGCATATATTGCTCGACTTCGTTTGGAGGTATAGCGCCAACATCGATTTTAAACAATCTTCTTTCAGAGGATCTAACAATCCTATATGCCATCATAGCGTCCTCCATTAAAACCAGCTGGCGCCAAATACGACGAGCAGGCTCAAGAATAGATGTGCCGTATGGAGCATACTTGTCATTGCCTAAAACACGAAAATGTGCAACTTGCCAATTTTCGAAAGTCATGCCGGCGCTGTTCCACTGATATTGGACGTAGTTAGGGTTGGTGGAATCTTGTCCCTCAAGCCTCTCAAGCTCAGAGGGAGGCAGCGCGATTACTGATTGTACGCCGTACTTTTCATCAATATCAAGATACAAAAAGAAGTCGCCATATTTAGACATCGTGCGACTCCAGCCAAAAAGATTGTACTGAACATTAAGAATGTTGTCAAAAAGGACCTCTAAAACTGCTCTAATCTCCTCATTAGGACATTTAACATTTAACATAGGGCTAAGACTTGAATGAGTTGTCATCTCGTCAGCGTAAATGTCTAACGTGGAGGCAATCTCGGGTGTATATTCCATCTGATCAAAATCAACATATCTTTCAACGCGCCTTTGATTGGCAATTGCATTTGTGGCAATTGTGTCCAAAGGATTGTAAAGTGCTTTTTTAAACTGTTGACCTGAAGCTGATTTAAATCTAGTGCCAAATTTGTCTAAATGCTGTCTTCTGATCTTCCTTCCTGTCTGTGATCGATAATTAACTATTGGTCCGGAGAATAGTCTAGTTAATGCTTTGAATAAGCCTGATTGATCATTAGAAGGGTTTTTGTTTGGGGGCATTTATTTTCTCACTTTATAATCCATTTATATTGTTCATACATTTTTTCTGCTTCAGTCATTTTATCAAAAATTTCATTGGTTTTGTAGCCATGCTGTCCTTTGATTTGTGTATTAATTTTTGTTCTAGAAGTATAAATCGCGCCAACAAAAGCCTTTTGATAATTTAAATCTCGCGCGTTTGCTTGCAGTGCTGTATCTCTTACCCAGCACGCGATGGCTAGCGCCATAATCAAATCATCATTGTAGCCTTTCATTGCTTGCGGTTTGCCGTTCCTCCAAATAAAAGTCTTCATCTCGCTCACAGTGCGAGAAGAATATATGGTAATTAGTTTGTTTCTGACAAACTCCTCTAATTTAGCGACGATGAGGGGGCGCGTCTTCATAGAGGTCGTGAAGCCGGGCACTGCAGAATTCATTACTTCGGCTTGATGTTGCTCAATATATTCGTGCGTAGATTTAATCGAATGATAAACATTGGGATATTGGTAATCATCAATGAGTTTAGTGAGAACAGAATATCCGATGTTATTGTTTTCCACCACAAGCATACAATTACCGAACTCTTTACCGACACTGTTTAACATATTTGCAAACATATCCAATGTTGGTTTTCCTTGATACTCTCCCACCACTTCAAGCGTTTCAAGTTTAACGATATGAAATGTAGAAAAATCGGTGGCGTCTCCGCGGGACACATCTGCAACTAAAAGATAATTGCAAGTTGGATCAAACTCTTCCCATATCCAAAAGTTTCTATCAAAGCCAGTTCGATATTTCGGATCGCGAATGGTCGATAACATCCACTCCATACATTCGGGATCAATCACAGTCTCGCCAGATGTATTGAAGTTGCACTCAAGCTCTTGCGCAATCTGGCGCTTAGACATATTCTTGGTTTCTTTCTTATACCATTCCTGATTCCGATCTGGATGAACATTCCACGGCAAGGTGGTCAAATGAAAGTTGTTTGCTCCTGATTCTGAATCATTGCATGTTTTATGAAACCAGTTACCAACGCCGTTTGGTGTTGACAGTGCAATGCAACGCCCACCAGTTGATAGCGTGGGATACAAACCGGTCCAAAGCTCCTCTAATCCTTCAATGTGGGCGGCCTCATCAAGCACTAAAAGCGACAGGGCTTCTGAACGACCAGCATCGCCAGAAGTAGATGCCGCTTTAATTGAAGAGCCATTAGAAAGCTCAAACGAGGTGCGATTGTCAACACTTATTTGTGCAATTCTCAGCCAATCAGGAACATTGCGCATGATGTGCTTAACTTTCTTAACCAAGTTTCCCGCTGTAGCAAACTTTGTTGCCATAACAAGAATGGATTTATCGCGATGAAATAACATCATCCACACAATATAGCCTGCAGTAATAGTTGAAATACCTAGCTGGCGAGCTTTTAAAATAACATTAAAGCGGTAATCATTAAAATCTTTGAGAAGCTCATCTTGGAAGTCAAAAGTGTTAAAAAGAATAAGCCCGTGCATCGGATGAGATATTCTTGCATAAGTGTTAAGGAAGTAGGAGGGATCTTTTCCACACTTAAGTATCTCTTTTACTCTTTGTTGTTTGTCTAATTGGTAACTCATTAATCATCTTTATTCAAACAGTTCTTCTAAAATTAGCCTATCATCTGAAGTGGGCAAGGACCAGTCATTTGTAAATCCGGTCCAGTCGATTTCGCATATATATTTTCTTTGACCCCGAAGAAGCGACTCTACCAATCTATGATACCCATCAACAACGAGAAACTTGTTTTCTTCTTTAATCCACACAACACTTAATGGTCGGTGGGATGATTTGCTTTTAATGCCTTCCGTAAAGTGACGATAGGCTGCAAGGATTCCGTAATCAGAATTTCCTTTTTCTACAATCAAATCATTATAATGCAATTCGCAAACTTCAGGGATCTTATCAAAAAGATATTTCTCAGATCTCTCTTCTGCCTGTTCTACAGTAAATCTAATTTCTTCTAAAATTAGCTGCCTTAACTTGGATTTAGTAAGGCGCACTTTTTAAGATTCCTTTTTGCGAGTATCGTTTTTTGGTCTCTTTCCTTTCCAGCCGCCTAATTCAACAAACTTTTTCCAAGCTGCTTCATGGCTAGCATGAACCGGATCTACATTTGCTTCGCCAACTAGTCCGACGCTATCTAATCCACCGATCTTATAGTGACACTTGGCTGTTACCCAGCTTCGAATTCTAGATGAGTTTTCAACCAAAACCTCTATTTCGCCTTCTTTTGTTAGGCTAACCGATTTACCGGTAATTCTACGATACTCTTTCTTTAAATAAGAAGCAATATCAGCAATTTTTTGCTCAATCTCGCCTTCAAAGCCGCTATCGTGCACCTCTTTAAGCTGCACTTCTGAATGATACTTAATACACATCATAGGTCCATAAAACGCAACCCCAAATCCATCTAGAACTCTTTTATCTAAGATAAGATCACCTTCTTCTCTCTTTAACCCAATCTCTAATAGTTCTCCATCTTCAGTATACGCGCCATCATATGCGTTGGCTGCAGCCTGAGCTAAACCACTTACGATATCTGAGACAGATGCTGCTTCTTGTTTTTTAGCCATTATGACTCTTCTCCTTCATTTGGTCTCCATCCTTTTTGCCATCTTTCTTCTCTGCCTTCGACAAATTGAATGTAACACTTATTGCAACAATCAAACTTGACTAAGCAAACATCATCCATAGAACTCTTTGGGAAGAACCCGCAGACAGGACAACATTTTAAAGATTCTCTATTAAGTAGTTTTTTTGAGATCTTAATACCATTAACATCTACTTTTTCTTGCCACTCGCCAATCTTGTTTTGTTTTTTGTAAAATTGTTTAGATTGCTTGAGATATTCTTTTTCCTTCGTCTCGTCCCAGTTTCCTTTAGGGTTTTGAACCGCTTCTTTGCCATACTTTTCTACAATAGCTTTTTCAATTGCTGCAATCTTGTTGAAATCTTTACTCATCAAATGCCCTATATGCGCCATAAGTCGCAGCTGCGCCGGCGGCTATACCGCCAACAAACCACCACCACTTATTAGAAGGCGCTTGTTTCAACATTGCTTCTTGCAGGGCGACAATTTCAATGTCTTTCTGCTCGATCCGCAAATCATATTCTTTAGTAAGCGCGTCCAATCGAATCTGAAAATTTTGTCGCTCAAGCTGAAACTCAGTTGCCTGAACATCGATCCGATACTCTACTTCTAAATCGCAATCCATCCGATATTCTTCAGGAAGCACCAATAATTCTGCGATACCACGCTTGTTAAACAAAACACCCTCAAAGGGTGCTGGCTCATTCTCTCCAAGAATGGCAAATTGCGGAGGCTCACCAGCGTGAGCCACCATCGAAAATAATAGCGCTTTAAGGAACATACTGGAATCCGAATGTATCTGTTACTTGTTCTGCGAGTTCTTCTTTGTTTTCTGTGAACTGTCTGCGGTTGTCGATCGTTGTTTCAATTTCAACAATTCGTTCTTCAACCACCACTTCAATCTCATCTCTGTCTTGCTCATATTGCCTCTCCAATAATTCTAGTGCATCACGATAGGTTTGCAATGCTTGTTCTTTTCTTTGTAATTCTTCTGCATGTATATCTTGTAAACCGTCGATCTGGTTCTGAAGAGACTGCTGGCTAGTTTGATAGGTGTTCTCAAGTTGTTTATAATCATAGCGCATTTTTCCAATAACTGTAAGCAAAAGAATAACAATTGTTATTTCTTTCCAGTTTTTCTTTGCGACGTAAACAACTTTAAGCCAGTCAACTTTAATCATCAAACACCTTTCATTCTAGCAATACCATCGATAACAGCTTGACCGCCAATGTAGATTGCAGAGATCATAACCCAATCGCTGGATGCTAAATCATAAAATGCGAATAGACCTGTAGCTGTTAGCCAAACCATAAATTTACGAGAAATTGCTTTCTCAACTAATCTATCTAATTTTCCTTGTACATAAACCATCATTTGTTTTTCCTTTCTTGTAAATAGTTTTTTATTTCTTCCTTGGATTTGGATCTTCACGGATCCGTAAGCGGGAATCCGCCGCCTGTAGCAGCATATGCGGCTCGTCGCTCTTCTGGAGTTGGGTGGCGCGCGTTGCCGCCAGGACCGCCTAAGCCGCCGCCGGCGGGACGTGGACCGGCATCGTGTTGTTGAATATTGCCTGTAGTATTTAAATAATTGTAGAAGGCAGCTAGCGCATCCAATATTGTTTCTTCCTCGTCATTATCTGCCTGAATTGTTTCCATAGCGCTGCGAAGATCTCCTTTGTATTGGCGCCACATATTTTCCAGTTGTTTAATTTGACTAGTCGTGCGTCTCATTGGATTGGTAATTACGCCATCAACACCCGTCATAGCTTGCTGGCGCAACTCGGCGGGGTCAACATAGTCACCGGCTTCAAACTCTTTCACAGTTTCCTTGGCATCCCATGCATCCTCGCGCGTCACAGTAGGATCGCCAGGATCAGCCTCAAGTTTTGCCATAATCTCACGGGCACGGTCGATACTCATGCCGCGGACTTCGTTTAAAAGTTCGGTACGCATATGTTGCTCAATTAGATAAAGATAATATTCTTCTTGAACAATGTTCTCAGCCACTTGCACATCTTCGGGATGAGGATCCATTTTTTTCAGCTGAATGGCCATGTTGATAATATCTTCTTGAGAATATCCAGCCTTCAACAAGGCTATTAACATTTTTTCAATTTCATAGCTCATGTCTCCAATCTGTGCGCGCATTGCCGCGATCTGCCTATCGGGAGCTAGACCTTCCGAAAATTCCCCGTGACCTTCATTAAGCATTTTATTAATTTCTTCCTTAATAATCTCGGTTAACTCAGCTAAGCTCTCTTTAAATCCCATCACGGGGCGATCGCCTTCGCCGCCTCCAGGCTGATACTCTGTGGGGAACTCTTCTTCTTCTGGCTCGGGGCTGGGCTCTGAGACATCAGCGTCATACATTTCATCATACACCGCGCCCATAATGTCGCCGGTCACATTTGGTGGAGTGCCCTGCAGTAGTGCAACAATAGTACGCTGGGCATCTTCGGCGCTCACCTCCTCTTTGATAACTTCCTCGGCTATAATCTCACGTAATCTTTTAAGGGTAATTTTCATCTTAGTATTTTGCCTGTATTAATTCTGCCACAATACTAGCTAATGCCTCTGGTCCCAAGCCAGAATCTCCAGTAAGGGCTTCAATCTGAGTTCTAATATCCTTGGCTAAGGACTGGGCTGCAGCCGGAATTTCTTTTACAGCTTGCATAACTTTTTCGCCCTCTTCTTCTTCTTTAAGTGCCTTAAGTTCTTCTTTAATAATTTGTTTAAGCTGTGTTTTTGTTATTTTCATTATTTGCATCCTTCTGGTAAATGTGATTTTAGCGTCTCTTTGTAAGTATTTAGTGGCGGCTGTTCCCATTCAATATGTGGGCAATAATCTTTATGATCTTGTTTGTCTTGTAAGTATAGCTCTAATGCTAAAGCATCTCGCTCCATATCATTTAAATCTGATTTTAATTTATCTATATCAATCGGCAGCACAACAGCAGCAAATAAGATACCCGCAAGAATAACTTTCATTGTGTTACTAAGCCCTCAATTCTATCAAGTATATCCCTGAGATGTGTAAGCTCGCTCTCGACTCTAATTAATGTTCTCGTTGCTTCTTCCTGTTCGTCAACCTGTTCCTCAAGTTCTGCTACCTGTCGCTCCAAGTCTCCCATATCATTTCTTAATTGAGATACTTCTACATTTACAGACCACACCCAGCCAGCAAGAGGCATAATAATTGCCCCTAATACAAGTGTAAATATTTTCCACATATCTGGTTTCATGTCGCTAATCCATTCATACTTAGTATCGCAATCAATCCAGGCACATTCTTACGCACGTAAACACCAGAGAATAGTGTCTCGCATCTACCGCCGACATAAGCGATTGCTGACTCAATGTTTTTACTAACTCTTGGATCTGCCACCATTTCCTCAGACGCCACTAAGATTAGGGAGCCGGCTGCAGCTTTTCCTTTAGGTGGTGGGCAGGCAGACCTATTCATACAGTTGTGTAGGATCACCGATCCAAGCTTTCCAGTATTTGGATCTTTTATCATGGTTGAGCCGAGAAAAGCTCTCCCGTCGTTGCCCAAGCATGTTTCCAGATCTTTACTATCAAAAGATTGGATCGGTGAATCCTCGGTGGAGAGTTTTAGCACCTGGGCGAACGACTTAGCAAATTGTGTGTTGGCGACAGGATACATGCCGAGCATGCCGATCCTACCGCGAAGCAAGCGCGTTGCGCGCTCGTTATCTAGAATGATGTGTGGGTGCTTGGCAACATCGTTTGCCAATGTCAGCGCATTTCTAGCGATTGTGGGGTTAAGGTTTTCCTGTGCTGTTGGCCAAGAGACAATATATACTACCTTTCCGGAAGACTGAACAGACTTCATATAACGTTCGAATACCGGGTGAAGTGCAGTCACAGAACTACCGGTTCCGCCGCCTCCGCCAGCAAGAACAAACAGCCAGTCAACCTTTCCAAGTTTAATGCGCAATGCGTCTTCTACGATTGCACCGTTAGTAGAGAAAACCTCTTTACCGTAATCTACATTCTTCCCGATGCCGTCACTGTCGGGAATAAGAACAACGTGATCTTCTTCCACGTTCTTCGGGATGTCCTTGCCTGTGGAATTCACAAGCAGAGTCTTATTAAAGCCAAGCTCTAAGAAAGCATTAGCCATCTTGTTTCCGCCCCCACCAACACCAACAAAGCCTACGTTAATAGACGAAGGAGCAGTGTTTTCTGGAAGGAGATCTTCATCAGAGTATTCCATCTGTAGTCCGAAGTCCTCAACCATTCCAAAATCTTCTGCTGCGACTTCTTCGTGATAGCTGTCTTTCTCCTGATTAAAGGAGGGTGGTGGTTCTGCGGGAGGCAAAAAATCAAATTCATTATCGTTGTCTTTATTGCTCATTGTTGCTCCATTGCAAATTCTTCTTCGGCCTGTGCGAGAAGTCTATTTTGTCTTTCGTTGTTAGGAGATGCTGTCACTCTCACGCCGGGCATGCCTCTCATAATGCCTTTTACCATATCGATATATTCTCTATCAGGGTCTCTCTCGGCTTGTCGCTTCTCCCAAGCTTCTCTATCAACATCGCTCATTCCGCCTCCATAACTTTTCTTAGGCTTTTTTCGATACGGAGATGCAATCTCGGGTTCGCCTTGCGAATCAAAAACAGCGCCATAATCGTGACGACCATAGGACTCTTCAAGCTCTTCTTCAGAAGCAGGTGCACGCTTGAAAAGAGTAGCCAACTGATTAATCAGAGCAACTCCTGCGGTTCCAATGGTTGCCGCGAGCACTTCGGGCTGTCGAATAAAATGTTGTGCTGCATCGGCCACTAGCTGGAGATTTTCTGGCGTAACATTTTCAAGCCCTTCGTCCAACTCTCGTGACTCCATGGTCAATTCAAGCTCTTCTTTGATAATCTGTTTAAGTTGGGATTTTGTGATTTTCATTTCTTCTTTTCGCAATAGCCTTTCAAACCTCTAGAGAGATCATAGCTTTTGGATTTGGAGCCTTTAGACTCTTTCGCGTATCTCCATTTTCCACCTTCGCTTTCGCATTTCTCTATCTTGCCTGGGTCATCTTGACCCGAGGCGCCACCAGCGGGCTGATCGTGTGGATCTGTTGCTTCCAGCACCGCTGCTAGTTCTTCCTTGATGATCTGTTTAAGGTGTGATTTTGTGACTTTCATTATTGGTTAACCCTTGCGTATCCGCGTTTTTTGTCTATAACAATTTGCATATCAACGCAGTCTTTGAGCGAATCAAGGTGAGAGATAAGCAAAACGTTCTTAAAATACACTTTAATTAGTTCCAAGATTCGAATAAAACCCTCCATATTTTCTTCGTCTAGTGCTGTTCCTGGCTCATCAAGAATGAATAAGTCACTCTTGGGTAACGAAGACACAGACAGAAGTGCCAACCTGATAGCCATCGCTGCCATTGTTTTTTCGGCGCCTGACGCCATTTCAATCGGGCGCTCATCATATTGCGGGTGCTTGATAAAAATGTCAAACTTGTTGCCAGAGCTTTCAAAGAAAATCTCAAACTCTACAATGTTAGCGAGCACCTTAGCAATCTCTTGATTGATTACTGGAATTTTCTTCTTGATAACATCGTAAGCGATTCCGTTAGGGTGCATGCACCGCATAAACAAGTCGTATGCCGCAAATGATGATCTAAGATCGTGGTATTCTTGCTTTTGCTCTCGCAGTGTTTCTACACGTTGTTCGTAGGATCCCACAAGTTTAACAAGGTCGAGTGTCTCTTCTTCGCAAGATGTAATCTTCTTGTTCTTGCTCTTGATGCTTTTCTCCAGATCGCGCTGCTCTCCTAAGAGCTTCTCAAGGTTTTCGATAGCTTCCTTGTTGTCTTCATACTCGGTAATTTTTAATGAGATATCCTTAAGGGCTAGCTCGATTTTTGACCTCACGGTCTTATTGCGCTCGCGTTCTAAATCAAGCTGTGTTATTTCTGCTTCAAGCTTGGCAACCATGCCTGTTATACGCGTGTGTTCCATAAGCTGTGTAAACACATCCGATGGATTTAATGCTGCTAAATCAACCACCGTGTTCTGTAATTCATACTGAACCAGTTCTTTGCTGGCTACAGCTAAATTAGCCTCTCTAACAAACTTATTGTCAGAGCAAAATTTGCAATCCGGATCGTATTCGTGATCATGAAGTAATGCTTCTTTTTTTGCAATTTCATTCAGCTCTTCATTAAGTTTCTTTTCTTTTTCGTTAAGCAGTTCGATCTCGCGTTGAAGCTTCATAAGTTTAGTGATATTTACGTGTTCAAGCTTGCCTCTACAATTTTTAAGCACACGCTTCTTTCTTTCAATTTCTTTTGATTGCTCTTTGATCTGTTCCATAAGCGTTGCGGCTTTTTTAGTTTTGCCTTTCTGCTCTTCGCGAAGCTTGGCAATATCAATAAGTTCATTAGGAATTGCTGAGATTTGCGCATCTAGGGCACCGAGGGTATCCTGGAGCATAGTCAACTCTTCTCTAAGTTCAGCGCAGAAATACTTATTAGTCTTTACACTGTCTCGATGATCTTCAAGTGTTTCTGTCGCAGCTTCGATCTCCTCGTTATAGTCTCTGTCTTCGTGTTTCTTTAGCATCACCTTCGCTTCAACAGAATCATCCTTTGCCATTCGAAACTTCTTCTCAAATACTTCAAGGTCCAAGAACTTAGCGATAATCTCCTTGCGCCTAGTTGAACCTTCATCAATAAACGCCAGGGCGCCGTGTTGTGAAGCCAGCGAAGAAACCATAAAATCGTCAATCGTTCCAAAGTGCTTGCGAATGTTTGCGTCTGTTTCGTTACGAGTTGTGCCATTCAGAGAAATTATCTCATCAGTGATGTGATCGCGCTTCTCAAAATTTAAATCAGTCTTGGCTTCAAGTGTTTCAACACCCTTCAATCGCTTTGTATATTTTGTAGATTCTCGGCTAATTGTATACGTGGCATTGTTGGCTTCAATCGTAAGTCTTCCTCTTCCACTATCTCTATTCTGGTTAATGACATTGAGGTTCTTTCGTTCATTTTTTGAAGTTGTATTAAAAAGAGTATACAAAGCAGCATCGATAATAGAACTTTTGCCGCTGAAATTCTTTCCGAAAATGCCAACAATACCATTAAGCCTATCAAAATTGACAGCATTCTTTTCCCCATAATTAAAAAGATTATCGAACTCAAATGACTTTAGTCTCCAATTTACATTGCGCGCTATCTCTTCTTTCTCTTCGATAATTTTGTTGTAAGTGCGATTAAGTTCATAAACTTTTTCCATAGTATCAGAAGGCGCCTGGAAGTCTTTAAGATACTCTGAAATGAGTTCCTCTTGGATCTTTGGATCTCGCAAGTTCTCTGACTGCAGTCCGTTGGTAATATCCTCTACATTTCCGCGTTGACCGCTGGCACGATTCAGAAACGAAATGCTTTCTGGCTTGAAGCGGTGTTTGGCAATATCCATCGCTCTGCGCATTACATCGAGCGGTAAGTTGTTGTTACTCACAAGGCGAAGTCTTGCGCCAGTTGGCACGTCAATCTTGCGAGGCATGCGCCCCTTTAACGTAAGCGGGATTGTGAAGAACGGCTTTGGATTCTTGAGCACAATCGGCTCAATATCCCAATCATCCTTTGATTTGATGTCCCATATAAGAATGCCCTTGTCGTTAGTCTCGCCGTGATTCTGCTGAACAGTTGAGCCTGCGTACCATACGCGACCCTCTTCGTCCAAGAACTGACGCCTGTGAATATCACCAAGCATTGAGAAGTCGTGGTCATCAAAGATTGTGATCGTGTCTTCGCCGTTAACCATTGTCCAGCCAACATCAGTTTTGCAGTTGCTGATTGAGCCATGGTAAAGTGCGATGTTGATCTTGTCGGGATTGGTTGGCTTAATCCATTGCTCACGATCAAACACAGAAAGCACGTTCAAACAAAACTTGTCATCCAAATGTGTTTCACCGGAGTCTTTTAGCAGATGCAGAGCTGGCAAGTTTAGCGCATCTACAATCGGCGTAAGCGCATCTTGGCGGCTGCTGTTTTTTAGATTGCCGTCATGGTTGCCCAAGATAATATATGTGGGCGCAATCGTCGCTAAGTTACGGAAGAAGTCAGAACACATCTCCACAAACTCTGGTGAGATTTGTGTTTTGGTGTGCGCGATGTCGCCGCAGTGAACAATGTAGTCGACTTCTTGTTCTCGTAATGTTTCGTATAATTGCTCAAAAACAATTCTATACTCGTAATGATACTTCAAATTTTTGATATGAGTATCGCTTATGTGTGCAAACTTCAAGTTCCCTCCAGACGTAGTTATGCCGTTAGTATTATAATACCCTATGCGGGATCTGTTGTCAAGACTTTTTTATAGAAAGAGTGCCCCGATCGCTCCATAAAGCATCATTCCCATAACAAACGCGCCCATTCCAAGAATCCCCAATATCTTTAAAAGCTCTAAATCGCTTATGCCTTTCTTAAAAAGATATCGTGAGAGTTTTCTTAACATTATTATCTTCTTGACATACTCTTGCTATAGCCGCTACGGGCTGGTGCGCCTTCATATCCGCCGGCGCGTTGACCAGATGGGGCAAGATTCCCTATTGCGTCAATCACCAGGGCGACTTTCTTGTCTATCCATTTGGGAGCGGTGACCATTAGATTTCCAATAGTTTGAGTAATTGTGTTGGTGACTCCTTCAGCTTCGAGTGCATCACCTTTACTATCCCAGTAATCCTCAATATCTCCCATATTCATAGCTTGTTTCAGAGCATGTCCCATATTAGAATCCAGAAGCTCCGCAAAATCCGTTCCTTCTAAAGATGATGGTGTATAATTACCGTCTCTTATATCTGCCATATAGTGCTGAAGAAATTTCATACCATCTCCACCCATCTCAAAATTGGTCCGATCGTCTCCTCTTGGTTTTCCCACCATGGTGCGCATCGTATCCATAAAACCTTCGTCTAGGCTTTTTTCAATCTCTTCTTTGATGATCTGCTTAAGTTGTTTCTTTGTGATTTTCACTTCATTATTCCTTATGTCGCTAATCCATTCATACTTAGTACTCTTCTTCTTCTCGATACAGAAGGGGTCCCTGCGGACTAAGCATCGTATCCCAGAATTGAGCCACATCACCGCGGTCTCCCTTGGTGTTAATAGCGTCCACTATCATGTCATAAGCTTCTTTGCCTGAGAGCGCACCGGGGCCCATTGAATTCATGATCTCGCTGACTTCCTGCGCCATTTCCATAGCATCGCCACGTTCGCGGATGCTTTCAATGCTGTAGGCATCATACTCTTCCTTGATAATCTGTTTAAGTTGTGATTTTGTGATTTTCATTCAGTTACTCCTGGGTCGATTACCTGCGCTGAGTTTGTCGCACTTGTTTAACTGTGCCGCGTTCATCTTTAGGAACTCTCGGATTAACGAGCGCCACGAGGACTTTTCCCAAGGCGCGCATGTCTACTCCCATCGAAGTATCCATACCGGCTTTTTTTAAAATCTCGGATGTAACCTGCACGAAGGTGCCACCTTCCAGTTGAGCATTTTGACCAGATGCGTGCTGTAGAAAAACTTGAAATGGCTTTTGTGCTATGATTAGCTTCTGTACATTTTTAGGAACCATGAGGTTCGCCCGCTCCCCGTCAATAAACCAGACATTATTGGTAAATTTGGTGTATGCGTCCGCTCGGACCTCATCTAATCTTTCCTGTTTCTCGTCCATAAAATAACGAGGATCAATAAATTTTGTGTTTTTTCTTCTAGCCATGGTGTTCTCCTTAGATAGCCGATAGCAAATCTAACAATAAATAGTTGTCTCTGTCGATAAAGGTTGCTTTTTGCTTTCTTTCCTCAAACACATCTTTTGGCATAGAGCCTACGTCTTCATAACCGCTTACATCTATCTTGTATAATTCCACATCATACTTTAACAAAGTCTTGATTATTTTCCGTTCTTTTTCTGCTGCATCAGGATCCAAGGCGACATAGACTGGCGTGTCGTTGAAAACAATTTTTTTGATGAGCGAAGAATCAGTGCGTAACGTCGAACCCAATATTGGGACAGAATTTCCTGCGTTGATTGCATCGAATACCCCCTCTACAAGAATCAGGTCTTCGTTCCAATTAACATACAATTCGTTAAACACGATGTTTTTGGAGGCACGTGGATTCTTGTATTTGTAAGTATCACCATTGTAACTTCTTGCCACAAAATAACTAACATTTCCGTCATCATTGAAAGAAGGCACAACAATTCTGTTACGGTATTCTCCGCTAAAGCAGTATCCTATCTTCCATTTTAGAATCTCAGAATTAGTAATTCCGCGTGATTTCAAATAGTTGCGAGCATATATACCGGTCTTCGGTATGTTGTCGTGGCAGAGACTTACGAATTCTTCCGGTAAATCAACTGTCTGTTCGTCTCTCTCCACGCTTCTCTCAGCAAAGAGATCATCAAATCTTTCCAGATCTTCCCTACCGAATATCGCGTCCCATTTCTGTAATTGAGTATAGGAACCAAAAGACCTAATAACACGCCTAACAGAGCGGCCCCGATAATCACAAATCCAACACTTAAATACATTTTTATCAATGTTAACAGAAAGCTTAGATTTGTGGTGATTGCACTTCGGGCATTTGAAAAGAATTTCCGAACCATGATCATAGCCGCGCCCAAGCGCTTCATTCAGTATCTTCTTCGCTGCTACTTTGTTCAATCGCCCACCCGGCTTTTGCTACCACAATTGCGTCAGCGCGGTCATACGATTCAGGTTTCGGATTTCCATGCTTTGTATATTCTATCTTGAAAGCAGGTTCGTTGTCAAGTAAATATTGTAAAACAACCTGTTTTGCTTTTTGCCCTCTCGGAACTTTAATGCCGGCGTGCTTGCGTGCGGATGTGGCGGCGATATATTTCGGCTCCATCTCAAACATCTCATAGATTAGCCACGAAACAATACCGTTAAAGCGAGTAAGAGTTGAAAGTGTTTTGGCTGACGATTTACCGCCCATAAACATATGAAGAGATTGTTCAATATAAATATGGTTTATCTTGTTTTCTCTATCTTGATCTACTTCCATCCAGTGATCTTCTCTATCAAACTGATAGTTATCAAAGATTTTAAAAATTGCTTCTTTTATTCTTTCTGCTTTTTCAAATAAGTTTTTGTACTTGCGAAGATCTACTGAGTCGTAAAATACGATTTCGTCTTCGGCCACAACAGCAAAACCAGTTATACTGGTTGAAATATCTATTCCAAGAATCATATTGTTATTATACTATATGTCTAGTTTTAACTTAAATGTTAAATCTTGATCTTCTTTCTTGAGAATTGGGTTGGATAATGACGCAACACCAATTAAGTTCTTATTTTCATCATATATTCCAATTTTAGAAATATATACTTGCCTGTTAAAAGAAGCCGAATGCCCCTCAAAGCTAGAGCTAACAATATTTTTTATTCTTAATTTAGGATTTTCCTGATATATGACTGACGAAGTTAGCTGCAAGCGATCTTGACCATATTCTATAGAAGTAACATTATTAGAATAATTGGTTTCGCCGCGACGAGCATGCGCATGCATGGTCATAACCTGTGTCTCAGTTGTCCCTTCAAAAGATAAATCAAAGGACATAGATATGAATCTAGTGCCAGTGTTAGAGGTGCCTCCTCCTACTGTGCTTTGGGTTAGACCATCTTCTGCGCCGGCTCCAAAATATTTCCACTTTGGATAATCCCACTCTTCAGTATCTTTAATTAATGGCATTGAACCGGTTGCTCCTAGCTGCCAATTGCCAGTCAATAGCAATATTCCTTCTTCATACAAAGCAACACCAGCCACACTACCGGAGCCCGTTTGAGCATCTGGTCCATCCATGGCTCCAGATACCTGAATAAGCTCTCCATTTTGTTTAAGATCTCTAAGTTCACCTATTAAAGTTCCAGTCACAAACATTTTTAATGAAAGCGATCCTGGTTTGATTTCCGAACCATAAAAGATAGACGGAATCATTATTGCATTAATTTGTTGGCGATCCTTGTCCCAACCAACATCTGTCCCTCCATCTGCATATGCTGCTAAACTTGAACTAACTGCGTAATGCTCACTTCTTGTTCTATAAAGCTCCAATGAGTTTCGAAGCGCATGGTAGTGAGGGTGCACTGCGGTGCCTTTTGCGCACTCTACAGAAGTATCATCGCGGTATACCGTTTTGGCATCGTGAGCATCGCCATCGTCTTCATCGTGCGTTGGCAAGCGCTGTGCCGCATAATGTCCGCATTTTCCATCGGTAAAGGTAGAGCTTCCAGTCCAATATTCTCTGCTAATAGAAGCAGACATAGGATAGTTTCCATAAAATATGGTACCATCTTCTATGGCGCGCCAGTTATCTAGTTGGCTACCAGTAAAAGCGCTTCTGAATATAGCTCTATCGCTGCTTTTTACTAGAAAAGGATAAATAAATTCATTTGTAGTTTCGGCGTTAGCATCGGTAGTAGTAGCACCGGCAAAGGCAGTAGCAGTAATCCCTCCATTAACTCTTATATCCGATAAATTTCCATTTGTGATAGCTGCGATCGTAGTATTGCCTGCAATGCCAGGAGTGACTTGAGTAACAGTCAATGTATCATTTGTAGCGGTATGTGTGCTAAGTACGGCAGTCAATTTTCCGCTGTGCCCGGCAGAACCCTCAATGGCTTCCTTAAACTTAGTCGCAATCTCTCCTTGATCACTGCATGCAGCAATATTAACGCGGATTGTTGTGCCGCTAACCACGGCACCATTTGCATAAGAGCCGCCATTTTGGAACGCATAAGTTCTTTCCGTTCCATCGCTAGAAGTTAGCGTAATTGAAGGAGGCGAGCCGTCATCAATACCACCAGAGCCGCCAACTGCATGATTTACAACTCTGATAGTGGCTGTGGAGCCTCCACCGGCGCCTTCAGCGGCTCCTCCAGTAAAAGCAGTAGCAGTAATGCCGGCATTTACCGTTATATCCGACGTATCACCGTTTGTCACAGCCGCAATTTCGGTGTTGCCAGCAATACCATCTGTTGCCTGAGTTAAGGTCATTGTATCATTTGTGGCAGTGACCGTACTTAAAACAACAGTAATCTTTCCATTATGCCCAGCGCTGCCTTCAATAGCTTCTTTAAATTTAGCTGCAATTTCTCCTTGATCGCTGCATGCAGCAATATTGACACGAATTGTTGTACCGCTAACCACGGCGCCATTTGCATAAGAACCACCATTCTGAAATGCATAGGTTCTCTCTGTTCCGTCACTAGAAGTTAGTACGATAGAGGGCGGCGAACCATCATCAATACCGCCGGATCCTCCGACTGCATGATTTACAATTTTAATTGTAGCTGTTGCGCCCCCTGCATCAATATTGGCAGCATGTCGAACATAGCCAGTTCCTTTATCTATATTGTATTCATATAGACTAATATGTCCTGGACCTACATTTCTAACATTGTGACTAAAGGCGCCAGACTGTTCAGCTCTCTGGTTGTAGTAAACAGTTCCGTCATAAATGAAAAACTCACTTTTTGGGTGAGCTTTCATTGTGTTAATCAGAAGATCGTTTTCTCCAAACTTTTTAATAGACATAGTTAGTGCATTTTTTTAGTAGTCTAATCTAACGCGAATTGTCATATCAACTTCAGGAGTTTTCTTGAGAGGTTCTGACAATTTCGCAACCGCTAGCAATTCGTTAGCAGCGCTATACAAGCCGACTGTTGTGATATACGATATCGGCGGATCAGAAGCCACACTTTTAACTCTCATTTTGCTGGCGGACACATATGTTGGATTAGTGCTGTAATTAAATTTATTGTGCGGAACTCTACAGAAATAAATTGTTGAGTTAATCTCAGTAGTATTCTGAAAAGAAACATTTACAAATCTAGCTCTGATGGCATCGCAGTTACCGGAAATAGAAGAGCCGGTAAATGAAGCGGATACGCCATCAAGCTGTTTTCCATTGGTGGCGAGACTGCCACTAACAAACCTGGGGTTTCCATCCCATATTGACGAAGTAAGCGCCACCACACCAGCTTCATAAAAGATCACGCCATAACCTGTGCCATCTTTTGCAACATCGTTATATAAGACAGCCATCTTGCCGCCTTGAGTAGCAAGTGTTCCTTCTCCAGAAACAGTTCCGGACGGATCTGATAAGACAATCTTGCTTCCATTGGGGTATGCTGCGCCGGCATCACTATCAGAATTAGAGATCGGCCAAGAACCAGAGAACATCGTAAGACTAAACGATCCAGGTTTGATCTGGTCTTTGTAAAGCAGACGACTAAAATTCAAGAAAACGCACGAATCCATAGATCCGGTGCCATCTAGTTTAAGATCGCTTTCAAATTTTCTAATTACACCAGAGCCGGTAACTCCAAGAAGCACCAAAGCTTCTTGATCGTACATATTTCGTTTCTTTGCATTTTGTGTGCTACTAGAAGCCGAAAAAGCTGAATCAACAGAATACCCAATAGATATATCAAGGATATGGTTTGCAGATGAGCTTAGATACGGATAGTCGTACACTGACTGAAACATTCCGTGTGAATAATCCTTAATATTGAAGGACGTACCATCTGGACTATCATATGTTCCAGACACAATCGTACCGCTTAGAGGCAGAGACTCATGAAGTAAAGTTTTTGTAGTTGTAACATCCGTGCTAGGATTTAAAGGTTCATAATTTCGTGGCATTTATTTTCTCCATGTCCATAATTTAAGTACCGGCATATCTAATAATTCTTACTGGTATTTGAATGCGTGCGGAAGTTGTAGTTCCCTCGCAATAAACCGTTGAATCGATATAATCATATTTTTTGCTTCCACCAAATAACGCTTCAGACTGAACTCCATAAAGCGCATATTTAGTGTCAGAAACTCCGGTTGAGGTTGATGTTAGTTCTTGTGGAATGTTAAGGTTTAGTGCAGTGGCTGAAGATTTGCATCCTCGAATAGCCGTATACGAAGAAACATCAACTGACGCATGTTCTGTTATGTTATTTGGCACACAGTTAATTACGTGGGCACTATAATTTTTAACTGCGAACGAAACAGATGTTGTTGATGACTGCATGAGGCTTCCAAAATTTACTTTAACTTTACCGGCATTAGTATTTGTAAATATTGCAGTCTTAGGTGGACCCATAACAGTATTTATAAAACGATGATCAGTAAAAACATACATACTCTTATCAAGCAAATTTGTATTAGCAAGATAAGTTCTTGAGTTTTCTAAAGTCTGTGCAATATCTGGACTGTCAATACCCATTTCAAGAATAACTTTTGTCGAGGTGGGTGAGCCAGCATTTAAGAAATAGTTGTCCGAACCAAAAGTCGATTTAAGCTCATCAGCTGTTTCTTGATTAGCAGCAAGATAGTGAACGCTACCAGTCACTAGACTAGATTCATTTAGGTGCGGGTTTACTTTAACCTCTGGCATATATAATAAATCGGTTCGTGCGTATGATGAAAGCCCATACGCGATACCAAGATCTGATGCCTCTTTGATTGGCGTCTGCAGAATCTCTAAGTCAAAGTAGGGACTGCCTGAAACGTGTGTTAGGTTGTATAGCTCATAATTTATCTCATCGTCTCCAAGTGCAAACTTAGTAACTCTAAATCTGCCTTGAGCCATCCTTTTTCTACCAGCGCTAGTTAGGATAGCATCTAAAATTATGTCGCCTGAATTGTCTAAAAAAGCCATTTATTAACTCCTCTCTTGATAAATAGTTGTATTTTTTTATCTTTCACTATTGATTTACATTTTTATAAGTAATATTAATATCCATTTTTTTACCGGTTTTCTTTGATGTCAATCTTAGTTTAAAAGTATTTCCCCAAATTGTCTCCTCAAGATTGTCTGCTCCAATCGTCACATTTTGCATTTCTTCATGTGATTCGTTTGAAATATCAGCATCTGTATCATCTATTATTGTTTGGTTTATGTTGGGTTTTATCATAAATAGTTTTTTAAATGATTTTGAGGGTTCTGTGTAATGAGTGAGAGTCGGATCTAAATCTTCCTCACAATAAGCTTCAAAGATAGAATATTTGAAAGCTCCATCATCAACTAATTCAGCTTCGTATATTTCAGATTCAAAGCCGGGTATTCCGGCCTCATTTACGGCTCTAAATAAATAATAATATTTTCTATTAGTTGCAATCTTATCATAAAATATTGTTTGCGATAAGGTATTTTTTGAATTTTCTATTTTTAAGTCTATTCTTGAGATAATTTGATTATCAAAATCCGCAATAGATCGTGGTTTTTCGGACACTCTATACACTTCAATAGCAGCTTGTCTAGACACGGATATTCGATTGACCTGATCTTCAACAGCATTATCTATATCAATCATATCAAGAGAATGAATATAAGAACCTCTAATATCATAATCATCATCCATAATGGGAGAAGGGGGCAAATAATGCGTAGTAAAGTCATCATATTTAATATCAAATCCAATTATTTGCGAATTATCCATCAGTTGGAACGGCGAAACATCAACTATGTTTGGGGGGTTATCTAACGCTTTTAAAACTTTAGTAGCAATTGGTATTTCTATTATTTTAGCAGAGGCTTCAAAATTTAAATAAAAATCTGCTAGGTATTGGTAGTTTTTAGATATACTCTGAGTGCTATCGATAAAAGTATTAATTCCTAGCAAGGCGTTATCTTCGTCTGTTTCATATAATTGCGTTTCTGGTCCTGCAGTTAAAGGGTCATACCACTGAATACAATACCACCCTTCGTAATCAGCAGCTTCTTCCCCAACTATTCCGGAAGGTCTGCCTAAACGAACAGTATCTACTGAATATTTGCTGCCACACACAAGGACATAAGCATAAACATTATACGTATAATCTTGATCATATTTTATTTGGCTATCATATAATAAAATATCATCTCCCTCTTTGCCTTCAGCGATCCAAAAATCTTGTAATACGCCCAATGATCCACCGGTAGCAACATTGCCACCTATTTTTTCAACCCTGTAGGCTATTGTTTCTAAATATTTATGCTGATCACCTCCTACAGATACGGGACCGGCATAATAAGAAGTTGGATTAACTATAGCATCTAAAATTAATTCTTCAGAGGCGCCTGTGCCGGCGCGGCTGTATGTTGAAAGAGCAGCTTTATCTAAAGAATAAGCTAGTGTAGTATTAGATAATTCTTCAAAATCTTTTACAAAATGAGCTATATTAATTGAATTATAGTGAGCGTATAAAAGAGTTGATTCCTTTGCAGACAGTCGATCAATATTTGGAGCACCTATAAAATAACAATCAGACGATGGGTTCACTGCTGCTTCGCTAGCCTGCTGAGAAGAGATATTATTAATTGCAGAATAGTTAATGAATTCCGCAAAATCCAGCGTTCTGTACGTTTCACTGTTTGTTTCAGTTAGATCCTCTGAGCCCTCTAGCGAAGCGGATGTATACATTTTTTCGACCATGAAGGTCATATCCTCCAGCCGACTAGGTTCTGCAGAAATTTGTCCAAATAAATCTTTTAAATCTTTCATAAACTTGCTACTAAGATTGTGCTCAGTTATTAAATCTCTTACATAGCTCAAGCCTGCAAAAGATTCACTTCCAAAATTAGACAGATATGCTGAATTTAATGATTGGAAATCAATTTTAATATAAAAAGGTATTTTACTAATGTTGTCAACAATAGATTTACATTCTTCAGATACTGCATTTTGATCAAATATCACATTGCGCATAGCCGAATCAATACTGTTTATTGTACTTTGCGAGAGAGGATACCTTAATAAAGATGCAGAATAATAATTTCTCAAGTTTAAATCAATATCTTCAAATTGAGGAGTAGGAAATCCAGCGCCGGCGCCGGCATCCGCAGTTTCATCCCACGAATCTGCAGAATAAAATGGCGGCAAATAAGTGCTAATTAAGACAGGATCTAACAAGCTATCTGGCTCTACTGATGTTAAGTCTGGATATGCATTTTCTAATGTTATAAATCTAAGTATTGCGTCTGCGTATCCGTATGTCGGCTCTGGAGTATCTTCAATTGTCTGAAATAAATATGCATTTGGAAGAACGCGCTCTGACGCAACCCCATTAGTATAGTCTAAATACTCCGAATAATGTCTGTTATAGCTAGGGGTTATCGATATTGTATTGTTTCCCTGAGCGGCGGCGGCATTATGATCTATTATATTAGAGTCATATTTGTGATATGGCAATTGCAAATACCTAATGGAGTGGTCTCCGAATACCGTATTGTGTTGAGACAGCGGTCCTACATATGATTTATCTGAATATTCTCCACCCATTATATAGGCTTCCCACCATAGATAATTGTCAAACCCAAAACTAGTATCTTCATAAATTCGACAAGGCACTCTATAGCTATTAAAAAAAGATAAATTATTTATTTCTTCCATAAGATCAAAATTTGGAATAATCGCATGCATTCCTTCTTGCTCTGGAACATATTGAACTCCTAATTCATCAAATGTATACTCAGTTCCAAACAAGGAGTAAGAGAAGTACTCTTCATCATCCGAAATTTCTTCAACTGATATAAAGGCGCCCATGGCTGTTCTGAAAGGATCAGAACCGCTTATAATATCTAAATTTGCTAAGCTTAATGCAATGGCGGGGTATTCAGTACTCATATTGCGCTCTCTTTAGTAAGTAGTAGAAGTGCCGGATGGGTTTCCTGCAAATATCATTAGATCAGATTCTTCGGTTGCTATTTCGGCGCCGAGGGCTAAAGAAGTAAAATTACCAAACTTAAATATATCATATTTTCGACTTCTAAACTCGTCACTAGTTTCATAGCTGCGTGCTATTAATTCATCATATAGCGATGAAATGGTATTGTCTAATATTTCTGACCATGTATTATCTGAGCCAAATCTTTCCTTGAGAGCCGCTAGTTCACCCGAATAATATTCAACATACGTGGCACCTTCAGCATATTGTTCTTCATCAGTTGGCTCTTCTTCTCCATCATAATACGTATGAGAAAACATCGGCGCATAATCACTACTATTCATAAAATCCCAATATATTTGTCGTTCTTCTCCCCACAAATCTTCAAAAGATGTATATGCTATCTCCATAACTTGGCCGGCTTCAAATCTATCAGTATAATTAACGCTGTCAAAATCAAAATCAGATTCAAATTCAGCAGCAATTGAGCCTAGGGCGGCGCGCATAAGTATGCTTCCTTCTACTTCATTTTCCCAGTCGTCTGTATTGGGAGCAATGATGTCTATAAGTCCTATTCTGTTCTCACGTTCTTCAAAATCTGATCCCAAAGCCAATTCCGGGAGTCCGTTTTCGCACGGTTTATCTCCGCTAGTTGAATATTCAGTTTCTTGTTCAGGCGCAGCGTCCTCACCAGTATCGGGATCTGCTGAGTCAGCGGCTTGGCTAGCAACTTGACCGAATGGATCCTGATCTGCTGCCAGCTCGCCAGCTCCTCCTTGCGGATCTTGTTTAGTGTCAGATACATAGGCTCCACCGCCGCGGGTTCTAGATTGCCATAGGGATCCAACTTCTTTTGGTCCACGGGTTCGATCTCCTGCTTCTCCACCGCCGCGGGTTCTAGATTGCCATAGGGATCCAACTTCTTTTGGTCCACGGGTTCGATCTCCTGCTTCTTCTTCTTCAGGGGTGGGTATGCCGAATTTTGGATCCGAAACTTCTTTTTCAAGCGGAGATCCGTATAAGGTAGCCCAGCTAGACTGGGCGCCGCCGGCGGATTGAATCATATAGCCTATGCTCATTGTTCCAAGAGATTCGTGAATAATAACATCTTCATCTGGATCGCCATATACTCTGGAACCACCTCCAGAAAACCAATCATCCTCTTCGTCTGGTGGCTCTTCGATAACGCATTGCCCCAGGTCCCAAGACCACACATAAGGTTCGCCATATAAATCTTTACATTCTTGATCTAAGCGTTCAGTTTCTTCATCAGTGGGCATAAAAATATATTTCCTTAATTATTTAAGTAAGTTGTTTTAATGGAGTGCTAGGCATTTCGCGTAAAATTTGAGCTGATTTATTAGCGTCAACGGCGCCAGCATCCATGCTAAACACTACCTGATCGCCATTGGGGCTATTCGTATTGTTGCCGCGATTATTGTTTTTATTAACGGCTCTATTAGTATTATTATTAGAGCTGCCAATATCACTCATCAGGACGCTAATATTTTTATTCTGTTGTATTTGTTTTGAGCTATTGCGTTTTCGCTTGTCATTTTCGTTTCGTTTATTTTGAGGAATATCATCATCCAAACAGTAAAATGGATCATTTGGATTAGCAAAATTCTTTTTTGCATCTCTTTGTTTGTTTTTCATATTTTTTGTCGATTGTTCATCAATTATATTTGGGTTATCTACAGTTTCTTTATCGGTTTGCTGTAGTAATAGCGAATAATCATATTTTTCATCACTAATGTCACAGCCCAGTGAAAATAACAATTTAGTAGAGATTTCTGCGGTGTTGCCGTTCGACTCATAGGCGCCTGCAATTCTTTTTGCTTTCATGATGGCTAAAGATTTTTGAATATTGGCTACTCTTGTTCTTCTTTTGTCAGTAACTTTGCCGTTTATTAAAAACTTATTTTTTGTTGCAATAATTCGGTTTAAAGCTCTATCTTCGACTATTTCTCTAGTTAGCATTCGACTGCTTGCGCCGCGTTTACGTTTTGCCAAAATAATTCTCCATTTTTTAATATAATCTCATGATAAATAGTGCACATATGATTTTAAAACCCGCCGGGAAGTTCGGAGGGGTCGCCGCCCTCGTCATCGGTTTCGAGTTCTGGATCCTCGCGTCCATAGTCTCGCTCGAATTTATCCATAATCTCCACTATATCAAAAAGCTCATCGTCTCCAAGTTTATCCGTACCGCCAAAGCCTCCGCGCCTCCAGCCGCCACCGGATCCTTCTTCAGCTGGCGGGTCTTCTTCAACAGTCGGCTCACCGCCCAATGTTGTAACAATGTCTGCTGTATAAACAATAGGAGGAAAACATTCTAAAACGCCTTCGAACTGCATATCTATTGGATCTGTGCCCCATTCATTTATAAAAGCGGCGAAAGGCTTCAGGTCCCGGTGAACGGTGTCTCGAGCGTGGACGTAGACCGCAGCTTCATCTAGTGAATCAACGCCGGCATAAAGTTCAGCGATTGCTTGAATTCCTTCCAATAAAAACACAACAGAATCTAGCGTTCCGGTTTCAGGATGCACCATTGTCATTAGTGAGTTTGTATTAAGAACAAGATCTACCCTGCTTCCTTGAAATGTAAAATATAGCATTTCTCTATGAATATTAAAAATTAATGGCGCCAAAATCCATGGCTCAGAGCCGGGTGTATAACGCTCAACCATAGCTTGTGCAAAAAAAGAATTAAACTTATCATCAATAGCGTTATATGAGCAAGCTTCTTTAGCATATTCGCCGTATTCTACAAAATCGTCAACGATTTTTAAAAAGGATTCTATTAGTTTAACAACGGCAGCTAACGAATGATCTTCAATATGAAAAACGGTATGATAATATTCAGTAGAAATTTCTTCATCTATTTGAAAATATCCTCCTTCTTTTTCTCGACCAACGTCGGTTGCCCACTCCCACGAATAATAATCTTCAAACGACATGCACAGTAATCTATAATTATCGTAAGCATTATAAAAAGTTGATGTATTTAAGACGTCAAAATTTCTTGGTATTACGTAAGAATATACCATATTGTCATCTTCTGATAGTTCTTCAATGTAATATCCATCACTTTCTGAGTCTATTGAAAATCTATAATCGGTTTCCAGCACAGCATGTCCAGAAGGAGATTCATAATCTGTGTAAGCTAAATTTTGATGAGTCATATACTTTACTTTTGGATACGAGTAATCTTCATCAAAGGCGATCCAAAACTCTTTGATTGGCTTATCAAAGATTGGGGCGCCGTCCAGCTGGACTTCTTCTAATTCTATTTTTGAATTATATCTGGTTAACGAAAGTGTTTTTTCCTTAATCAAAGAGTTGGTAAATTCTTTTCCGAAAACAGCTTCAACACCTTTCACATGATAAACCCTAGACATTAGCAAATAATCATTAACTATTCTTTCATAATCGATAAAATAATATCCTTTGTTTAAGATATCCTCAAATCCAGACTCAATTACATCAGATACATCATCAACTTCAATTGGATTAAGATTTACACCAACTCGATGCATAAAATAGTTGTTATAAATTACATAATGTTCGTACTCTGTATCCACATAGAAGCCTGTGTAAGGATACTCAGCACCATCTCCAGTGTAAAATGCGCGCTCCTCGGCTGTTGGTACGTTAGCAGAACCAAAAAAGCTTGAGTTTACTTCTGACCAAGTTGCCGCGTCCATGGAAGCATTTGATCTTCTATCTAAAATTTTATTATTATATATTAGTCTTTTATGAAGAAGATGTTCGTCGATTAATGAATTATTAAACTTGTGAATCATATTTCTATATCCACGATAAAAACGACCCATAGATGTTCCTGGAGTTTTTATTGGCCAAGTCCTTCTTAATTGATTAAGTTGAACAAGTAACTCTGGTTTTCTACCATAAACCGATTGAATGTATTTAATACTATTTATAATTTCTAATAATTCTTCTGATATCCTACCTGTGTCTATAGAATCTTGATACTGTTCATAAAAAACTTCTAATGCAATATGAATTTCATCATGAGTTACAGCCTCTTGTGTATAATATCTGCCATTGATACCTTGTATGGGGACATCATTATATGTTGATTCTGTAGTTTTTGATCCGCCTACAAACTGCTCTTGCGGTTCGTCATTTAAAATTCCATCTTTAAAAACATGCTCATATGAGGCGTCTGATACTGTAATCTCTGATATTGTTTGATCAAAGTATATTCTATTATATCGGTCTTCTGGGCTATCTACATATTCCGCCGTGTCCTTATCGACCGTAGTGCTAAACGCATATAAAAATAAGTTGCTATAGTCGTCAGACATCATAGTAAAAATATGAAACGGGTCTTCAAATGGGTCGTTTTCGCTAAAGCTCCATATATGAACACCCACGGACTCTTCGGCGCCGTAGAAGTCTTCAACACCATAATTATACCACGACAAGTCTATATCAACTTCAGTAGTCAGCTTATAGTGTAAAGTTGTAGTATCATACCAGTCCTCTACTGGTTCCGAGTCGCTAAAATCTGCATACCAAAAATTTCCATGATGACCGCCTAAAGTAGACATTACATTAGCGCCGAAGAAATCAATCGTGCTATTTTCACGCAATTCTGCAGAGCTTGACATCATAGTCAACACATTAATATCATTATTTAGAAATCTTTCATGGTATTTTTGTGAAAGCCCACACATCACATAAAAGTTTAAGTTATCCACCATATATTCAATAAGTTCAGTGGGCGCATTATAATCGTAATCGCCGCCTACCTTAATAGACACTTGAGCTGTAATTTTTTCATCATATACTGTAATTTTTTCTATGAATGGTGTTGGAAGCCATCTGCCATAGCGATTTAATTTATCTAGGTTTGCTATTGACATATTTCAGGCTCCGTTGCTCTTCCATAAATATCAAAGTAAATAGCCTCTTCTGATTGAGTTTTGCAATCGAAATCTAAATCAACATAATAGGATTGCTTATTGAATGTTTCTGCGCCTTTACATGCCAATTCATTATCAATTTCATGATCCACCAATATATCAAAATAATATTCGACGCTGGCAGTAGTATAATTTGTCGATGGAATTGTTACTGGCTGATTAGCAACCATATATCCATCTTGAACATTGTTATATTCTTTTTTGAAATATTTTCTCTTATAGCGAACGTACTCATCCTTACCGCCTGCCCAAGAATCAAGTATCCACGCCGATTCATCATCAACAGTTAAACTAATTTCGCCATCATTAGAGCGCTCGCCACAAGTAGCTGAAACCAACACTATACTAAGATCAGATGTTAAGTCATATAAATTTCCTTCCTGCACACCTTCGATATCTAATTCAGTTCCAAAGTTATCTATTGCTTCAAGTAAATAAAGCAACAGTTCGGCGCCTCTTGATTGTTCGGTAACTCCAGCAAGCGATTCCTCTTCGGTATAACTATCCAATAATACCGTTGCGGTTCCGGTGCCGGCACCTCCGTCTGCTATAGTATCTTCTTTTGTGTTTATTACAAAGCCAGATGCAGGACCGCCAGATGCAGAGTCTTTAATTGTAATAGTTACAGTATAATTATTATGATTAATAGTGAGGATATCGCCGCTTGTGACCCCAGTCCAGCCATGGTTGCCGCCAAAGTCCTCATAAAGACCAATCCGACCATTGGCCGCAGTGCACGAAGTAACCGTTTCTTTTTGAAACACTTCAATGTCGAAATTTTCTACCAGGAGCGCGGTATTTACCTCCTCCATGTATATCAAAGCATCGTCAGCCTTTAATCCGACCGTGTGCAAATCGGCAAAAACCCTACTGGAGCCTATTATATCGTTTACAGAATCAGGTAGCAGATCCTGATCAAGACGAGCAATTTGTTTTTCATATTCCAAAGTTATATTAATTTGAGGTATGTCCGAAAGGGTTACAGAATCTCTATTCGCTGATGATGATATTTTATTTTGTAAAGCAACAACCTTCCATGCTGGTGCGTAATTATTTGAATCTGAATCTAAAACCGCATCGCCAATTGACTTTTCAAATCTGAACATTTCTGCGCGAGCTATTTGCTGCTGCGGGGTGGCATCAACATATTGAGTTTCGCCAGGATTTTGAATTTGTTCGTCATGGCGCTCAATATCCGTGAACAAAATTGGGGACTCAAGATATGCAGTGCTCTGCTTAATTCTTTTGTGAATATCATTTTGTGGCTCAGGAAGCGCAGTGGTCTCAACTGTGGTTCCATGGAGCACATCACCTGTACAGTATCTTTTATCATATAAAATATTATCATCAAAAAATGCATAATAAACAGGCTGCAGCTTTCCAATAGACATTAAATATCTACCATATGTTGTTAACTGGATATCAAAAACTTGCTCTTTTTTGTTTAAAAACTTAGCCATTAATAACCTTTTCCCTTTCTTTTAGGGCTTCGTTTAATTTTGGAGTCCAGGTCTGGAGGGTCACCTGCCAGCCCTTCTACGCGGGAGGCAAAATCATTTTTCTTTTCTTGCCATTCGGTATTGCGCTTAGAACCAAAACTACTTGGCATCCCATTCGTCAGTTCTTCTACGCGGGAGGCAAAATCTAGATCTGTGATTTCTGCTCTAATGGGACCTGACCCCATTATTGGATTTTTTTCATCAGCGCCAGAAAAAGTTGGACCTATAAGTTCAACAAGCTCAGGATCTCTATATAAAACTTCTGCATCTACTTTAATCAATTCAACAAAAGACAAGTAATCATAAGGCCAATTATACATTATCTTATATCCTTCAGAATCCTCGTTAAAAGTAAATAGATCTTTTGTTGATTCCCCAAGCTGTGCGGTGATTAAATCAGAATAGTCAACTTGAGATTTCTGCTTGACTTTGAACACCATCCATCGCAGATTTTCACTTTCGCAAAGATCATCTGCAGACAATAACTCGTTAATGTCCAAAGTGTGGGCAATTGATTGATGCTGGCTTGTTATTTTTTTATAATCTCTAGGTGCTAAATTTTGCCACATGTAAGATAAATCGTCTTTATCAAATTCATATTCAAATTCAAAAATATACATAACTAAAGGATCAGTATCTGGATTATTTATAAAATCAAATTGTGGCGGTAAAACATAGCGCTGCATTTTTTGAATCATTTTTCTTATAGAAACTCCAGCAGCTGATAATGAGTCACCTAAAGCCGTTCCTGATTGTGCCAGCGCTGCCTCAACTCTTATCTGAGGGATTTCAAAAAATCTTTTTCTTGTGGTAGCAAATTCGCCGCACTTGTCTTTCTTTGATACATCTACACTTTCTATAGTATATGGAACTGCCACTATCGCCTCTCTAATAATTAAACTTTCACGCAATTCTCCCAATCTTTTTGTTGTCTCTTTAGTCTCGAATCCCATTAAATCAGTTAAAGATTGCATTGTTCGGTGAAGTTTTAAGCCAGTATCGGCTGCATCAGAATTATTATAAACAGTATTATTATTGACAACATCATAATGAAACTTTAATGTTTCAATAGGAATATCTCCAATTTCCATAAAAATTCCTGTAGAAGAATCTGTTGGCAGCAATCCAAATTGGTGCCACATTCCGCGCGGGACAGACCCTGACGCAAATATTGGTAGTGTTGGGTCGACAGCTCGAACTGTATTGTCCGCAAAATTCATCATTGGAGTTTCAAATTTAGGTTGAATGACCCAGCGCTGTCCTGCGGTTGTATTTTCAATCATTTCTGGGTTGCCTAGCTCGTCTTTTCTTTGTGTCAATATTCTTTCAACGCCTAATAAGTTTAAGCTAGCGCTAATTTGCATTGCATTGCTGTTAATATTATAGCCAGAATAAGGACGTGTTTTACTCTGGGCGTCTGCCGCATATGGAAGCGCGGAAATTAATATTGGTCCGTGAGAGTTTGGAGCTGTTGATGCTGTTATAAATCCGGGATCAGCTCTCCAATAAACCATATTTATTTCTGATAATATGGTTTCTAGATCGTAGCTTCTTGTGTGAGATGGTCTGAAAACAATATCGCACCATGCCTCACCATTGGTATATGGAGGAGTATATGCCCAATTAAATCCATTTATACTGTCCATGGGCGCCGTATTTAACGCATAACTAGTAGCTGCAACGCCTTCTGCAGGTCTTCCTGAAAACGGAGGACCAAATGCGGTTGGTCTTGAATACATTGTAAAGGTTTCTCTAAATCCGTCTTCATTCTGTCTAGGATCTTGTGGTATTGGAAACTCTGCTTTTTGAAAAGCCGAAGCACTATAGAGCTGGGCTCCAAATACCCCATACCCAGTATTATCACCCATACTGCTTGATTCATCTTGATAAGTTCGGGGTCCGGTGTGACTTCTTCTCAATTTAATTCTCGCGCCGTATACACTTCCCGCTTTAAAATTCAAGTCATCGGTAATTATACCTGATTTTAGTTGCGTATAATTTGACTCTTTTAAGAAAAAATTACCAACTTCGCCTAAAAAGTTACTAACCATTAGAGAATATGTCTCATCAGCTGGAGCACCACAAGAAGAAGAGGCATATAAAGAAGCTGATAAATGTGGCTCCATGTCAATTGGTCGCACCTTGCTAAGATATTTATCAGGCTTAAGGATTGCCTCAAATGGCACTCTTAAATCAAAAAGTTCGCCACCTTGATAACCAGTAGCAGCCTTGCGATCAACTTGAAAAGTGCCACTAACTGCTGTTAGCATCCAGTTTCCTGGGGTAGCTCCAGGGTTATCTACTCCATAAAAAGAAGCACTTAGTTTAAGAGGATCTGTTATTATAGGATAATCAACGGCTAGTCCCGACTTAATAGAGTTAAAAAGAATTCCTGGCGAGTATAGCGTCTGCATTAAAGGTCTTAATAGTCCACCATGGCTTTCTACAAGAGTTTTTCCATAATATGGGAAAACATTTGCCCCTATAGCCGAAGCGCCAACCAAGCCATTGCCGTAAGATTTAGAAAATTGACTTACTATATCTATTGTTCGCTGAGCTGGATAGAAACCTTTGTACGGATTAAATCTTATAGCTGCACTAACTGTCAATCTTATTTCATGAGGCTGTAGTAAAGTGTCTTCTTTAATGTTCATAAAGTCGCGTAAGAATTCTGAATTTGAATAATCTTTATAGAAAGATTGAGTGACGCTAGATATGTTAGTACCGGGAATTTCAAATGTATTTTGCTTTCCTCTATTGTTTAATCCAACTTCAATATAGTCTTGAACATGCTCACTTATTCTAAATTCTGGCACAATTACATGATCTTTGAATATTTTATTTAGCTCAAATTTAAAATCGTTGTACTCATCAAACCATGGCTCGGATGACTTAGATACGAAAACAATTGTTGAACCAGATTTTTCTAAAATACCGGCTTCAGATCCCGCTTCCCATAAAGCCTCGCCGCCAAATATATCAATTTGAGTTTTTGGATGAAATGGCGATACGGGACCATACGGCTTAAGACTTCCAGTAGCCGATATAAGCGGACCAGTTGGCGCCACAACAGAATAAGGCGAACTTAATCCGTGCTTACGTGAATATAAGCCAGCTGGCACTAGGTTTCGTGGAGCTGCAGCATTTCCTTGCGATACACCATTGTGAAAGTGAAAATAGTTATTTTGAAGCTCGCCGGCACCACCGGACGCTATTAGATCGTCTAAAGATGTGGCATGAGCTGCTGGTGCTTTCGTTCTTGTTAGAAAATCACATTGTGGATCAAGCACCCAACAACTTTGAGAAATTGATCTATTAACATTAAATGAAGTTTTTAGTGCATTTCCTACCGTGCATCTTTCGTCTCTAGAGTCTCTCCAGAACAAATTGTCATAATCCGTTCTCGATCGAGATGAAGAAATCATTTCTCTTCGGGCTGACGGGAATATATTTTCCGAGTACACAACCCAGTTTAAGTTATACATGCTATTGTTTTTAGCTATTGTGGTAATATAATCTAGCGGTGTCGAAATTATAGACAAGTCCATCATAATTTTATTATTTAAAGCGGTTTCATTAAAATAGATTTTTTCATTATTATGAGTAACTTGAAGCGTTGTATCGTCCCTATCAACATTAAAATTGATTTTAGCTGGTCGACCTCGAAACGATACTGGGGGTAAATCATATTTTGTAATAGTTCTATTACTGTTTACTATAGAAAGCTGATTTTTTTGATGTTCATCGGCTATAATTGGGTGATAAGTTGGATGTAGTCTTCTCCAGTTCCATCCAAAAACATCTTTTCTTCTTGTTAGCAGCAGATTAAAATAATCTGTACTGCCCGAAATAAATCCACCCATCTGCATTTCACTAAGAATATCATTATTTATGTAAGAAGTATTCGGTGCATCGAAACTAAATCCAAGAACATTATCCTCACCAGAGCCAGTTAAAGAATCCAACGTTAATGTGTTGAGTCTTTCAGTAGGCTGATAAAAACTCCGAGTTAATTCCGGAACAACCGAACTTGCGCTAACCCAAGCGCCATCATAATATGACACGTAGCCGCTAGAGCTTGAAAAAAGACCAACATTATGACCATACATGGGGGCGTGTCCATAATATCTAAATTGACTTGATGAAATTAAACTGTTTCCTATCCAGGAATATTGCTTATCTGATCTTGGTATAGGGTTTCCTATAAAATAATTGTCATGTAGCGATTTAGTAACAACAGCCAGAGTTGAAGGGTCGAATATATCCCCATCGTTAGATATATCTAAAACATATTTTACATTTCTTTGATTCTTAAACATGCTCGGAAATTGATCTGTTGAAGCTCCCGGTCCGCCTGCAGTGGTTGCTGGTCCATCAATTTTGGATGTTGTTCCTGTAATGAATGCAGAATTGCGACCAAATCTAGCAGAATGGCGTGCAAGATGCGATCGCAATCCATAATCTTTACCAACACCAGTAGCCGGATCAATACACACATCGGAAACTCTAATTCCTGTTGTGGTTGAGCCAGTAGCTTCCGAAGTGGTACCAGAAGAGCCTTGAGAAGGCTTGATTACTGTAAGGTTTCTATAATTTAAACTGTTATAGACAGAGTATTCTGAAGCTCTAAAGTCTTGATAGCCATAAGTTTGAGTTTCGATGCCTCCTGGAGCACTAAATCTATTCACAAAAACTGTTTTGTTTGTAGAGCCGCTTAGAAGATATCCAACACTATACTCTGATACAAGCTGAGTATGACTATCGTCGTCTCTTCGAATATCAAGAATAGAACGGACATGTGTTCCTATGGAGCTAGTGGCTGCATCCCAAATTATCTCACTCGGCAAAGAAGGTTGATAATTCATAAATTGTCTTGGGGTCGCAAATGCTCCAAACGTATTTACCACCTGATAATTTCGTTGATAATTGCCCAGCACAACAAGTCCATCGCCAGTTGAACCGGTATTACATTCTATATTTCTAATATTTACTGGTCGTTTTGCAACAAAATCTCTATATAGCCAAGCTTTATGCGAGGCTGTCATGGGATATGGAACCACATCCGGCTCATTTGCCTCAGGCCAAGGGTAATCAGCAGAAGCCATGGCTAAAGCACCGCTATATGCCGGATCTATTACTGGATAATCAGTATAATCGCCCAAAAGAAGTTTCCAAGCCTCTGGACGGTTTGTGTAATCGTCACCTCCCGTAAGATTAAATTTAACGTGTCTCGACTGGTGTCCTCCAACCGTCTGATTAGTAAATGGACCCTGCATTGGCTTCTCCATTAGAGAGCCGTAAGTATCATTATGTAAATTAGTTATCTCAAGGCCATCGCCAATCTGTTGTGTCACGTATCTATTATAGCCAGATTTAACAGAAGAACTCATTAAATTAAACGGAAAAGCAAAACTTGTTTCTGTGTTGGCATACGTGCCCTCGGCCCAGTTTCGACCTCTGTCGACTCTAAAATATCTTTTTGTTTTTTGCTCTGGCTTGCTTAAATCATCTAAATGCGTTTCTGCAAGGGCTTCCATTTCAGAAGACCAGCCCACCAAAACATTTTCAGGTATAAATAAACCATCAGATACATCAACTGGACCTGCTGGTCTCAAGGCATTATAGGTAAAATCAATATTTTTATTTTGATTAAAGTTAACGCCGCCCTTGACAGAATGAAAACTAGAAGAAAAAACAGGCTTACTTATACTGACGCTTGCTAACTTTGAAAAATTTCTACGAGCATAAGTTTTAAGTTGATAAGATGCTCCTTCTGATGTATATAATACTGGCAAGCTTTGACTTAGAGTCGGCGTAGACCATATAATATCTTTAAGCTTTTGCCTCTGTGAATCTAGCGTTGCGTCATCAGATGTTAATTCTGTTGAATTGGCTTTCGCTCGCCGACGCCAGAAAAATGAATTAATATTTGTAGCTCTTGGAGAAGATGGCGTTGGAGAATGACCCTTTGGCCAAGGATAGCTGCTTAGCTCTGCGCCAGCCATGGCTTGGTTTAAGTCAGTTTCCATAAACTCTATAGTTGGAAACTGAGATTGATATTTGTTTCTTTCTAATACATGAGATTCTACAACATTTAAAATATCCTCAGAAAATCTTGATGAGCCGGGTATTAATTGGGAGATTATTGTTGCTAAAGATTCATCAAACCACTTATAATAATCTAAGAATTTTTCAACTTCTTGAACATCAGTAACCTTTCTAAAAAATGTTTCCCTTAGTTTCTCAAGGTCTTTATACCTTGAACGATACCTATGAACTGGGTGCCCTATTGCATTATGAAAATCTATAGCACCAGCAAAAAAGTCCAACATTTGCTTGGTGACTGCCCCATAAAAGCTTTTTTCTAAAGACATGTGATAGCTTGGTGCTTCTTCAACAATTCCATATACTTTATCGTCGTCTGATAAAATCTTAATCATATCAGAAGAAACCACCTGTTCGGGATGAATAAATTCAAATGTATTAGAATCTTGCTTAACCTTAACGTTATCAGAGGAAGCTGCAAACCCATAGCCATACCCTGTATGCTGATATCCTCCAATTTTTCCAAGCCAGCCGTAGTTATTTCTTATTTCTACAGAGCCGGTGCTGGCATCATTGATATGAAATTGCCCGTCAGCTGCGGAGGCAGTTATGTTTTCAAAATTCCAATTTAAAAATAAATAATTTTGATTAGTAACATCATATTGAGTATTTGCCTCATCTCTATGTGATGCATTTTCATACGCACCAGATACTCCAATATTATTATAGTCTTTTGCATGAAATAAAATTTCACTATCAGTTAAAGATTTACCCCAATATCGCAATCCATTTATTCGAACATCTGAGGAATTTATAAGGGTGCCAGTAATATTTGTTCTTTCTGCTCCAGCATATAGTCTTTTAGAGCCTGTTGCAAAATTAATACCAAGACCGGATCCGGTAATTGAAGCAGTCAAAGTAAAAGAATTTAAAACTTCATTAAGCTGTGTATTGATTCCCTTAAAAATTAATTTATAATCCAAATCAGGCCCAAAAGAAGAACCTGAAACAAATCCAGTATATGGGTACCCCTTTGGTTCTAATCGAACAGAAATATTCCACCTATTATTGCCATAAACGTTCTTAAATACACTTGAAGTAAGTTCTGGAAAGGGATAAGGGTGATTTGAAGAAGAGATTCTAAAATATACGTTTTTGGAATTACTTGACTCCCTTATGGCATGTACTTGGAAATTTGAAGTATCTGGTCCAACTTCTGAATCTCCAAAATTTGTAACCCAAGTAGTTTCAGTACCAACAAGATGAGCAGAGCTGGCTGTGCCGGCTGTATACATTCCAAAAAGAGAGCAGCTCAAAAAAGAACGATCAATATTACCTATGTTGCGATAAAATCTTGGAAACACAATATCTGCTTCAGCGGTAAACCCATATCGATCTTCATATCCGTAGCCATCAAAGCCGGGCTGGACTGAATTAGCAGTCTCTGTCTTTCCTTCGCCATGGCTTCCAGATATATATCCACGCTGCTCATTGGGACTTGTAGAAACAGCACCATCGACCGCTTGGTATATAACAGCGGAAGTATTATCTTCATTGTTGAAATTGATTTCTGTTGTTTTTACAAGAGATTGTTTGAGTTTATTAGAAAGAGTATACTCAGTATTTTTTGCATTTGTTCTTAATGAAACTATATCATCGTTCATATAAAAACATCGAAAAACGTTTTTGACCGCTCTTTCTGTGCCCTTCGTTTTGTATATATTTGTTAAGTTATTATATAGATTTACGTAAATTAAGTTTTTAATCTCGGTCAAATCTCCTTCAAAAGAGCTTGTTAGTGTTTTATTTAAAAATCTTTCAGTTATTTCAGAATCAACAAGTATTTCAGGAGTGTATAATCCTAGCGATTGAGGAAGATGTTGCGCAAATGGCATTGGCTTATATGAAGAACTTACATAATTGGCATTTTTAATATTTGACAATTCTGTAATTTGTATATGCATTTTGTCAAAATAAGTTCCTACTATGTGCGTCATTTTTCTTAAGTCTGAAAACCACGGATCGGTTTCAGAATTGTTTTCATCCTCTTCGATAATCCAAGAGGGCAGCATGCTTAAAATATTTGAATTATTCTGCCTATCGTGATAAGAGCCACTGTTTCGCAAATTGGTTTGTAAAGTGGACACGTCAGGATGACTAGAATAAATAATTGGATCTAAGTACTCACTTTTAGCATGTCCAGATTCAACCATTGCCGAACCAGTATTCCGAGAAGAGGCGTCATATCCAACCCATACGCCATTACAAAGTCTGCCGCCATAGTCTAAAACAGTGTCATCAACAGCCGTATCGCCAGTTATACCCTCATTAAATTTATAATACATGCCAAGGGTTGTATTAGAAATATCTGTGTTTACACCGCCTCGTATCTGTGTAAACCAATTTAGTCCAATCTCGCGACCAGTTCGGGCGACTTTCCAAAAACGAAATTCATCAATAGAGGCGCTAAGTTTACCACCACCGGCAATATTGCCTTCTTGTGGCCAAATTTCAGAACTTGGGTTTGGTTGAGACGCAGTTATGAGCGATCCAAGGCGCCCCATTAAGTCTTTTTGATCTAGCTCATTAAAGTTTTTTGATGATACTTTCTCAATATCATCTAAATGCCCATTAAGGTATAGTTTAATATCAAAGTCGCTTCCGCTATTCTGTAGAGTAATTGCATAATGATTCCAATCTTGAATACTGGTGAGAGTTGTATTAGTTCCCACTGCTTGCTCATAAACATTAGTTGAGCCACTCTGAACGGTAACATAAAATGGTGTGGCAGATGAACCCACTGTTCCATCTAAAAATATAGTTATTCTTCCATAATCGTGATCTCCAACTGCACTGTTATTCCATAAGTCAAAAATTACTTCTTTTTCGGTCTGAGTGCTTGTGTTGGCAAAAGCAGCCTTTTTGAGCCAAAACTCAGCTGTAACACCTCTTTCAAAGTCAGATTTTAAATTTGACTCTCTAGAACCAGATGCCCAATCTGATGGCAAGCCGGCATTGCGATATATATCAGTGTCATAAATATTTGAATATTGAAACTTGCTACTCATCGGATCAGGGTTTAACGCTGTAAGCGTATCGCCTGATCCAGTTCCAGGTCCGCCTTTAAACTCGATATATTCTTGGCTAGCTGCATAGCCATAACCATTGGTTATAGCGCCTGTTTTTGAGCCCCATCCATCAGCGCTAAGCAAGCCGTAGCCATTAGTGCGAGGATAAAGATTATCTAAAATATAACGGTCTATGTCTAGTGACTTATTATAGAACTCGTTTATTTCCGCATCAGAACCATCATAAGGATAATAATCGAGAATTCTCTGGACAGCTGAATCATAGTACAAATATGCAGAACCAAACTTTGCAAATGTGTTTGGTTTTTTATAATCTATCACTTGAGGAACATGTGTAGATTGCTTTTGTTTTATTGCTCTGAGATTTTTAGAAGATTCTATATCCTCAAAAGCATCTTTATTGTTTTTTGGAGACAGGACTTTAGTAGAAGGATCCCGGTTTCCGAAAAGTTTTTTAATACTCATAATCCTCTACTCTAAATTTAAAGACATACGGCTGCTCTTTCCAGCTGCTTAATGTATTATCGTAAAAGGCAAACTTAAAACCATATTCATATCCAGCTTCTAACAGACTCATATCAAAATCAAAATAATTGCCAGAAACATCATACGAAAGAGCCGTATACATATCACTACCGGTGCCATATGGTACACACTCATATCCATCAAGTACTCTAAAAACACGATAAGATGCACTTTGTATGCTTGTAGTTTCAACCTCTTTGGTTGCTTTACTATAAATAGTTGGCGACCAGCCTTTTTCTCTAACATATAGTTCGAATCGAGACGTCTCATCATTTCTATATTTGTCTTGTAAGTTTGTAATATTCATATAATATGTTGGTCTTGATTTAATTTGACTAGCAACTAAAGTTTCTGGAATTATTGAGCCAGTGTGAAACCTAGTTGCGCTATCAGAAAACGAAGCTAAAGTTTGTAATGAGCCTGTAAACCAAACATCATACAACCTTGTAAGATCAGCAGAGCCCGTAAAGGCAAAGGAACAAGAATAAACACCTGTGGAGACAATTCCGCCAGTTGCAACTAGTCTATTAGCAGAATTAACATATGGTCCCTGACCGTCGACGGACAGCGTTTGACACGCGCCCGAAGCGTATCCAAGACCAGCATCTCCAGATGCAGAAATAGCATTATTATCTAAGTTTCCGGAAAATATACTAACATAAATTTCTTTTTTATATCCAGCAGAAGGTCCAAAGTTCGGAAGATCTTTTAATTCGCCACGAACATAATTGTAAAAATAAATTGTATTCATATTGTCATATCGATCAGCAAGAGAGCTACTATAGAAGAAATTACCTCTATTGTCTCTTTTTGAATCATCCCAGCGCGCTTCGATAGTTGGTCTTTTAAAGAAATATTGACTTCCTCTTCCGAAAAATCTCTTAATATAATATGACACAGTAGATCCGCTAGGATTATAGATTACACCACCATCGCCCTCAGTATCTGATGAAACAGGATACACTTCCCCTGGAGATCTTGGGTGAGAGCCATCTGCTGAAGCTGAGGAATATGCTTCATAGCTAGCGCTTAACATAACCCCAACACCATAATTTGAATATGTTCCCGCCATCCATTGCTCAACAAGTGGCGTAATATCAACTTCTAAGTCTTCTAATCCAGTTGAAAAATCTTTAGTAAAAATATGCTGTTCTTGATCAAAACTGTTAGGATCTGCTGCTTTGATGCTTGATGTATGATAAGAGCCACCAGCCAAAACAGTTCCATGAATATCTGACCAATAACCAACAGTTGGAGTCGATGCCGACCATTGAGAGGTGGCTGTAATTATACTATCTGTAATTGCGGTACCCGCTATATCTGTAACACGATTTCCTGCAATGCTAGTAGAAGTCATAGTAAGAGCAACAGTTGCAGAGGAGGCTGTAGCTGTAATATTTAACGTTCCAGCGGTGCTGGCAGCGTTAACTGCAGCCGCAATGTTAGTAGCAAACTGTGCTGCATTACTGCTTGCATTTCCAAAAGCTATTTTTGTAGCAGTTGAGGTAGTAAGGATATTATCAATAGTAAATGTAACTGCATTGCCTTCCACATCAGTAATAATAAGAGTTCTTGTATTCGCTTGTCCTGCTGTTTTGCTGAGAGCAGTTAACGTTGCGGTGGCGCCGACATTCTCAGTATTAGAAGCAGACATCCAATGAGAGCCAACGTTTCCATATGTCTCATCCTTATATCCCTCTAAATCTATTCCATATCCTTCTTGCCAAGATTGTGAAACAGCCATAATTGTCATTGTATAATCGCCCGGTACAGTTTTAGAGTGTGGTGCGTTATACATTTTTAGATAAAAACTAACACTGCCGCTAGCGGGAACAGTTCCGTTAGTTCGATCGGTAGATATATCAGTTATTGGAAACTTTATTAATGTACGAGCTAATTCAGCCGAACTTGTACTTTGGCGGCCATAGATAGAGAAAACATCCAATATGTCTGCAGAGCCGGCATTTGATCCAGTAGCCCGAGTTTCTAAGTCGCTTTGATACACATTAGTTATTGTGTTATCTGCGTCTGCTATATATTTTTTAATAGCCATTATACAATTTTACCTGATATATCGCCGGCTGGAAATTTAAGTTCAAATATTGCATTCTTTGGGCAAACAACATAAGCGCCGTCCGGAGAAAGATTTTTGTTTATATCAAACGTAACGCTGGAGTAATCGCTCCCACTTTTATTGGTTATTTTAACCTTTAGAACATCTAGCACTCCAGTAACTTCTTTTAGTGACTGATAAATATTGCTTATAATAAGGTGTTCTCCTATAAAAAACTTTTCTGAGTATAAATCAGATAATTCTGTTATACATGAATCTAATACATCGTATGGATCTGCTGCAGCCTTTTTCTTTACAACAAACTCAATTCCTACATTGATGATATAAGGATCCAATATATCAATTGTATCATTTATCATTTTATAATGAGTTAACCAAGTTTTTAAATTATTTTTAATTGTAGAGTTTGTAGCTATAAGATATCCAACATCATCTTCAGACATTACGTATAAATTAAGATTTCTTTTAATTGAGCTAGGATCTCTTTGTACGCTGCAGCGCAAAATTTGTCCAAACTTCTTAGGCATCCTATAAACTAAATTTTCATAATCAGCCTGCGTAACAGCGCGGTCCTGTGTTGGAAAAGTGTCATAAATTCTTCGTTTAACTTCTGCAGCACTTAAAGAAGAAACACTTCCCATAATCGGCGCCTCGTTCATAACTTCTATTGATGAATTGATATCAACTATCGTACTGCCAGCCAGCAAGGTTTCATCTTTAAATTCTAAAGCTGCCGAATTAACGCTGCTTAAGGCTCCTGCTCTTACATTAGAATTAGTAGGATCTGTCGATCTATAAACAATTGTCAGTGTAGTATTTACCGGCACAATACCCAAAGTTTGTGCTCGCGATAATCTAGTTGGATCAAATGTAGTATCTGTAATATATGCCTTGCCGAAAGAATTTAACGCTACGTTTTGCGGATTTGCAACAGTGTCTGACGATGCAGATTCACCACTTCCAAATTGAAGAGTTGTAGATGTTAGGGTTTGTTCCGCAACAAACTTTCTGGATACCAGCATAGGCTTTAAGATTGAAGCAACATTGTCATCTCTAAAGTCTCTGTTGGCGACCTCTCTATAAATCATGTCTTGAGAAAGATGTTCGACTTGGTAGTATTCATTTCCTTCGGAGTCAATAACAGAAATAATTTCTGAAACATTTTGTTTGGACATTTGTACTCTTAAAAATCTTTGGTACGATCCTATCTCGATTGCTTCTGAATTGAATTGTCCAGATACAACATTACCGTATGCTTTGACTGCATAATGAGTTGGGGCGCCCGTAGATTCATCTACTCGCGAAACTACTATGCGATTTGTTGGAACTGAGAAGTCAACATTTTCAGTTAACATGAAAATCGTACCATTTTGGGTAGAGAATTGAGAACCTCTTTTTAAAACAGGAAGATATGCTTTGTCGGGTCCGACAGCAGTGCTGGATGCCGGTATCTGAAGGTATAAAGCTACCTCACCATATAACGATGGCCTTCCGGTATACTTGTAGCCCATAATTCTACCGTGCCTAATAATGTTTGAAAATTGATATGCAGTATCTAAAAACATTTCATTTACATTATAGTCTAAATAAAATGAAAGTTGATCGCCCACATAAGCAATTGTGTCAACCATTAAGGCACCAAAAGAGCCTTCACTAAAGTCTCTAAAAGTGTCAGGATAGTATCTTTCTGCTATTCCAACTAGCTCATCGCGAATAGTCTCATAGTCTCTGGCAGTGTAGTCAATTGAAACTGATTTATTATCTTTTTTGGGCATCTAAAAAACCTCTTTTATATATCTAATGCTAATCGTTCTGTGATACCCACGCCAGGTATTGAATATGTTAACACTACTCCTAAATAATTATGATCTGGATCTGCATATGGAAATTCTATGTTAAGTATTTGAATTCCTGGCATCCATTTACCAACTTGAGTACGAATTCGATCTTGAATGGCAGCATAACTAGTTTGATTAAAATTAGAAAAGAAAAATTGTTTTAAACCAACGCCGTAATCCGGCACCATGACTCGTTCGCCGGGAGTTGTTAACATTAACATCTTTAAATTTTGTTTTGTTTGCGTTACAAAATCTTTTATCATTGTAAAGCCGTCCACTGAATCTGTGGATAATGGTAATAATACTGCTATGGAAGACACGTTATATTTCCTTTACTATAAATATGCCTATTCATCACTTTTTTCACATAATTGACCGTTCAAATCATAAGGATTATCTCTTAATCTCCTTTTCTTCCATCTCGGCAAAAGTCTTTCGCCCGGTTTTGGTCGCATTGCATCTCTCAAATTTTTCATTACAATCTCTCCAGGACGGGGCTTTGACCAGCCATCAAAACTCCAATCTCTAAAATGATAATACTTTTTAAATCTTCTTTTTAGTTTAAGTTTTGTTCTTTTTAATAAGACCTTATCCCAATCATCCCACTCTCTAACATACAAAGTACCAATACTAGCAGCCTGTCTCTCCGCGGCGCTTGCCCAGCCGGCATTTCCACTAGTTTCTATGGATGCTATTTTACCGGCGCCATCTTTTGTTATCTCAGCAAAAACTCCCGGCTTTGTATCTTGGCTAGCATCGATTCCTATGGTATCGCCGGTGCTAACCGTCCATTCTCCAATTGAAGGAAGAAAAGCCATATCGCAATATATTGCTATTGTAGACAATATTTTATTTAACGGAAAAATATATTTGGTAAATAATTTAAAATTATCATCTTCTTTTAACATATTAACCAGACATAAAAGCAGTTTACTATTATCTTCTAAGGGTGCTACATTGTTTATTTTATAGTCCAAAGCATCAACCTCTACGGTTGTTAATGTAATTTTCTGATCGTTAATCATTATAGAAAATTCTAAACCATGCCTAATTCCCAACTCACCAGTTAATCCGATAACCTGACCACTACCATAAGGATCTAAAACCTGCTCAAGCGATCCTGGATATAAATCAGATATATTAGGCATAGTTTCAGTACTGTAGGTTGAAGCTATTGTAGACAATTCATCCATAGCTGTGCTAACAGAATACTTGATACCATCAATACTCATGTATTTTTCTACCATAAATATTTTTGTAATATCGTAAGTTGTAGCTGTACCATAGTCACTTATGCTCCCAATTGGCACTATTACCTTACTAGCTGTAGGCTGTAAAATGTCGTGTGCTTCCTCTGTGTGAAACTCGCCAGCCATATAGATCATTGCTCCATCAGTGTCTTCGTGAATGTGATAATATCCTACATAATCTTCTCCAGAAGACGAAGCTAGTTCTCCGCCAGATGAATAATATGGACCTGGATATTCATAACCTTGCTCACCTGGATCGGGCTCATCTTTGGTTGGTAATCCTACAATTTCTTCTTTAATTTTCTTATTTAATTCTAAGTTCGATCCGTGTGTTAATTTCATAAGAACATAATCTGCTAAATCAGAATAATATTCTCCCTCTTCAGGACCCATTTCGACTAATGACAAGTTATTTGTTAGTTTTTCCCCCATCTTATTTAATTCTTCAACAATTAAATGTCTTAATACCACTTTAGCGTCATCTGAAGAAGCCTGAACAGCTTCAAGATTTTCATTATATCGGTATGTTTTTATTGAACGTACCCGAGGCTCTTGTTTTAAATCTTTAGCAACTTGTAAACTATTGGCGTTGGGTCCCTCTGGGGATTTAGCGTTTGGAGATAGAGAAGGCTCTTTCATAGGATACATGCTTTTGTATGTTTCTTGAAAATTATTTAGGTTTGACATTGCAGTCAAAACGTTTTGAGGAGGTTCTAAAGTTGTTCCCTCGTCAAGCTTTCTACCATACATTTGAACCACTTGTTCTAAAAATGAAAACCAAAATTCGTCATCTTTAAAAGGATTAAGCGCTTCGGATCCGGGGCCCTGTGCATCTCTAAAAGACTGTTCCATTTCTTCAACAATATATGCTGCATATGCAGAACTAAACACCTCTGAAACTAATGGTTTAAATTTAGAAATTACGGGAATTATTTTTATTAAATGAGTGCATGCATAAATTCTACATGCTGCGGTGATAAGCCCTTCTATTCCAGAAGCCGAAGCTCTTTCTAAAATTCTATTGTAAGGCAGCTCATAAACACAATCTGGATCTGCTTTTAATCTTTGGTCCTCGGGAATTGATGGATAAGACTCCTTCACCTGATCTTCAATTTCTTCAAAATCTACAAGATCTGTTCTGTTTGGTTTACACGGACTTAAATCGGGAAACAACACATCAATAAGACCAAGCCAGCCTTTATTAGGCATTGGCTTTATATAAAGAGGCGGATTCTTATAGCTACCTCCAAATTCCATAGGATCTAAATAAAATACTCTAGTTTTTTCAGGAGTTCCGGCCTCGATATTATCCCACATATCTCGACTTATTCCTAAAATTGCATCACTGTTTCTAATTTTACGCTGTCCGCCTGATGCATCTTCATCTTCAATTTCGCCTTTAGAATATAGCTCACCTTCATTAATGTATCCTTGCGGAACAAGGTAATCTATACCTGCCCTTGTTAAATCATCATATTTGGCGCCATATTGAAAGGCTATATTGGGATTATCAGAATCTCCAGCAATATCAGAGACCAACATCTTAAATAAAGTTTGCATTTTCTCGTTATAAAAACTTTTTGCTGTTGTTGTATCTACGCCTGTAATTTCAGACAACAGCACCACTTGAGGAGCATATTCAGAAATAGGTTCATCGGCATCTTCAGATCCTTCAAATAGCACATTATAATTAGGATATTGTGTAAAGTTTAAATCAAGCCCCGAATACCATCCGTCATCAGATACAAATTCATATAATAATTCTTCACCAACTGAATCAGAATCTCCGGATCCGTCCGGTTCAGCGCCGCCCTCTTCAATATCTAAATGTGCAGCTATAGATGGAACCATCGCATCAGGATTTTTTAGTTCAGTAATCATAATTCTCATATTATCACTGCGGCGATTTGTTATTGTACCAGTTACTCCATTTTTCTCTAGATCGGACAAAAACATCTCTATTCTAAACCCTTCAGAAAAACTAGTTCCATACAGGGCTCTAAATCCTCTACCGTTATCTCTAAAGTCCAACGCAATATCGGGAGTGGCTTTCCTGCCCACTCTTCTAAAAACAATTTTTTCATTTTGATAGTCAGTAAACATAGAAGTATTGTATTCAACGTTAGGTACTCTAATAAGTTTAACTTTTGTTACACCAAAAATATTTTCACTAAATTTAAAATTCTCAAATGGCATTGAATAATATTCTGTATCTATCCAATCATTATTTGAATTAAACCCTGCATCTAAACTATTTGCCAAGTCTGTTGCATTGCCTCCAATTGGATCGTCTCCTTGAAGCTGATACTGCAGCCATTCAGCCATATATAGCGGGAAGGCACCTCTTTGAATTTGCATTGGCACATTTAAAAGCGCGCTACCATCGCTTCCAAAAAGAGGTTCTGCCTTGGTATAAAAATCAACATAAGAGGGATCATTGTAAGATTTTCTATAATGAGCGGTTAATGGCTTCCCCATTGTGTCCGACATGATCATATTAATCATCCCCCATCTAGATTCGCCAGGGCCGTTTCCTAGCATATCAATTGAAAATGCTGTTTTTAAATCCTCCATATCTCCTGCAAGAATTGCTACGGTGGCAGCAGCAACTGCAGGAGAATCATGAGGCAGCAGTCCATTGTCGCACCCAGGATCGGAAATTACAGGAGGTAGGTTCTTCTGTATGTATTCTGGCAAGCCTTGCAATACATCGGATAAATCTCCTAAATCATTTAGAAAGTCAGAATTATCACACAAAGCTAAAGCCTGAGCTGGAGTGGCTCTACCGCTATCTACCAGAAGTGCGGTTCTTAATTCGCAAAAATCTTCTATTTCTTCTGGAGATGCACAAATTGATGGGTTTGACGGAAGACCATCATCTGGTAGATTTTTTAAAAAGTTTTCCAAATCATTTTTAAAGTTTGCTGGAAAAACATTTCCACAATTTTTAAAGAATGCGCCAACATCATTCTTGTTTGATATGCCATCTCTAAAGTCTGGATATTTATTCTCAAGCAAATTATCTACAACTAATAAAAATTCGCTTGAAGGACCGCCTAAAAATGCATTAATCAATTCTGTAGCCGTAGTTGCCGATGAAACATCTGCAGCAAAATTAGAAACCTGTTGCTGATCTGATAGCGCAGCCGTTCCTACTCCCAGAGCAGCCAGCATTTCAGCAATAGTATCTTCAACTTGTTCGTCGTCTGCGTCACTGCCGCAGATAGCCTCTTTAACTATATCATTAAAAGTAGTTCTTCCGGTGACGAGATCTGGCAACCCAGCTGCTAAAGCACCAACAGTTTCTAGTGCTTTACAAACTGCTTTTCCTAGCAATTCGCATAATTTTGCCATTATCTTAAACAATATAGAGACAATAATATCTTTTAATGCTTCAATTGCAGCATCAATAAGTGCTTTTGTAAGATCCTTCAGTTCTGGAATCCAAGCAAATGGATTGTCTAATCTTGGAATTACCAGATCGCCAGTGGAGCGACAAAATGGAAGCTCTATACTTTTAATAAAATCCATTATTGTAGGATCAAACTGGGGAGGCCCTGGACAGTCAGCAGCTACAATAATTTTTGTTATAAGGGCTACTCCGGGAAATTTATTTAAATGGTCCACAAGGCTTAGTAAATCTCCTTTGTATACTTCGATCATTGCAAGAATATAAGCTTGAAGTACAATATCAGGACTTAATTGATTTGAGGCTTTTCGATTGTCGTATGTCTGCGCTAAAGTTCTTTCTACTCGTTGACCATCAATTTCCTCTGGCTCATCATCATCAGCGCCGTAAACGTCCTCAGCTAATCTTCTATTTTTCCAGGGAGCAGCCCATTTTACTTTTCCTTGTGCTTCTTCTTTCAAGCGCACATTAAAGCTTTCCAAGTCTCCGTTTATAGCATCTGACATTTGCTGGGGATTTGAGTCGGAAGCAAAGAGATTTCCACTTTCAATCTTTTGCGCAACAAGATTCGAAATCTTTTCTTGTTTTTCTGGTGGTAGTCCGACAAATAACTTTTCAAAATTATCTATTTCTAATGCGCGCATAGCCGACATTAAAATTTTAGACAAGCCAGCTTCTAAAGTCAGCCCTCCAAATAAACACTTTATTCCGTCCATGAGCATATCGGTTAAACCACAAATTTTAATTTGCTCAAAAGAGTCGCGCCAGACAGATCTTAAATCCTTACCGCCGTGCTCACCCTTGCCTTTTGGCGCCAGCGCCATGCACATCATACCAAAAGGATCGCCTTCCTCTTCTAATTGTTTATATGCCTGTACTGCTGCTATTTTGGTTATGTGTTCCGACTGTCTGTAATTTGCATCATAATCAAATCCAAGTCTTCGATCAAACTCAACATTTTCATCCGGCTCCATGCACAATCGTTTATTAAATTCCCAAGCTAAAATATCAGCTAACCCAAAAACATCGTCCATGATATCTTGACCTAGTTGCTTAGCCTCTTGTTCTAATCGTCCAGCGATACAAGAGCCGACTGTAGCAGCTGGATCAGATTGATTTGCGGGATATCCAAATGTCTCCGTAATCAAAGGGTAGGTATGTTCTACCAAAAATTCTATCCACGGCTTTGGTTCTCTAGCTGTTAGATCGGTTACCATGTCATCTAATTTGGTTAAGTAAGCCATGGCTGTTTTGTCTTTAAAACTGTCACTATTATTGAGAGACTCTATCTGATCTTTTTTGAAGACAGTTGGATTTTCACCACAAGCAATAGTCCAAATTTTAAGTTTTTTTAACGTATATTCAGAGTCAAATCTTAATAGAAATTTAGTTATTCTATCTTTAAGAAAAGCCGGTCGAGAGCCGATGCCGGCTATATTATATCCTTTAGTGTTTAAAAACCTATCTAAATCTCTTATGGTATCACCTAAAGTAGAATTTCGACCACCATAATTCTCTAAATTAAAGATATTTCCGCCTTCTTCAAAAACTAAATTTCCATTTTCAAGACCTCTAAAAACTTTTAAATATCTGTTGTAGAGCTTTAGTCCTTTTCGTACTTGTATAAGCTTTTCTGTGAAGTCTTCAGGCTCATAAACTACAGTTATATCGGAAGATTCTTCATCTTCGTTATCATCAGGCTCAGGCGGTGCTGGATCTAATTCGTCTATAACACTATAATCTATAGAAAATAATAACTTTAATCTACTAGTAGGTCTTACGTCAAGGTAGTAGCTTGTTTTTTCAAGAGCCGATCGAACTGCTTGCACAGAATCAGCTGAGCCGTCTTTAGAAAATCCTTTTATTAAGCTTTCAGCAGCTGTTTGCATATATTCAGAAAAAACACTTTGAAGAGCCTCTTCAGCTTCTTCTTCTGTTGCATTTTCAGGCGCATTTGTACTTTCGTATGAGGTAACAACTGTTATTTGATATTTGCAAAGCTTTCCATTAAAATAAGGATCATCTTGTGTAAGTTCTTTCCAAGAAGGAACCATAGCAAACGGATTTGGTCTGCATTCCGGACAATATTTGGTTTCTTCAACATCAATTATTTCTTCACAAACATCAATTAATGAATCACCATTTTTGTCCTGATACTGTAAAAATTTAGATTCTGCCATTTATAAGTCCTATGTTATGCTAACATTTGAGCTGCATATTCTCTTGTGTGAAAATGGTTGCTGATAGTTCATTTGCCACATAAATAAATTAATTTTTGTCTGCCATACATTATTAATTACCTTATCCACTAATTGTGGGCACGTTTGAGAGGTGGCAGCTGCCACCCATGGACGCAACGGGTCTATCCCAATAATTACATTATGAATTGTTTGTATAGCCGACATCATCAGCAGGGCGCCGGCGATAGCATCTACTGAGGCTACTAATTCTTGAAGCGCATCTAAAAGATTGTCTCCCAGCACTGCTGGTTGTAGTGTTTCAATCTTCATTGTTTGTGTTTTCCTTTTGCCGGACTTGGCATCGGTGTAGCTGTAGCTTATAACCTTGGGCTCTGTATTGTTGCCGGCAATCAGTTCAATTTTTCCAGCTACTGGAAGCTTTCCGCCGCGAGAATTTAGCTCGCCATCTTTTCCAAAGCCTCTAAATTGTCCTTTTCCGGTGACTATTTTAATGCCCTCTCTTCCAATAACGCGAACGTGATCCGCTTTTATTCCTATTCCTGAACGCGCCATACTGGCGTTTTTTAAATCTCTATCGGCTCTTCCTTTGGCTATGGAAAAGTTTTTATCTATATTTGTTAATTGGCTAATGTGTATTCTGGCGGCGTCTGCTCCAAAATGATTATGAATCATTTTTCTGGGTTTTGGTCCCTTTCCTTTTCTTGCAGAAGCCATGCGACCCACAACTAAATCAATTGATGCCGCTTTTTGTGCACCAATGCCACCATAACCTGAAAGGCAGTGGGTCGGGCGGTCTCTTCCCAATACAATAGAGGCGCCACCGATTGTTATTGGCGGCTTCTCACCTTTGCATTCTTTAAATCGTGGAAGAGACTCTTCAACATGAGTTCCAAAAAGACCACTGTGTCCCGGCGTAAAATTAATATTATAGCCCTGATCTAAAATGGTTTTAGTAGATTTTATACGACTTTTAAGTTGTGGGTCAAACTGACTGTTTTCGCCGCCTTCAAATATATATCCTTTTTTTATGGACATAGTTTTACCTTATTTCCTTGTTATTAAATTATCGCGCCCACTCAAGATATTTTTTGTACTTAGCTAAACTTTTTGATGGAAGTTTGCAGATGGGCGCACTATCTGTACCGGCGCTAGCTCGTCGACCAAGCCAATGCAGACTGCCATATACATTGCACATGCCAAATTTATTTCCTTCATTTTGAATGCCTAATGACTGAATTGGATCGCAGTTTGATCCATATTGATTGTAAACTTCAAAATGCAAATGATTACCGGTAGAACATCCGGTGGTTCCCATAATAGCAATATTTTGACCCATTTTTACTGAGTCTCCTTTTTTAAGATCAGGGTGTACTTTGTGTATGTGCATATACTTTGTGCGTTTAATATTTTTGAGACCTGGGTGACTTATTGATATAATAGTGCCGCCTCCGCCGGGTTTTGGTTTACAGCCTCCGTTTGGATTTAAATTGATGGACTCAACCACGCCATCTGCGATTGCATAGATGCCTGTTCCCTTAGTACTATTGGCCATATCTATGCCGGCATGCTTGCTGATTGTTCCCTTTTTTGGGTGTACACGGGCAGGGCTCCATGCGGAGGTAAACCTTCCCTCGCAAGGTACAACGATAGATTCGCCGGGCCCCAGGAGGAGTGGAAAATAAGGAGTCGGCGCGGAGCCGGCTGGGGCTGGGGAGCCAGAACCATAATGTATATTGATACTATCTCCTTCAAAAATCATATTGTCTAAGCAGTCTTTATAATCATCTTTGCATTTTTTCTCTTGAACATCAAAAAGATTACTTAAAACAACACACTCGCTTCGAGAGCGATCTTCTACATGAACAACGTTTCCGCTGGAGTCGGTAGTTCGCTTACCGGAGATTGTAGAGTCAGATACAACTTCTAAAAAAGTCCCTACTTGTAAATTGTACGAAAATACATTTCCTTGCAATTCAACACGTACCTTGTCACCTACTTTTGGCTTTGTATACTCTCCACCTGAAGTAAGTTCTTGCTGAGTAGATGATACAAATGTTGTATGAAGCGCAATAATTTCCATGGCTGCAGTTATTTGCTCATCGTCATTCGTATTAATTTCCAAATCACAAGGATCTGGTATAAATTCATGTGGAGTGGGCATGCCGGGTTCGTCTAATATTCGACCCTTAAACATAAATCTTGAGATTCTATCTGCGCCGGTCTTGGCAACTGGACCTTTATAGTTTAAATCTAACTCAGACAACACCACAGGCGTGGTCAACACCACGGCATTAAAAATAGTTTTACCCTCATATGCGTTGTAAATAAGGCTTTGACGAACAGCATTAGATAACAAATCGAAAGCATTCTTAGATGTTGAATAGACTGTAGGATCAATATATTGTCGATGTTTGTTAGAACCCATTTTATTTCTCCTGAATTAAATCAAATAAATTATTTTTATCTTCTTCGGAAAGCTCAACTGAATTTGATTGACCTTTTTGGCGAAGTCCTATTAATTTAACTAGTTGTTCATTAGATCTTTGAAGAGTCTCTATATGTTTGGCAGCAACTGGACTTAGGTACTTATTTTGTTCAGCATCTGTGGCTATTTGGTTGGCGATTTCATTTAAAAATTCACGAGCTACTTTTCTATCGCTACGTATATTGCCGAGCGCCTCTTCAATTAAAGATTCTAAGTCTTTTTTGCTCATAAATCGCCACTTTCCCAATCTTGTTTAAATAAATAATATTTCTTGCGAAATTTCTTTAGTGAGTTGACAATCTGTTTTGTATTCAATCCGGTAATTTCGCGAAGATATAAGTAAATAGCTTTTTTATTAAAAATATCTATGTCTTCTTTTGACTCAAAAAGTATTATAATTGCTTTATAAACCCGAAGATCGTTGTCTTTCATTGGCGACGTGTCCCAAGATTTTAATTCAGTATAAAATGAACTCCAAAATTCATCTTGTTCTCGTTGTGTCAAATATGATTCATTGGTTGATAAATATTCTTCTTCGAATTTTTTAGATATATTATCGTAATCAATTTCGCGCTTATTCTTCTTTTGTTGTCTTTTGACTTTGTGAATAAACCAGTTTTTTGTAATCACTGAAAAATAAGAAAAGGCTTTGGAGCCTTTTGTGGGATCATATTTGTCTAAGATAGTCATTAGCCAAATCTTACATTCATCTCGCAGAACATCACAATTTGGCAAATTTGTAAATTTATAAGTAAAAACAATTTTATCAACCATTTCATCAAATGCTGGTTGAATCCATTTTACATAAAGTTCTGTTCGTTCTCTTATACAGTTTGTATTGCTGTATCGTATAATCGCGTCTTCATGTTCGTGTGTAAAATAATGATTTTTTTTACGGGCTCGTCGTCTCTTCTTCGGCTTCGGGATATTCTCCGTCGTCATCTATGCGGTCTCCTTCTTCAGTTAGTGAATATATAAATTCAAATGTGTCCAATTGTTCATTAAAGGATATCGCATGTTGCAATAATGCATTTAAAGTTTCATCGCCATAAAAAGATTCTAATTCATATACAGTCTTTAGGTGACCAGCAAAAGAATTTATCATATTTTGCAAATCTCCTAACTCCTCTGATACAAATAAAAGACGAGATACTACAGCACGAGCATAAATAAACACTCCAATATTGAACAAGATTGAAACAAACAAAATTGCAAACAATATTATTTCAAGTCGATTCATCTTCTTTTAAATCCTTTTTAAATTGTTTTAAAATCTCGCGGTTTTCTTCTATATATTCTTTTGTTAATTCACCTATTTTGTCTTGCTTAATTTCGATGTCGTCTTTTATTATTATAGGCGTTGACAACAACTTTCGCATGCTCTGAGATGCTCCGCACTCCTGACAATCTACTAGCACCTCATTGATGCTGTGAATTGTTGTAAAGGTGAGAGTGCACTCTTCGCACATATATCTATATCTAGGCATCCTGTGATTTAGCCATGTTTCCTAAATCATCGTCTGTAATTTCACTATTGTCGGTAAATCTTACAGTGGGAGGATTGAGAACGACTAGACCGTCCGCGGAGTTTTCTAACTTCCATCCTTGAATTACTGGCACTATGTCTGTTTGGTGCAGCAACGATTCTTGAAGGGCCATCATAATAGCTCCGATTGCTTGGTTTGATAATTGCATTTTTTCTCCTTACCATTTAAAATTATGCTTATAGTATTGAACTATTGATCCGATCTCTACATCGAATTCCTTTTCTGGCTTCCATCCTAAAGATCGCAATTTATCGTCATTCAGAGCATAACGAATATCTTGCCCCTCTCTTACGTGAGTAAGATCGAGAAAACGACTCCAGTCTCTTTGTTCACCAAAATATTTTCTTAAAATTTTGTTTACTGTTACGATATTCTTTTGTTCAAAGCCGCCGGCAACATTATAAATTTCATTATAGGTTCCGGACTCAACTAATGCAATAACTGCAGAAGCTGTATCGTCTGCATGTAGCCAATTTCTAATCGGCTCTCCTTTGTTGTGAAGTTTAATTTTTTTATTTCGTTTTAAAAGCTTAACAGTAACTGGAATTAGCTTTTCTGGGTACTGTCCAATTCCATAATTGTTGGTCGGACGTAAAATCAAATATTTAATTCCATAAGTCCTAGCCCACGCAAGAACCAACATATCGGCTGCTGCCTTAGATGCAGAATATGGATTGCTTGGCTTTAAGATATCAGTCTCAATATGTTCGCCTTCGGTAATATCTCCATATACTTCATCCGTACTAAAGTGAAAAAAGATTGGGCGATCGCTAACATTTTCCTGTTTGTTGCGAATAAGATCTAAAAGATTTTTGACGCCAACAATGTTAGATTCAATAAAATCTGTACTGTCAACAATACTATTCCCAACATGAGACTCTGCCGCTATATTAATAACATAATCGCAGTCTGGTAAGTACTTTAGCGTTGCTATATTTTCTTTTACAAAGGTAAAATTTTTATAGCGACCAAACTCATCTAAAAATTGCATGTTTGCTGCATAAGTGCAACAATCAATTCCGTATACTTTCCAGCCTAGTGTCAAGCATTGTCGAGTTACATGAGAACCAATTAGCCCCAGGCACCCAGTTATTGTTACTAGTTTCATAGCGTGCCCCACTTAACACTGGGCAAGCCAATACTGTCTTCCTCGCCTGCTTCTTTTCTTTTTACTCTTTCAGCAATCCACGAATATGTTTTTTGCATGCCATCTATAAGAGGCTGCGAGACTGACCATCCAATTTCTTCCTTATATAAAGTATTGTCAGAATTTCTTCCGTTTACTCCAACAGGGCAACGATGTCCATATTTGGCTTTAAACTCTTCTCCATCAATATTGTGGATTTTTAAATCTTTTTCTGAAATGCCTATTACCATTTGCGCAAAATCATTCATTGAAATCATCTCTTCAGATCCAATATTAACAGGACCAGCAAAATCTGATTGCATTAGACGATAGGTAGCCTCAACACATTCATCTACATATAAAAATGATCTAGTCTGGGTACCTGGACCCCAAATTTCAACAGTGCCGCCTTCAGGTGCCTCCGCTACCTTGCGACAAAACGCAGCAGGAGCTTTTTCTCTGCCGCCGGTCCATGTGCCATATGGTCCAAAAATATTATGATAGCGCCCAATACAGACTTCTAAACCCTTATTTCTCATAAAAGATAAAAACATGCGTTCAGAAAAAAGCTTTTCCCAGCCATATTCTGAGTCTGGATTTGCAGGATACGCAGAATCTTCTACGCAATTAGGGTTGTTAGGATCCAGTTGGTTGTGCTCAGGATACATGCACGCCGACGATGAGTAGAAAACTTTTCCTACATTTTTTTTAACTGCTTCATGTGCAATATTTAAATTAATTAACGCAGAATTATGCATAATATCAGCATCATTCTCACCCGTAAATACAAACCCGGCGCCGCCCATATCAGCAGCTAGTTGATAAATCTCATCCATTTCATCATCGATAACGGACGCAACCACTAAAGGATCGCGAAGATCGCCAATTACAAAATTATCTGCCGCTTTGTGGACGGCATGAAACTCGTTATACTTTAAATCAACGCCGCGGACCCAATATCCGCGAGCCTTCAAAAACTTTACAAGGTGGCCACCAATAAACCCACCCGCACCACAAACCAGCGCTTTTTTCATTATTCTCTACTCCTATATTCAAAAATATCACCATACATTTCTTTTACCTGCTCAATTACCGAATCTCTTTCTTTTATAATAACTCTGTATCCTGCGTCTGCTAAACTTTTAGCAAATAAAAGCTGTTGGGATTCAACAAGCATAGTAGATTGTGGCTTGTATGAGATATAATCAAATTCTACTGCATCGGCAACAGAATTGTTTAGTTTAAATAATTGTACCTGATATTCGAGATGTTGTTCATTACTTTTATCTGAAGCCTTGCTTATGAGCGCATTTACACCAATATCATTTGCGTAAATAGCCAAAGCCCTGTTATCTCTTGGAAAACATGGTCCGCCATATCCATAACCATAGCCTAAATATTTTGAACCAATTCTAGAATCAGAACCAATCGCAGACAGTACCTTGTGCGGATCTCCACCAACAAAAGAAACTATATCGCCAATCATATTTGCAAAAGAAATCTTTGTGGTTAAAAAACAATTTAAACTTATTTTTGCTATTTCTGCTTCTATTCTAGACATCCTGTGAATTTTTGGCTCGTTAGAGGTCATCTTTTCATACATCTGCTGCAAAATATCTCCACACGCAGTAGAGCCTTCACCAATGAGCACTAAATTTGGATTAGCTTGGTCTTTTAATATTGTTCCTTGAGCTATAAATTCTGGGTTATAGCTGACTGTAAAGTTGTACTTATATTCTTCAAGAACTTGTTGTAGGTGATCACAATATCCCGGCATTGTTGTAGAGCAGATAACAAGATCTTTATTTTCCTCCATGCCAAGGTTATAACTAATCATAGTATTGATAACAAAATCAATTTGCGAATGATCGTATCTACCATTTTGCAGCGATGGAGTTGCTACGACTATAAATAATATATCAGAAAACTCAACTGCTTTACGCAAATCAGTAGTTGCTCTAAAATTTTTAGATTGCTGTAAGTAATTTTCTACGTTTTCTTCGTCGCTCTTAAAAGTTTTATTGTTAATTTGTTCAACGTAATCTGGAAACAGATCTACTCCTAGTACATCATAGCCGGCCCTTTCTAAAGTTAATGCAAAACAAAGTCCAAGTTTTCCAATGCCAATAACAGATACTTTTTTCATTTTTTACTCCCTAATATAATATTTCTAAACTCTTTCATACTATCTTCCAGTCATTTGGATAAAATCCATATTTAACTCTTCCATCATCAGGTACTGTATAATTTTTAGGAGCGATGACAATCTTATTTGGATTTTCATTAAGAAACGCAGCCCACCATCCAAAAGAAGTCATATGTGTTGTAAGGTTGTGATCGCAATTTTTCATTATAGCAAAGTCTTGTATATCTGAATTTCCTTCGCAAAATACAAATCTATCGCCATCTAAATTATTTTTACACCAATCAATATCTGATTGATTATGGCTCATTCCTTTTCTAGTTCCGCCAGAAAAAACCAAAAATTTATATTTTTTATCATTAAAATTCTCCATGGCTTTAAAAAAATACTGACCAAAGATGCTGTCTCTAGACAATGTATCTTCTCTACCATAGTAATTGCTATATTCAGATGATGTTCCATCGGTATTATCGCCTCTTCTAAAATGTAAGCTTACTATTTCTTCATTTCCTGATTTAATATCGCTAATATATTTTTCTGCATATTCTTTTAAAGAATCATTAAGTCTAAAATCAGCACGTATTTCTTTCTCGTATTTAGAAAAATATTGATAATTCTGAAAAAAGCCGTACAAATCAGTATTATCTGATACTTCAAATACATTCTTGTGAAAAAGCGTATGGTCAGATTCAATATATCTGTTTGCTATTTTATAGTAATCTTTATGATCTAAAAAATCACACTCAATACTAAATTTATTTAACAAACATTGTTGGTTGTGCCAGACAACCCCATCAAAATTTGGTATTTTTAGCTCATATCCCGTTTCAAGAGATACCGCGCGAACAACTGCATATTGAAACAATTGATTTCCCAATCTTCCTAGTTTTCCCAGCTGGGTGAACGTAATCATTTTGCCATCTCCACATCTTTAAACAAATCAAATTCTCTCAAATCTCTATAAAACGGCTCTTCTGGAATATCTTCCATATAATCTGGATAATTCTGCATAAGCATTAATCCTCTGGCTGCTTGCTCAGGGCTCATATATGCATTCCAGCCATTAATGCTAATATTATCTTCGTGATACATTACTTCGCCGCGGCCTTCATAGCGACCTTTTCTAAACCACTTAGCAGCCTCTTCATTGTCAGTTAAAATCATACCCCCCTTACCTATCTTCAAATGTTTTTTGATGTGGAAGGAAAGGCACATAAAGCTTCCTGGGATATACATATTGCTTGTTAGGCGCTTGGCTGCGTCATAAATCGGATAAGGCTCAAGTTGATAGACGCCTTTCCATCTATAATCGCGAAACTTAAGTGTTCCGCCGGCATGCAAAATTGATTGTGGAACCGACAAGTATGTGCGTGCTGGAATTATAACTTCATCAACATTTAGATATTGACAACACAACAATAATGCATCTGTGCAATTATCAGTCGACACAGCATACTTTGAGCCGCAATAATCGGCTACAGTCTCTTCGAACATTTTTACGATTTTATATGGGTTATGTCTCATTAATATTCTCTTTAAAATAATCCATTGTAAAAGGATTCATAATTCTTTCAAAATTATCATAATAATATGCGTATGTAAGCATTTCGGGCTCTGCGGGAAGCTCCTGCATATGAATTACCTCATTATGTTCAAAAGCTATTATTCTTTTTTTTGAAATTATTGTAACGCATGCGTTGGGAATTGAAAATACAGCATTTATTGGGGACCGACCGGTCATTGCTCTAAGATATGGCAGCAATTTCCATGCATCTCCATTGTATCCAATCATATCTGTTTCAGGTAATCTGGAATCATGATGATTCCATGAGATTTCATGCCAGTGGAGGCGTTTTTTTTCAGCTGGCGATATCACTGTATTTAAGATTTTTTTGTACTCTTCTTCTAAAACTAATTGTGACGGCTCCCAACGTGGACAAGTATCATGTAAAATTATAAACCCATCATCATTTAAAATTTTCAAACTTTCAATAACCTCATTCCATATAAACTCAGATAAATGCATGCCATCAATAAAAATAATATCATATTTTTGGTTAAAAAATCTTTTATTCATTACAAAAAATAATTGCGATGTCATTTTATGTGTAATATTTTTACAAGCGCCATATGGGTCAACGCCATGTTTTAAACTAACATTTTCAACATTATTAAATGTATTTCCTTGATCCACTCCAATTTCCAAATAATGTATATTTTTTTTACCACTGGTTAAAATATTTATAACATCGACTGGTTCGTAATCATAATGACATCCATGAGAAATAAAAGCCGGACCAGTTAATAAAGCTTCATCTAGGTGAGCTGGTATGGGAATCTCAGGGTCTGGAGTTCCCTGGTTTTTACTAAAAACAAACCCCGGAAGGTGTGGCGGTAAATTAGGATTTTTAAATGGCGTTGGGTAAAACGCATATTTAAGTTTAAATTCTAAGTTTGGTTCATTTTCATTCATTTAATAAATTTTCTCCAGATCTGAATGTATGCCGGTACTTGGATCAAAATGCTTAATTGTATTTTCAGATACAAGCTTATAACTTTTATTAACACAAACCATACTGGATTCGCTTAATGGATATCGCCATACGTGCATATATTGACCAATATGTTTTTGTAAATTTTTTATTGCGTTTGAATCGCTAGGATGATTATGAATTTCCATCGCAATTATTCCAATATTAGACAAATCTTTTCCATTCATAAATGAATATTCCGAGCCTTCTATATCCATCTTCATATAATCAATATAATCATAGTCAATAAGTTTAAAAATATCTTCTAATGAGATGGTTAAACAATTATCATATTCTAAAAGATTCATATCATTTGTTTCAAGCAAAGAGTTGTCTCCGGGATGCCCACTTTTTGATTTATAAATTTTTGTTATTTGCCCAGTTTTATCTGAGGCTGCTAACCTATTAATGATTACATTTTCAAGCCCAAGCGCGCTTATTTTATGACTAGCAATTGAAGATAAAAAGGGTACCGGCTCAAAAGCATGCACATGTTTAAAAGATTTGGCTACTTTTATAGAAAACAATCCTATATTTGCACCAAGATCTACGGCTACATTTCTTTTAAAGTCAGGAATCAAGTTTTCTATATTGTCAATAGGATATGAATCATTAACCTCTATAGAAAGTTTGTCTATCCATTTTTTAATAGATTCTTGAGTGTTATATAGATCTTTATAAGATATCACTTTGGATAACCTTTTTTATGTTTAAATCGTAATCTTGAATAAGTTCACTGATAACAGTGTCCCACTTCTTAGTAATTCTATCAAAGTTGTGGTGTTTTTCAACACCAGCAGGGCATTTTTTTGAAATTTCTTCAAGATTGGAACTTCTTAATAGTTCTAAGGCGCGGTCTGCCATCTCTACAGTATTGATTCCATTTATAATGTATCCATTTTCTCCATTAGTAATAATATCTAATGCTACCGATCTATCAAATGCAACTACTGGACACTCATTGCGCATGCTTTCAGATACCATCATTGGACCAGCATCGGATATTGTTGTACATAAAGCAATATCAGACATTTTGTAAATCTGGGCCATACCCTGACGACTTTGTACATAGTCTGTTCTTATTGTATTAAAGCGCTGGGTGTTCTGTAGTGGGATTGGTGGACGAGGGCCTACATTTAAAACAGCTATATTCTTTTTTTCTTCTGTGGTGCACCGGTGCCAGATATGATTTAACGCTTCATTGGCAAGATACAATCCCTTTCTAAGGTTATGGGGTTGCGTGGTTCCCCATAAAATTATTTTTAAATCAGTAGGGAACCCGTACTGCTCTCTTAATTCTTGTTTTGAAGAAGAACAATATGGAATATCGTTTGGAATTGGAAGTAATTTTGTTTTTTTATCTTTAAATAATGAACTATTTTTTACAATAGATAAACTAAAATTAGAAACTCCAGCAACTATTATTGGCAAGTCAGACAAATACTTTTTCTTTGCTTCAAAAATTTGTCTTGATTTATCATTTTCAATGTTGCTATTTAACTGTGGGCAATTACCGCAATTTTTAATATATCCATCGCATGCAATATTTCTAGGATCTAAATACATTTCTTTTGGTAACTTAATGCTTCCATCTAAAAACCAAGAATTTCCACTATATGTACCGTCTGGATGACGCGGATCATATTTAACCTTAACCAAGTCTGGAGCAGCTGGGTAAGCACACCCGCCAGATAGAAAATCATGAGTCATTAATACTCTAATAATGTTGCATTTGTGTTTGTTATAAATTGCTTTTATTTGTTCTGGAGTGTAGTCTTCTCCATACATAATTAATACTTTATGATTTGGCAACTCGTTAGCAATCTGTTCTGGACTTTTATTTCTTATATCAAGTATAAAAGTCTTATCATCTTTAAATGATTTACCCTGATGAATAACCATGTGCGAATCATGATTTAGATTTCTCAAAGCATTAAAAACAATATAATTTCCACTTTCATGCGTGCGATCGTATGCATCGTAACCTGCAACATGCAGCACATCTGTTTTTTCTGGTATATTATTAATTGTCATCAGGCAAATCTTGTTCTGAATTTTCTAAGCGGCAACAGTTCTTCTTTAGTTTCATTATCAAGTAAAGAAGTGACTTTTATCAATCCAGTTCCGCAAATTACAATAGGAAAAATTCCTTCTTTATATAAAACTTTTCCGGGAGTTCTATTTTCAATTTTTTGATCTTTTACAATTTCAACTTCTGGCAGTCTTGCAAGCCGATTATTTACTAATGAACTTGCATTATTATAAGGAAATCCTAAAGAATCTACAAATCTTTTTATATAACTTGAGCTTTTGGACCAATCAATTCTGTAATCTTCGCCATCTCTCCAAACACTATAAGTGGCATCCTCATCATTTTGAGGGATGCCTTTTATAGGTTTATTGTTTTGAATATTGTTTACAATATTACTTACTAATTGTACATAACATTGTGCTATTTTGTCAATAGCTTTTTGTAATTTTATTGGATATTTTATCTCGATGGGCTTTTGATCAATAATATCTCCGCAATCAAATTTTTCAGAAGCAAATAAAGCAGTAACTCCTATAATTTTTTCTTCATTAAGTAAACAAGAGACCAAGGGATTAAAGCCTCTATATTTTGGCAACAGCGAATCATGAAAAATTATAACCTTCACGTCTTCTAAGAACAGTAGCCATCTCCAAGCAATAGCAAAAGCATATTTCGTCTGTATAGAGTACTCTTGTTTTCTGTTAAAAAACGGTATTTCATTGTCAATACATAGTTGTTTTATCTCGTCATAATAGTCTTCTTGAATACTTTTGTCTTCTGCAGATACAACTGTTCCAATTAGATTCTTATGTTTTTGAATCATAAATTTTAATACTTCGCAGCCCTTTTGTCCCATGATAAGAAAAGAAATTTTATTCATACTGTTTCTCTAGCAAATAAAACTTTTTCTTAAATCCACATTTTTCAAATAGTTTTAGGCTAGCCTCGTTATCTATCTTAACTTTGGCGTGTGCAAAAGGATTTATCTTAGTTATTTCAGTAATCATAAAAGCTCCAACACCTTTACCTTGGAAATCGGGATGTGTGGCCACACGAATATCGTTATCTATAACTCCTACATAACCGACAGGTGTTTCATCTATAAGACAAACCCAATAATCATTATTATGCTTAAGCATGTATCTTGCTTGTTCTATTGGATCTATTTCTTGTTGATTTACAAATCCTTGACGAACTCCATCCATATTTCTTAATTTTCTAATAAATTCCCAGTATTGAGGATCATTTTTTACGAGAGTTGGCTTTACCATTCGTCCACCTGAGAACCAAAATGATTACCACTGTTAAGCCAATAATGTGTAAGATAGCCTCTGGTATATTTCCATCCTTCTAGATTAAGGAGAGGATTAAGGCAGCTGCCAATATCCATATAAGTATTGCTTGGTGCCTCTTTATAATTTTCATAAATTACAAAGTTACTTAATGACGCTGCAGAACACAAAATCAAATGATCATTAACGTTATTTTTTGCAATATATTCTTTTACTTCTTCAACAATGTGATAATCATTCACCATGCAATCAGAGCCTATTTCAAAGGCTTTTTTTACTTTAAACGGAAGGCGAGATATATCGGCTAATTTATTAACAACATATATTATTTCTCTATCAACGAACAGAGGAACCATTTCTTCTATGAATCTACGATAATTTGCATTAATTAAAAGATTTGAAAAAGTAAGATTTTCCTCTTCTTCTCCCAACAAGTTAATCTGCCAATCAAAGTTCTGTCTTCCTAAGTGTGGATCTGTTCCAGTACAAATACCTTTAAAATAATTGTGTTGCTTGTGTTTAAAGCACTCTATTACTTTCTGTCTGTAAAATTGATGCTTTTCGGGTATGAATTGCTTCTGCTCTTCTTCAGTATAAATATTAGGACCTTTTATATCGCCCGTTACATAGTGATTATCTGCAAGTATAATAGTTTTATTCTGCATGATGAAAAGTTCACCATCAGAAAATCGAGAAAATGCAAAATTTTCTTTTCTTTTTAGCATTGCTAATATTTTATCAAATTCTTCTTTGAAATTTTTAGACATTATTCACTCCATTTTGGATAAGGGCTATCATTTGCTATTTTAAACGCTTTTATAAATTTATCAGGCCAATGTTCTTTTACAATGCCATCAATAGGAGTACGAGGAGGAAGATAGACGCATAGATCATTTGCCAAACAATATCTTAAAATTTCAATCGTCTTATAAGAATCTGTATGCTTAGAGATTCTAATATCCCATTTGGTATTTTCTTTAGCTTCGTAGTCTCCGTTTAAAACTTCCATAAGCAATTCAACGGTTAAGCTATCTGCTTTGGTGGTAAATTCTTCTTCAGTGGTATTGCTATCGTATGTGAAAATTTCAGTTTTCAAAATATCCCCACCATCAACTCGCTCGCCGATGCGCATCATTGAAACGCCCCATACTCCAGAATTTAAAATTCTACCCCACACTAAAGAAGCGCCTCCCTGCACATATGGCAGTATAGCACCATGGTTTCCTATTACTTCGAAAGAATTTATTACTTTTTTCGGAATTATCCTAGAGTCTCCTAATGTTACAATTAAGTCAATATTGTTCTTTTTACAAAAATTATAACAATTATCCCAATTTTCAGACTTATCTAAAGTAATTTTGTTATCATTACAAAACTCGTCTAGTGAGATAGAGTTGACTTTTGAAGGTAAATTTTCATCTTTTAGACCAAATACATAGGAAATCTTTTTGTTGTCCAATTCTAAGATACCTTTCATGCCTTCTAGTGTGAGTTTTGTGTTTCCTACTACAGCTAGCTTAGTGATAGAATCGATTTTGTCCATCTTTTTGCAACCTCATTATATCCTTCGTGTGTGAAATGTACCCCATCGATCAAATGCTCTCCAAGACCGCCCATGGAACAAATCATAAAATTTATTTTTTTAGACAAATCGATGATGCATTGATTATATTTATCAATATATTCTCTGTTGAACATGTAATAGGGACTAAACTTCAGTGCCGGCAAAGTAGCAACAATTGGCACTTTTCCATTAGCCTTAATTGAATTAATTATTTGTCGTAGATTATCTTCATAAATATCAATCGGAGTAGGTATTTTAGTATCATTAGTTCCGATCATTAACAAACATATGCGAGCGCTGGCGTTTGATTTTAAAATATGCCAGCTTCTTCTTAGTAAATCAGAACTAGTTTCTCCATTAATGCCATAATTGTGACAAATATAAAACTCTCCTGTTTTTTCGCTCAAAATTTTACCTAGCTCAGCTGGATAGGATCTTCCATATCTGTCACGAGCGCCGTATGTTAGTGAATCTCCCAAGCATACAATTTCATTCCAAATCATTATAAATTTCCTTTAAATTTTTATCTTATTAACAGTATCCCAGCTGCCATCTAAGCAATTTTTAATACACATGTCTCGTTCTGTAAAAAACTGCGCGTGAGATACTGCTTGATTATTAGATGTGGCTTTAGAATCTACGCCCAACTCATATCCGAGCAGAGAGCTGTGTAATTCTTTTTCATCAGGAGGATGTGGCGGGCAATAAGTCTGTATGTTGCCAAATTTTTGCGCAGTATAAGAAAAATGCATATCCTCTCCATTATCCCAAGTAGGCGGCATCTCTTGCCATAAATACGGCAACCACTCGCGTTTAAAAAACCATGCATGACCAACATAGTCTACTCTTTCTATTTCAATATTTTGAGATGGCCATCCATGACGATAATATTGCATTGCTTTATGACCAGTCTGCACATATCCGGCGCCTCCCATAATTCCTTCTTTGATTTGCATTGAATTTAAACAATTTTGATGCCATTGAGTACCTGGAATGGTATCGTCATCGTAAACGGAAATATACTCGGTATCCGCCAATAAACCAGCCGCAAACCTTCCGTAAAATTTCCAGTTAAAGTCATTGTGAAATATTCTATCTACACCGAGAGATTCAAAGTCAAAATCCTTATTATCTTCGTGCGCGTTAACCCAAAGCCAAATTTGTTTTGGGGGAGCTGTTTGATTTCTTAACGCATCTACTTGCATTTTAAGATTATAGGGTCTACGATATGCATTTAAGATAACAGTAATATCTGCATTAGAAGTATTTTGAGTTACTTTGTGTTCTTCAAAAACAGCAGATTTAATATCTTCATACACTCTTTGTCTTTGAGAGCGAACAAATTCAATAAGTTCTTTTCCTTTATATTGTTTAAACCAATCTTCTGAGATGCAACCATTTTTAACTGTGGTTATTAAAAGACAGTCTACCATTCGTGCTTCGATTAATACTCTATTGAATGTTTCTAATACTTTTGGAAAATACACATAAGTTTTATGAGAAGATAGCTGTTTAATAAATTCTTCATAATCGGGAGAGCCAATTAGAGTAAATTTTAATGAATTTTCTTTACAATATCGAATACACTCTTGAGTATTTTTTGTGGGATTTGAGCTATTGACAATGGAGTAATCTTCTTGCTTGGTATTGTTAATATTTTTTTCTATTATCGCAAGCTGTTTATCCGTCCACAGACTCATACCAAGATTAATTACGTTATTAATATTTAAATTCTTTTCTATTACTTCTTTGTGTATTTTTGATTGCGCAAAAATAGCTTTTGCATTAGCATAAAAAGCTCTATTAATGATATATTGAGAAGGAGCTAAATAGTCCTCAAACACAGACGGATCTCGCGTGCTTAGATACTTATGATCGTGCTCCATTATACAGTAAGAGCCTGGGTGCTTTATTAGTTCTTGTTTTGTTTGTTCACTAAGATTACAAAAATTTGATATTATAAATTTAAATCCGCAATTTCGATAAAGCTTAATATGCTTGTCAATTATTAAATTAGAATTAAACTTAACAATTTTTATATCATCTTGTTTGAGAAGAGATATAAGAATATCGTCACAAATTTCTCCACCGCCGGCGACTTGATTGACAAAAAAGTCCGATATAAAAACTATTTTCTTCATATTGCTTAAAACGATAAAACTGCATCTTTTGAAGATAAAGAGTGTTCTGAATTAATTCCCAGCCCACGACACACAGATTCAACCATTTCGCTATATTGCTTTTCAGTTGAAAAGTTTTTCTTAACTTTTTCAGAATATTCAACACATCTTTTAGTCGTGTTTTCAGCACTTTTTCCAGTTAAAGATTCGTAACATCTTCTCATTTGATACCGAACAGATTTTTCTCTTGGAAATGCCCACATAGACTCTTTAATCAAAACTCCATTCCAGACAGCTTCTTGTTGAATAGGCTGTATATCATACGCAACATTAAAAAACATATCTTCGCCAGTTTCACTATCAACCAAAAAATCTAACTGGCCAGACCAGCCGGTTGTAACAACAGGAAGTCCACTATATATTGCTTCAAAGGTTGGAAGACCAAATCCTTCTCCGTGAGTTAAAAGCAAAAATGATTTAATTTTAGGATGTACGTATAGAGAGTGCATCTCTTCGTCAGACATGTCTCCGTGAAGAAGATAAATTTTACACTTATGATCTCCAAGGCTAGAAAGATATGCTTTAAAATGTGCTATTTGCATTTCTCTGTCTGAAATACAATTTCTAGCAAAGTTAGACTTCAATACTAACCCAACCTCTTCGTCTCTAAACTCTTCGATAAACCATTTAATTGTATTTAAAATGTTTTTTCGAGGACCCATTTGTGCAACAGTCAAAAAATTAAAATCATATTCTAAGTTTAATGACAATTCTGTATAATTTTCGTATGTTTTTACAGGATAGTTGACAACATCAATTGGCGTCTCTATGGCTATATCCATCGTTTGTCCGGTAGTATTATTTGTGGCCGCGTACTGAGTCTCTGTAAATCCTCGCTTTGCGTGTTCTGATATGACTATAACTCTGTCCATATCATTTGCCTTTATCAGCCATTCATGAGCCACTCTTGTGCTTTCAATACCTGCTGTATATCCAATGTTAATAGGAGCAATTGGTTGCCATTCATTTGGAATGGTCACTTGTATCGATGCATCAAATTGAAGATTTTGTTGAGCATGTGCGATTGCTTTTTCAACCATTGAATCAATCCATTGACGCTCCTCGTTATTTTCGCACATCCATGATGTTTTGCCCCATTCTAGAGGGTGTATATAAATGTCAAACAGATCCGATCTAGAGCGCAAAGCTCTAGCCAAAAATCTAGTTTGCTCTCCATATCCAGAACGAGTCAAAATAGGACCCTTAATTAAAACTTTCTTTTTCATGCTACCTCCAACAAGTGCCAACGTTTATAGCCTTTTCTCGTTTCCCAAGAACCGTGCTTTTCAATAATATTATCTATTGTTTCTATCCAGCTCTTATTGAATTTTTCAAAACTATAATTATTTGCAACATGGTTTAAGCCCTGTGTCGACATTTTTTTATAAGACTTGTTAGAAACATTTAATGCTTTTTGTAAAGTATTGTGAAAATCTTCACGACTTATTCTATCTTCATAAATATAAGGCACCTGCAAAGAACCAATGACTGCTTTTGATGCCGGCTGGATTCCCCACCCAAACCAATTAGTACCATCGGTTACTTGCTCTTGCAAGCCTCCGGTCATATTAACGATAATAGGAGTTCCACAAGCTAAGGACTCAAGAGTTGCCAGCCCAAATCCTTCAGCATCTGAAATATTTATAGTAAAATCAGCTGCATTATACATGTGGGCTAGCTCTGGCGGCGGAATCTTTTTTGTGGACAGCATTACCTGTCCATCATCAACTCCCAAATGTTGAATAAGGTGTGGAAGATCTTGCCCGTGGGGATCTCGGGCATCTGTGTGCATCAACAACATTGCTTTGTCGTGACCAACCTTATCTAAAAATTCTTTAAACCACCAAACTAATGTGCCGCTCTGCTTACGGCGAGCATTTCTATTATTCCAGAAAAAGATTTTTTTATTAGCATTCTTAAGATTAATTGATGATTCGTTTACAAGTTTATTTCTAATAATATTAATTTTATTTTTGTCTTCTTGGGTCTTGTATTTATAAAAATGTTCTGAATTAACTGCATGTGAAATATGATGAGTGCTAACTTCGGGCACTACATCGTTTAATATATTATAAGTAACTTTAGAAATTGCTACTACCTCGTCTGTTGAACGATAGTATACTCCATTAAATACAGGAGCCGGATAGTTATCCCATACGTGATAATAGACCATAGGAACATTTGCTCTAACTTCATTTTCCATTTCCCACAGCCAACCATAAAATCGCGGGTCGGTCATGAACCATAAAAGATCTGGTCTTTCTTTTTGAAGAATAGAGCGAATCATTTCAGGAGTTCCGTATCCATCAACAGGATAAATAATCCAATCGTTTTCCCATCCTTCAACTTGTTTTGGAGTATAGTCTTCGTGTTTCATTGCCCCGCCTAAACAGATAAACTTGTATCTTCCTGTTTTCAGTAGGGCTTCAATAAAATATCTTGTTTGTGTGCCAACGCCTGATGGTGATAATGGATGGTCAGATAAGACCAAAATTTTCTTTTTTGTCATTTATTCCTCATGGACATTCTTTTGTGTGTCTAAACGTACACCGCTCACACGAGAGCCTATTCTTAATGTACCGTTTATTTTTAATATTGTATAATGCTTTGTGCAATAATTTAAGAGCGTTTTCAGTTTTTCTTGGACCGCTCGTCACCCTAAATAGTTCAACTCTATTTTTCTTTGCGGTTCTCTTAAGAAGTGCAAAGTGTGTTTCTACATTAGCGGGATCAATTTCCATCTTTTGTGCAAAGAAGTGCTTATAAAGCGTAAGCTGATAAGTGGTCATCTTCTCACTACGGCGGCGAGAGTCCCAGCCCCAAGAGCAAGTCTTCCAATCAAAAATATGAACCTTTCCATCTGGTGTAGAGACAATCGCATCAATATATCCCTTGAACATATAATCGTCTTCGCCAGAAATAGGCTCGTAAAGCTTTAGCTCTACTGCTTCGACGTTGTATTCTCCGAAGTAGTCTGAGACTGCTTCTTCGATCTCTGGAAGTAAAGCTTTCCCTTGTCCCACCATTTGATCAACCAATCCGCTATCCACAGGCACATCGTCTCCGAGGTCAGTAATATGATCATTAAAGCTACGAACAAAAAATCCTTCATCGTCGATCTCTTCCTTTAATAGTTTTTTCTCGCATACAGCGTGGATAGCTGATCCGAATGCGGTGAACTCATTCCCCTTGAATCCTTTGAGCTTATCAATACGTGTAAGTTTATGATAAAACGCGCAAGTTACCCAATCTTTGAGTTCAGAATATGAAATATGTGGCAAAATCCCTCCAGATTTATATTATATTATAACCACTTATTTACTAGTTGTCAAGCTTTTCTGGGCTTTGTAATAGAATTAATTTTTTATAGAGTTCTGGACTAACTTTTTGTAAAAATCCATGTCCATCTGGATTAATATAAAATTCAGTAAACCCTGTTGCGTAATACTCTCTTAAAGATGTTGCAGCGTATGGTGATATAAAGATTCCTTCTACTAATGTGGATAGTTTGTTATATCCCACTTTTTCATATAAAAACATATCAAACTCTTTATTATATTCAAGCTCCATAAAAACCGATATTGGAGCCTTAAAGCCTTTCTCCCATAAAATATCATGAAGAAACTTTCTTTTTCTTAAAAACTCAAGTTCAATTTTTTTATCGCCATATAAAAAATAGCCGTGAGGCTCTTCTAAAGAGTGTGATATTTCATGTATGATGTCATCGTACATATCCATAAAATCATTTTGAATATTAGATACATATATTGTTCCCCCATCATAGAATGCATTTATACTGCGCTCTTCAAACTCGTCAAACCATCCAACAATTATCATTTCTACTTCTGATAATAGATGATCGGGAACTACAGATTCAATATCGCCTACAACTGTCTCAACATTGATGTCTTCGTTTTCAACAGGATCTTTAAAATATACATGAATCCCTGTTGGGGTATAAAAGTCAGTCTGTTGTTCTATTAGTCGCTTCTGTTTCTGTTGTATATAATCCTTTAGCATCTTCTAATCCCAATTTATATCCGCGAAGAAAATTTTCTTCAGCATACGCAAACGCAAATTCAGGAAAATCAGTTGCAAGAACTTCTGCTATCATATTAACGGTTACTTCTTCGTTATTAAGCTTTGTTCCAACATATTCAACAAGATATTGTTGTAATTCTGAATTTGGCGTAACGGCCAAGCCCAGCAGAGGGTTTGTGTGTGCTTCTTCTTCTGTAATAACTTTTTCTTCTGACATTTATAACTCCTTAATCAGTATATCATAATCATAAGACTTTTGAAGCGAGTGTGGCTAATTCGCTTCTTTCGCCTTTTTTAAACGTCACATGTCCAGCAATTGGATATTGTTTAAAACTTTCAATTGCATGCGCTAAACCATTAGACGTTTCATTAACATAAATATTATCAATTTGTTCAATATCGCCTGTTAATATAATTTTAGTACCATCACCAATGCGGGTAATAATAGTTTTAATCTCATGTTTTGTTAAATTTTGTGCTTCATCAATAATAACATATGCATTTGCTATTGAGCGACCACGAATGTATGTTAATGCTTCGATCTCTATTTTACCTTTCTCGACATACATTTGTAAGGCATTTCTATCTCCAATAAGATATTGTAAATTATCTTGAATCGGCATTAGCCATGGTAACATTTTTTCGTGCATTGTTCCCGGCAAGAATCCAATATCTTTCCCTAGCGGTTGGACTGGTCTTGACACTATTAGTCTATCATAATGATTGTCGCCGGTACCGAGTGTTTGTTGAAGACCGGATGCTATAGCACATAGAGTTTTTCCAGAGCCGGCGCGCCCAATTAAAGAAACTATTTTAATATCTGGATCCATTAAAAGATCCATAGCAAACGCCTGTTCCTTGTTTCTAGCAGAAATATTCCAATCAGGCAGCTTATCGTGAATAATCTTTTTTAAAGGAGCGTGGTGACTTTTAAAGCGCGCTAATGCTGTCTTTTTTTCATTAGCGTTAGAGACCATCATAACAAATTGATTTGGATACCATGAATCTCCTACTTCATCCGATTCGATAAGAATATCTTCTCCATCGTAAAATCTATCAATAACCTGATCGTCAACAAGATGCTCAATAAATCCATTATAAAGCTGATCAGATGATTCGGCCGCTTTTTCAGTAACATAATCTTCAGCTATCATCCCAATAGAATCACATATCACTCGCATATTAATATCGCGTGATACTACAATCATCTTTCTATTTGGCTGCTTCTGCTGTACAGCTTTTGCTGTAGCGAGAATGACATGATCTGGTATTCCAATATCTAAATCTGGCGGGAATACAGAATCTGCCAAGCAGGAATATGACATTACTTTAACAAGACCCTTGCCCTTGCCAAGGCGGACGCCTTTTTGTAAATCGCCGGTGATCCTTAGCTCATCAAGAGTTCTGATTATTTTTCTAGCGTTTGCTCCTGCGGAGTCCTGGCGCTTTTTGTGTTTATCGACTTCTTCAAGTACTTTAAGAGGAATAAAGATATCATTATTGCCAAACTCAAATATTGAATTAGCATCTGTTAAATAAACGCTGGTGTCCAGCACATAATTCTTTTTAGCCATTTGTTTTAATTAGTTCGATTATATTTGTTTGATAAACAAACGTCTCTATTTGATCTGGAAATTTAAATGGGATTTGCCATTCCTTACGTAGTATATCCGCTTCACGCTGTCGTGTCAAGTGGGCGCGCCAAATAACATAGCTAGGATCTTTAGGAGGATTGCTAACAATACGCTCAACAAGTTTAACGTGAAATTTAGGTATCACTTCACCAGCGCTGGATCTTACCAGCACTATATCACCCACTTTGTATTTCATTAAAGTAACTATGGTGCTTCCAACAGCGAGGCTCATAAAGTTCGGCGCCTCCAACTGTTATTTCAGCAATATCTTCTACTTTTTTATGCGTGTAGTAAGCATCTTGTCCACAAACTGTACATACCGCAGGACATTTTTCAATGCGTGTTGCCCACGGAAACATAGCTTCAACCTCCTCAAATGCCTTTCCAGTCGCAGATAAATCTAAAGACGATACTACAATCGTTTTACCTTTTTTAAACAGGTCAATGAGCGCCCAGGACGTCCCAGGTATCATAAACGCTTCATCCACAGCAATAACATCGTATTCATTGTGGTGGCTTATATATTGATGTATCTCCATTCCGCTATTAACTACACGTGCCGGCATAGATGCTCCTGAATGCGTAACGATACTGGTTTCACAATAGCGATCGTCGATACCGGGCTTAAATGCAATGATGTTACGCTTCTGGTATTTATAGCGATCTAAAGCCGCAAACAAACGGGTAGTCTTTGATCCAAACATTGGTCCAGTGAAAATGGTGAACTTTGGATTCATAATACCCTCAAATGTGGAGCGAGTGACTGGGTTCGAACCAGCGACAGCCACGTTGGCAACGTGGGGCTCTACCACTGAGCTACACTCGCCTGGAGCCACTTATAGGAGTCGAACCTACGACCTGCTGATTACAAATCAGCTGCTCTGCCAACTGAGCTAAAGTGGCGAAAAAACCGGTTTTTTAGCGTCCATGGAAAACCGGCAAACCCCTGCCTACATAAGGATCAGGCAGCCACCTATCGTTATTAGTCCGACGATACAGCGGATTCGCCACTTGGGGTAGTGGTCTTGGCGGGGGCTTCAGTAGTTTCAGTACTAAAATTTTCCTCAACTCGATCGGCTACATCTTCAAAGGTTTCGCTTGTAGTCTGTTCAGTTGTCTCTGTTTCTGTGGTTGTCTCTGCTTCTTCAGTTGTCTCTGTCTCGGCACAACCAACCAACACAGCCAACGCAATAATCGCTCTCATAATTTCTCCTCTAGTTAAGCGTAATAGTTCCATTTTCGGTAGGAACAGATACCGTCCAACCGCCTGTATAGGGCGATTCCATAATCAAATCTTCCACGGGGATCTTCACTGTCGCTGACAGTGTGCAAAATCCGCGCTTATAATCATACTTTGTAATTGAAGACTCAATAAAATCCAAATCATAAAAGTTTTCACGAATAGTCTCTCCGATGAACTCGGAAAAACTAAAGCTTCCTCGCTCGTATTCATCAAGAAATCCGCCGTCACGAAGCGAATCCATGTAATTCGTTCCATACATACTACTAACACGAATTCCACGTGTAGCAATAAGTTCAGCAAACTGCTCAACCACATCAGTGTTTGATAAAGCTGTATCAACTTCATCTTCATTCATAAGAAACACATCGGTTCCTTCGCTATATGTAAGTGTTGCCATGGCGTTTGGTGCCGTGCGCAAGCTCTTCAGCTTTTCAGTAAATGACATTAATCCTCCTTTTGTATTTACTTATTTTTTTCAGTATAATGTTTTTGAATCTCTGATGCAAGACCTTGCATATCTTTAGAGACTGCATTTTTAAAAGCTGATACCTCGCTTTTAATAATAAAGAGATCGTCTACCAATCCGCTAATTCTCATATTAAGTCTTGAAATTTCGGCGGACTGTTGGGTAACCGTCTTCTTTAGTTGTTTAGTTGTTCTATTATCCGTAGTTGTTTCTGCCATCGTGTTCTCCTTTTTAGGTAGAAAAAATTGTTTTATTTTTTCAAACATTATTCTCAATCCAAACAATTATAAAATCGTTTTTGCTTGGAGGAGAAGTATTGTTTGCTGTGCTTTCTGTTATGTGCAGTGGGACGATACAAGACTTTAATATTTTCACTGCAATTTTATTACCGCCGCCAATCCAAGATAATCTTTCGGCGTTGCAACCTTGTTTTATCATAGCTTTATCAGAAGTAGGATACCAAAAATTATTATGTCCGATTTCAGATGTATAACATATAGTATTTTCTTGTATTTTCATTTTGTATTCCCTAAGCCCTCTATAATATAACAATTTTATAAGCAGTTGTCAAGCATTATCTATCAGAGTGTTTCGCTTTAGCTCTAATTGGTGGCGATAGTGACTGATCAAAATTTCTAGAATTTTTTACTAAATCAGAAGAACTAGCTAGCTTTTTGTCTCCACCCACTCCCCACAATAACTTAACATTTAATTCTTCACAAACTGATTGCTCAGGAGTATTCGACCTTCCGCGATCGCCACCATTCGCAAAGAAATCAGGCTTAAGTCTACGAATAGCTTCACATACAGTACCATCTGAATCATCCACAGAGTCTACCAAGATTACCCCCTTAATGGCGTTAAGAATCTCAGCACGTTGTTCAAAAGTCATAAAAACAAACCCTTTCTTGCGAAATAACCAATCATCAGAATTTGCTATAACGACAACATCTCCAAAATTAGCAGCATCTCTAATCATGCGAATATGTCCCGCATGAACAGGATCAAAACCTCCTGAAACCATTACGGTTGGCTTTTTTTCGTCTTTGCCAAACATCTTAGGGTGAACTGTCATTTTTCTTTCCTTTCTTCTGTTCCGGGAAATATTTCTTTACTTTAAATTGTGAGCCGTCCGGACCACATCGATGAATTTTTACTTCTAAAAGCCCTGTATCATCATTATCCAGCATGGTACATCGTATTTCATTTGCATCATCGTAGCTATTAAAAATTCTGACTTTTTGCCATTTCTTTGATGTTTTTTCCATTACTTCTTCTTAGCCTTCTTTCTATTGGCGCGCTTTTTCGAGCCCACTTTTCGTCGGCGCCGGAACTTGCGGGCTGGTGCTTTTCTACTCATTTAGTCTCCTTTTGGTGTTGGGGGTATAACCCACGGTGATGTAAGTTCATCTTGTTTTTGTTCGCAATCGCAACCAAACACAGATACTGAATCCATGCGGTTGCCATTGGAACTACACGATGTCTCACATTGTTTAATAACCTCTTCGTCTACTTGACAAGAGTTCACAAACACAATTATAATCACCGTCGCACAGATGTAAAGTATTCCCTTAGCAATAAATGATAAATCTAAAGATGCTAAAGGATCTGGTGGCTCTGGTGGTCTTCTTCTACTTGATCTGTCGTAGTCTGATGTATCGCCCAGTGGTCTCGTCGTAGACGAGTCGTTGTTTGGATATCTCGTCAATTACGTGCTCTCTAAAAACATTAGTTACAGGCTCTTCGCTCAACTCAGCTTCTCTTTCAGCCTTGTAGTCTCTTTGTGCCTGATCCAATAAACATTGTACCTTATGATTGAGTTCTTGTGTTCTATATTTTTCGTTTTTTCTAAACTGAATGAAACTATAAGTAAAATATCCGAAGATACACAAATTCATCAATAAAATAATTCCAAAAATTTCCATACTGCGCCCTCCTATGCAGCGGTATCTAATCCGGTATCACCGGTGTCTCCTCCTTCGTCAGGAAAATAACGATACCCCACTTCCACTAAATCATTCCCACCCGGGATGACCGTAAAGTAAATAGTATTATCTGTAGAAGAGTAATACCAATCGTAAT